TGGCAAGCATGGAGGGAGTGTTAGCTATTTTTTGAGCGCACTTTTGCACATGCTATCTACTGGCAAGCATGGAGGGAGTACGCGCAGAATAATATTGCTACAGTCTACGTCGTTTATACGTTACCGATAATCCGCTATTGGATTCAGGTTTGTTGTTTCATTTCAGATTGTTAAAAAGCGGTTTTGCTTTACAATTAGGAGATTTGAGGCGGTTTTAACTTGTTGAGTATTCCAATAAAACCGTGCTTTGTGTACTCTGTTATTTATGACAAAAAACAACAATTAGCCGCATTTGATCCCTGTCAATTCAGGCTGCCCACTTACATGCGCTCGGATATGGGGCACAATATCCATACTAATCTAAGTATCGACACAGTTTTATATTGTCGCAATTCCCTCATGATGCTTATGTGTTGGTTTTGCTATAGCCTAATGATGGCTATAAATACAGCCAAGCTGCATACATGCTAAATGAAACAAGGCAAACCTTGCCTATCCTATATAGGCTTGATAACATTTATTTGTTGCGATTTCATGAGGTAACAATAAACCGTTTAAAATCTCCAGTGCATTTAGTTTTAATGCTACGCGATTTTTTAAATTCATAAAAAACCGCTAACTTTCTCGCAAAATTACATGCGCAAAAATCGCACTAAACGCAGCAAATTGTAATAGAGCAAATGATAAAAAACTGGTTTTATCAGTAAGTACAGCTATCGCTGTTTTAAACAAACTGTTAAAAATTTGCTTAAAACAAAAATATTTTGTTTGCCGTGTCTCTCAAATTGTGAAAATTTTAAACTTCTCTATTTTTTTTGTCAATATTTTTGGATTAAAAAATGAAAAGCTTTGTTTGTTTCTCTGTTTTGTTAAAAGTTGAATACATTATAAAACAGTATTTTTTATTGTCAACATTTTTGGATTAAAAAATGAAAAGTTTTTTCACACTGGAAAATTTCAACACATAGTAAGAAGCGCGTGTAAATAGCACAAAATTGATAAAAAAGTCAAGAAAAAATAATAAAAAACCTAGCAAAATGGCGTTATTTTTTTTACGTCCATTTATGCCATTTTTTACACGCCCTGCCCTCGTCGTGGCGTGAATTTTTTACCCGTGTCAACACACGAAAATGTTTGACGCGAGTACAAATTTTTTGTGAGTTATTTCTGCTTTATAGTGTCCCTATAGGGAAAATTAACGTGGTCTTGATTCTAGCAATTGTTCCAGCTTTATCACGAACTTGCTGTGTAGTTTGGTGTCTGGAGATTTTTTGTATTTGTAGGTCGTGCCCACTGAGCAACCTAAATATTTCATCAAGCCTTCTTCTGTCCAACCCTGCCCTTGTCCAAAGCCCACAAATTCGTCCTTGGCTCTTTGCCATGTCCATACTTTTAAAAGCTTTTTAACGTCCTCGCCCTTGGTGATTGTTGCCTGCAATTGGCGTAGCTTCTGAATCGAATTTTCTTTGTATAAATCCGACTTGTGCCAGAGGTTGCTGCCTATTGTGCCCAAACCAAGAAAGCGTCCCACGTCGCGCTCGGTTGCCCCTGCCTCTTTGCAGTGTGGGATTACTTGAGACCATTCTTCATACGTCACATGTGGTTTTTTTTGTGGCATATCGCCCTCCCTCGCTCGATTAATTTCAGTTGTCATATTACACTATTTAAGCTGAAAAATGAAGAGGGGAAGAGTGCTGTTTTCTGAATGCTGAGTGATGAATTAATGATTCAGGGTTTGGTGTTCGATGCTGCTTGTTTTGACAATATTGAGGGATGGTGAAGGATGGGGTTTAAGAGGGGTGGATTTAATCAGCGCAAAATTGCGCCGATTAACTTATTGATAACTTGGTGTTTATTTTTGGTTTGGGATGAATCGGCGCAAAATTGCGCCGATTGAATTTTGTCATTGTCCTGCAAATGATACTACGCCGTTGCGATCAACAGTTTCCACGCCATCAACATGAACGCCCACATCTTCACCATTAAGATAGGCTAAACCCAAAAGGTAGTTATTGGCACGTCTTGCTACCTCTGGTGAACTTGGGTGTTTTTTGAGTGTGTCGCAGGTTTTGCGTAGCTGTTCGCGGGCTTGAAGTTCTAGGCGGTCTATTCCTGCTGGTTCAGTTGCTCGGTTAAAAAGTATTGCCTCCATTTCGTTAAATGCGTCAAGAAAGTCAAATTTCCACGCCATCGCTTTAGGACCAGTTAAGCCCATAATTAAAACCATGCAGCCATCACGAGTGATGTTATAGATGGGTTGCTTTCTGCCGCGTTCATCTAAGTAATCTGTGTAATGGAAACAGACTTTTTTGCGCTCTTCAGAGCATTCCATGTTTTTTATGGCACGGAGAATATCTTTGTGTTCTCTGTCGAACCGCTTAGCAACAATCAGGCTTGTTGTCATCATCTCTTGGTTCAGAATGAATACAAGTTCATTTTTTGGTTTTTCTTTTTTCATAACGCCCCCGCGTAATTAAGTGAAAGGTTAATCCTGTGCCGCAACTTTTTGTGCAATTGCGGTGTCAGATATTAAACCAAAATCAAGCGTCTGGTGTCAATATAAAATTAACGAAAAGGTTAATCGTAGCATTCCAAGCTTGTCGCATTGGAATGCCTGTTTTTTTGTTTCGCCCAATGAATGTCAGGCGTGACGGTTTCTGGCGAGTTTGGCTTGGTACAAGTTTTCCAATGGCTCGGCAAATTTGCTGTATAGCTTTTTGTCGAGGTTGTTTTTGTGTTTGTAAGCGGCGTGTAAAGAAATGCCGAGATAGTTAAACAGGGCGGCTTCGTCCCATTCACCTGTCTCAATAAATTCTTTGCGTACTCGTCGCCATGTCCAAACTTTCAACAATACACTGGTGTCGTCGTTGTTGGCGATAACTTGTTGCAATAGGCGTAGTTGCCGTATTGCCACTGGCTTTATTAACGTGGTTTGTCTTTTGATTTGCGGCTGTATGGCTTTTAGCCCTAAGTAACGTCCCACGTCATTTGCCGAAGCCCCCGCCGTCATGCAGTGCTCCACCACTGCTGACCATTCTGCAAAATCCACTCGTTCCCTTTTTGCGGGTGTTTCGAGTTTGCTGTCGCTGGTTTTTGGAATGGCTGACGGCTTATCGTTTTCTGACACTGATTCTCCTGTGGTTGTAAAGTACAAATAGTATTTTTATTATACAGTAATTTTTCTGAAGGCTGTGTGTTGGTTCGACTTGCATGATGTATGTTATTATTTTAGGTATCCAGCAAGTGGTATCAGTTGGTGCGTTTTGTTTGGTTTTATTATTCTGAGAGGTTTTTATGCGTACCTTATGGTTTTATTGATTTTATGTAGCTTCTCTTCTGTTGCGGTGGCTGAAGAGCTTTGTGATAAACTTAACCGCCTTATTGTCCGCGCTGAAAAAATGGTTGCGATGGAAGACCAGCGCGATGAAGGCAAGACCGTTCATCATGGTAATTATGAAGAATTGAAAATAGGTAACTGGCATTCTGTAATCCTGATTAACTTGCAAATCATGCATATTAATGGCTGTAAATACGAAGATATTTTCCTGCCCGACCTTTATATGGTGCCAGCTATTAAGTGTCGCACTGAAGAACTTACCAAAGAGGTGACGGGGAAAATGCCGAATCCTGAAAAGTGCGATATGGATAAGTGGGTGCGTGATGATAAAAAGTAGGTTGTAGGGTGGGTTAGGCGTGGATGGCTTTTGGGTTGTGGTGGTCTATGTCGCCGTAACCCGCCGATTGATGTTGGCGTGGTGATGGTGGGTTACGGCGGTTGAGGTCATCTTTGTTTTAAGGTCGTTCACGCCTAATCCACCCTGCGTGCTATGCAAGGATTTATGTATTAGAGAAGAAGATTTTAGAGATATTTATTTAATACATTAGGGTTGACTCAATGGGATTCCCGTCCCACCAAGGCAAGATTTCCGATTTAACCCGATAGGCTCGGGAGGATATCGGGGAACTATTGCTGAATAAAGTTCAGGACAACAGTTAGCAAAGTTGACGCTTCTAATTGTAGCCTGAATTTTATCGAAAATCTAGTTTTTAAGCTTGAAGCGGTATTGCGCTATTTTCAACCTGTCTTCTTTTGTCAGCCTGTCTCTCTCATATTCAGCCCAAGTTTTTTTGCGCTCTGCTAAATAATCACGCAACCGTGTGGCATTGACAACGGATTCATTTGAATATGGCATGTTTGTTTATGGCGAATCGTCAGTCATTGAAAGCACCTCGCTTGGCGAAGAAGTAAGTGTTTTTGATGCGCGTTTTTGTTGTCATTGCGCTGACATTCTCACTATATTCCCGTTGCTCTGTTTTGTCAAAAACAGTATGATTGTCTTGTCAAAATATAATAAGCAACTGGACTGACAACATGGAACAAGCAAGCGGAATTGATGGGTGGTTAGTGGAGAAACGGAACAAGCAGGAAGTGCCTTTTGATAGAACAAAAATTGCTGAGGCGATGTCGAAAGCATTTTTGGCGGTTGTCGGAGATTATGACTCTGATTATATGGATAAAATGACTGATGGGGTTGTGGGTAGAATCGTGGTAAATTTGTCACCTGACAGCACGATATTGTCAATTTCTGATATTCAAGATTTTATGATTGATACACTGCAAAGCAGTGGGCACAACGACGTAGCTGAAGCCTACGCAAACTACCGCAATCAACACGATAAGATGCGGGCTGAACATAATCATGATGTGGCGTTGTGGGTTACGCCGTTGGTGGAGCGGGCGTGTGATGGCTTGGATGATGTGAAGGCAGAGCCAATTTATGATGAAGTGTATAAAAATTTGGTGTTTGATGCGGTGGGTGTGGATGAAATACTGGATTCGTTAATTTTGGCAACGAAGTCGTTGATTGAAACTGAGCCAAATTATAGCTATGTGGCAGCGCGGTTGTTGTTGCACAAGTTGCAAAAAGAAGCGTTTGCCAAGCTTGATGGGTTTGATTTTGATTGGATGCTCAATAAGGATGGGATGGTTGGGTTGTATCCCGCTTACTTTAAAGAGTGTTTGCAGTTTGGTGTCGGCTTTGGGCAGTTCGATCCGCGCTTGTTAGAGTTTGACCTTGAAGAAATTGCTGACGCGATTGTGCCTGAGTGGGATTGGAAGTTTAATTATTTGGGGATGCGGACGGTTTATGACCGTTATTTGTCGCACCATGAGGGGGTGCGTTATGAGTTGCCGCAGGCGTGGTTGATGCGGGTGGCGATGGGACTGGCGGTTGAAGAGAAAGAAAAAGAGAAGTGGGCGATTGAGTTCTATAACGTATTATCAAACTTTGATTTGATGAGTAGTACGCCGACCTTGTTTAATTCAGGTACGGTGCGTCCGCAGTTGTCCAGTTGTTTTTTGACCACGATTCCTGATGACTTAGATGGTATCTATGAGGCGATTCAAGATAACGCGAATATGCAGAAGTGGGCGGGCGGTTTAGGCAATGACTGGACGCAGGTTCGGGGTATGGGGGCACATATCAAAGGCACGAATGGCAAGTCGCAAGGGGTTGTGCCGTTTATGAAGGTCGCGAATGATACGTTGATCGCTGTTAACCAAGGTGGTTTAAGACGAGGAAGCGGCTGCGCGTATTTGGAAACGTGGCATATTGATATTGAAGACTTTTTGGAGTTGCGCAAGAATACGGGCGATGAACGCCGTCGAACTCACGATATGAATACGGCGAATTGGGTTCCTGATTTGTTTATGCAGCGGGTGCAGGCAGATGGTATGTGGACGCTGTTCTCGCCTGATGAAGTGAGCGATTTGCATGATTTGTATTGCGCTGAATTTAAAACGCGGTATGAAGAATATGAGCGCATGGCAGATGCAGGTGAAATAAAGCTGTTCAAGCGAGTCAAAGCGGTGGATTTGTGGCGTAAGATGTTGACGATGCTGTTTGAAACTGGGCATCCTTGGCTGACGTGGAAAGACCCAGCGAATTACCGTAACCCACAAAAACACGCGGGCGTGGTGCATTCCAGTAACTTATGCACTGAAATAACCCTGAATACGTCGGATGAGATTGCAGTTTGTAATTTGGCTTCTGTCAATTTGTCCAATCACTTGCAGGTCAATGGTGCGTTGGATTTGGAGAAATTGGCGCATACGGTGAGTGTCGGGATGCGGATGTTGGATAATGTAATTGATATTAATCATTACCCTGTGGAACAAGCGCGGCGTTCTAATTTGAAACATCGTCCAGTTGGTTTGGGGGTTATGGGCGTTCAGGATGTGCTGCATACGCGGCGAATTGCGTATGACAGTGAGGAAGCGGTTGCGTTGTCGGGTATGATTCAGCAACAAATTTCTTATTTTGCGATTAAGGCATCTTGTCATTTGGCTAAGGAACGTGGAACGTATGAGAGTTATGAAGGTTCTTTGTGGTCACAGGGCGTTTTACCTGTAGATAGCTACCGTGATTTTATGCAAAATGTGCGCGGGGTGAATGTTGATGTAGCGAAGAATTGTCAGTGGGATAAATTGCGCAATGAGATTGCGTGTTACGGGATGCGTAATTCAAACACGATGGCGATTGCACCGACTGCAACGATTAGTTTGATTTGCGGGGTATCGCAGTCTATTGAGCCGACTTATCAAAACTTACACGTCAAGGGTAATTTGAGTGGTGAGTTTACGGTGTTGAATCGGCATTTGGTGGAGGCGTTGAAGTGTCGAGGCTTGTGGGACAAGCAAATGGTGAATGATTTAAAGCTGCACGATGGTTCGGTGCAGGATATTGACCGTGTTCCAGACAAGATTAAGGCGGTGTTTAAAACCGCGTTTGAGATTGCCCCCGCGTGGTTGGTGAAGTGTGCAGCGCAACGGCAGATTTGGCTTGACCAATCACAGTCGTTGAATTTGTATGTGAAAGAGCCATCTGGTAAGGCGTTGAATGAGTTGTATATGCTGGCGTGGGAATGCGGTTTGAAAACGACGTATTATTTGCGCACCTTGGGAGCAACGCGGGTGGCGAAGACGACGATGATGGCGGCGGTGTTGGAAGAGGAGGTTTGCTCTTTGGAAGAGGGGTGTGAGAGTTGTCAGTAGGGGTGTGGTAAAAGTGTAGAATGGGCTGACGGCAGGAAGCCCATTTTTTTTGTGTATTATTCTTTTATAGGAAAGAAGAAATGAGAGTTCCTCAAGTTTTTAGTGCTACCGCAATAAAGAATTGGCATATTGAAGAAGAATACGAGCCTGGCAAATGGAGATTTTCAAGACCATGTGGGTTTTTTACATGGTGGAAATATTCGCATTGGCGAATGCGTGTATTGATTGCTTGGAAAGTATTTATAGGGCGATATGATGCGGTAAATTGGCAAGGCACTGGTGAGAAGCTTAGAACTGAGACTAACCACAGGGATGTGACAGAAAAAGAGTTTGGTTCGGTTAAGCATACATAATGAGGTGCGAAGCCCATATGATTGTTAATCTCGTTCCCACGGCATCCGTGGAAATGTAGCTTGTACGCTCTGCAAACTCTTATGACGCAGAACGTGGGAACGAATGGGTAATATTAAAGCCAGCAACCTTCTAACAAGCTTTTTTGCTGGTTGTCTTGGCTTGGTTGTTGGCGTGGCATGTCGTCAATGTTGAGCAGGTCTAGCAGGATGTCTAATGGGTTTTCTCCTGCTTTTAGGCGGTCGTATTCTTCTCCAGCCCAGCTTAATTCTTCTACCCACGTATATTCATTTTCTTCACTAGGCATTCCACCTGTTTGCCATTTCTGGTGTGTTTCAATCAGTTCTTTTGTTTGGCGGATGCGATGGCGTAGTTCGTGCGCCTCTTTGTCTCGTAAGCGCACGACTTCTGATAATAAGTTAATGGCTCTGCTGCTGTCATGCCATTTTTCTTTTAATTCTCGCATTTTGTCTGCGATGAATTTTTCAGTTTCGTTTGCGTCAAATACTTGTGCCTCAGCAAATAAGCTGTGCGCAATGACGACGATAAACCAGCAGCCATAGCTTGCGCCTTCTTTCTCTTCGTCACGAAATATCCGATTGTCTTTTTCATCAAAGAATTGGCGTTGAATAAAGCATTTTACTCCGCTATTGCTGCCTTCAACAAAATCACCTACTTGCCAAGTATCCATTTGACAGTAAAAACGTTTGGTTTGCAGGTGGTATTGTTTTTTGTTGTGGTTGATTAAAAATGTGTCGAACATGCCCATGTTGGTTTTCCTTTTTATTCTGTTTAATTTTTAAGCGACTCAACCATTTTCATTTCTTTCAGGATGTTTAGGTATTTATCAAGCGTTACAAATAAGGCTTGATGGTGAGTTTCGCCAGCCTCAAGCCGACAGTGATACATGCAAAAAAGTGTTTTGGTAAAATAGGGGGCTAATGTTTCCAGAAATTGGAAAGTTGATTTTATTTAAGTCAAATTTGTCTTTGAACTTTTCATCTACGAGTTGTACTGGCATTGTAATACTCCTGTTTATTGGGTTGTCATGGTGGGTTGCGGTGCGGTTTGGGCTTTGCTTTCTTGGTAAGCCGTTGCGCACCTAACCAACCCTGCGTTCGTTAATTGGTTTACACCGCTACGGGTGCTTTGATGTGTGGGTGTGGGTCGTATCCGACGAATTCAAAGTCGTCGGGGTGGTAGCTGAAGATGTCCGCTGGTTGGCGTTTTATGTGTAGTTGTGGGAACGGTCGTGGTGCGCGCTGTAGCTGTAGTTTGGCTTGCTTAAGGTGGTTTTGGTATAGGTGGGTATCGCCAAGGCTGACGACTAATTCCCTGACTTGAAAATCGCATTGTTGGGCAATCATGTGGGTAAGCAGGGCGTATGAGGCAATGTTGAAGGGTAAACCAATAAATACGTCGCTGGAGCGCATGTAGAACAGTAGTGAGAGTTTGCCGTCGATGACGTAGCATTGCCATAGGATGTGGCATGGGGGCAGGGCGGCTTCGTCTAGCTCTTCTGGATTCCAAGCGGTGACGACGTGGCGGCGGGAGTGTGGGTTGTTTTTGAGTCCGCAAATCAAGTCTTCTATTTGGTCAATTGGAGCGATGCTACCGAAGTGTCGCCATTGATACCCGTATATTTTTCCTAAGCCACCATCTTCTTTAGCCCATGCATCCCAGATATGTACACCGTGGTCATTTAGGTATTTGATGTTGGTGTCCCCACTCAGAAACCAAAGTAGTTCGACGATGATGGCTTTAGTGTTGAGTTTTTTGGTTGTCAGTAGTGGGAAGCCTTGTTGTAGGTCGAAGCGTAGCATTCTGCCAAATGTTGATAGTGTGCCTGTGTTTGTGCGGTCGGCTTTTGATAAGCCGTTGTTAAGCAGGTCTTGTAGGATGTCTAGGTATTGTTGTTCGCCTTCGTTTTTTTTGTTCATGTGGCGTTTTAGGTCTTCTGCGGCTGGTAAGCATGAGAGATCTTGCTGGGTTTTGATTTTGTGTCCCATAGGGTTTGCCTTGTAGTTAAAATAAATATTTCGCAACGGAGACCGCCCCTAGGGGCGGTCTCCGTAATCTTGTTAATCCCATAGCCCGTTTTTTTTCCTGTGCGTTCCCTTTTTAACGAGGTATTATTTTTTGTCCATTCCATAATCATAGATTTTCTGCCATTGTTCTAATGACATGTTATCCAGCCCTGCTGGCACATTATCTCTTCGCCATTCAGTGCGTAGCATCATCGCCTTTTGGCAGTAATCATCCACTAACCCCCTAACTGCAATGCGGTCAATTCCCAAAAAAATGGCAACTGCCGCCTCGCTCATTTCGCCATACGCATGAGAGACTAGAAGGGCGGTTTTTTTTTCGTGTTCGGTTAGTTTCATTTTATCTCCATTTACGGAGACCGCCCCTAGGGTCGGTCTCCGTAATCTTGTTAAACTATGTTCGGAACTCTGGATGAGTGGCGGCATTAATCCCAATCCAAAGAAGTATTGCCTGCTGGCGGTTTAGGTCTGGGAACTGCTCAATAACTTCATCAACTGGAGCGAGTGCTGATTCGTGTTTGGCGTGAACATCCACCATCGCGTATGCTGCCTGTACGATTGGACTGCTTGATGATTGAGGCATGACTTCTATTGATTCGTCCCATTTCTTACCTAATTGAGCAAGGCGGTAAATTTCCTGCCAAAGGGATTTTCTTTGCTTAAATGGCGTTGCGGCAGCGACTTCAATTAAGTTTGGCTCTCCGCCATTTTGCAGCCCTTCCAGAAAATCATGCGCAGCCTGAATGCCTGCTTGGTCTTCTTTTGTCTTGTTCATGCATTTGTTTTCCTTTGCGAAGACCACCACTAGGTCGGTTTTCGTATGATGCTGTGTCATCGATGTGGGTGCTGAACTAAAGAGGCTGTAAGTTCTCCGCACTCTCCCATCGCCATGATTATTTGAGCATTACGCCCCTATTTTTCGATTGCCTGTTGATAGATGGCATCTCTTTGTTGTTGCTTCATGTGCGTTCCTTGGGCAAATGTTTAAGCTGCCTAGGTCTTTTCTTATCATTCAAATAATCCTTTTTGTCTTTATTATCTCACTAATTGACAATATTCCGCAATGGTTGCGCTGACAAAATTGGCTTGATTTTTTGTGGTGAGGATTTATTATTGGTTGTGCATATAGTCTCTTTTGCCCGCTTCCCTCCTTGGCGGGCGTTTTAATTTCTGTCCGTCACGCAGAGGCGTGAACTCCTTTATTTCCTTAAATAATCCCTTTAATGTTTTTTGTCAGAACTTCGCTATACTGTCAGCATGGATATTGTCAACGAGTTTGATGCAGACTGTGAGTTGTGGAAAAAACAATCGTGGGAAAAGCACGAGTGGTATACGCGCTTTGCTGATTTTTACCTAGCTCAACCTGCTGGGGCAAGAACCATATCCGATGCTTATTTGCAGTGGTATGCTCACAAAAAAGAAAGAGACCCAAATAAAAGGAATAACAAACAGGTTGAGAAAAAAAATATTCCGCGCAGTTGGTTTCAGTTTTCCAAAAAAGACAGATGGTTGGAGAGGGCGGCAGCGTATGATGAAAACAACCGTAAGCAGCGATTGGCGTTGCAGGAAGCGTCATTTTTAAGTCAGTATCAAGAGCAGCAAGAAAGTTTAAAGAAGTCAAGGGAAGTATCTGATATTATTCATAATAAACTGATTGAAAAGCGGGGCGAATGGGATAATGTTGGTGTTGCGACAATGGCACGGGTTTTTGTGGAATTGATGAAAATGCAAGCTGCTGCCAATTCCAGTACGTTAGCTGATGTTTTGGAGTTGCTTGATCAAGACCGACATAAGAAGCCTGTTCAAGTTGAGATTAAGAACGAGGGTGATGGCAAGGTGTCTGACCGCGTTAAAGAAGTGGTGGCACAACATGCCTCGCCTGAGTTGCAGCAAAAGATTGTGGAAGTGGAGCGGGAAATTCAGGCGTTGATGGCAACGGTGGAAAGTGAGTGAGGCAGTGAGTGAGTGCGATTTTATCTTATCTTTCCAAAGGGGAATCTTTAAAGCAAGCCGCTGAGGATGGCCTGATGGAATTTGTCAGGCAAGGGTGGCATGTGCTTGAGCCGTCTAATCCGCTGATTGAGAATTGGCACATGGGGGTGATTTGCGCTCATTTGGAGGCGGTTCATCACGGTGAGATTACTCGTATAATTTTTAATATCCCGCCGCGTCATTCCAAGTCTATTATTGTCAATGTTTTTTTTCCTGCTTGGGTTTGGATACACAAGCCCGCTGAACGTTTTTTTACTGCCTCTTATGCTAAGAGTCTTGCCTTGCGTGATGCAACCAATGCACGGGACTTAATGCAGTCAAAATGGTATCAAGACAGATGGGGCGACCGATTTAGTTTTGATATTAACCGTAGTGCTAAAAGTCATTACTACAATGACCATAAAGGCTACCGCTATTCTACATCAGTAGGGTCGGCAGCAACGGGGTTTGGTGGGTTAAGGGTTGTTGATGACTTTTTGCCAGCAGATGCGGCTTATTCGGGTAAAAAGCTAGAGGCGGCAATACGCTGGCTTGAAGATACGCTGTCATCTCGCTATGAAGGACAGCAGCGTGCTGAGATTTATGTTATGCAGCGCATCAGCGCAAAAGACCCAATTGGGCATCTTATTGCTAGTAAAGATTATGCATCTGAGGAAGCTAAGTATATTCATGTGTGTATACCAACTGAGTACGAGGGGCGCAAGGATTTTTCTACCCCGCCTGATTTGTTTGACCCCGCCCGTCCGAACAATACCCGCGCTACGCCGTTGTCGTGGCGTGACCCGCGCACTAAGGAAGGCGAATTGCTGTTTCCTGGGATGTTCCCGCCTGAATTGATTGCGTCGGAAAAGACCAATTCCAATCGGTTTGCGACGCAACACCAACAACGCCCCGGTGCCAAAGAAGGTGTGATGTTTAAGTTGCGCTGGTTGCGGGGTTTTGATTTGCGTCACCCGCCCGTGTTTAAGCGCGTGATATTGTCGTGGGATACTGCGTCTAAGCAAAATTCGTCGAGCGATTACAGTGTGGGAACGACGTGGGGCGAGACTAAGAATAATGATTATTATTTGTTGGATGTGTTCAGGGATAAAGTTGAGTTGCCTGAGTTGATTGACCACATGATTTTGCAGTGGGAGAAGGCGAAGCAGTGGTCACAACGCGGCAATCCGAATGCGATGCTGATTGAGGATAAGTCATCGGGCACACAAGCGGCGCAAACCATACGCAAACTTTCAATGGAAGAAAAGCGGGCAAAGGTGTTGCGCTTGCGGGATGAATACGGGGTGAAGTTAGACCGCTTCCCGAATTTGATTGTGATTGATATTAAGGTGTCGCCCAGTATGAGCAAGGAAATGCGGGCGGATGGGGTTACGCCGTTGTTTGAGAGTGGGCGGGTGTTTGTGCCGAATGAAGCCCCGTGGCGAGCGACTTATGTGCAGGAGTTGACGCAGTTCCCCAACGCCCAATACGATGACAGTGTGGATTCCTCCTCTCAGGTGTTGGACTGGTTCGCGGGTAAGGCGAGTAAAGGGGGTAAGAAGGATTGGGAGAAATTAGGTGGTTAGGGGGTGATGCCGCCTGTTCTAGTCACTTTGTCGTTTAGTTGTTCAACTGCTAATAATATTTCTCTGGCTTTACTCAGTGCTTTTTGCAGATGTTCTGGCATTACTTTATCATCTATTTGGATGTTTAGCACATGGCAAAGCTCGCGGGTTAGTTGCTGGTATGGGCTTGGTATTGCGGTTTGCACGTCTACCAGTTTACACCAGTGCGTTGCGTATTTGGTTCTTTTGAAGAACTGAGCGTCAACGATGCGATAACGCATTTCATCCCCTTTTGGATAGCATGGACTAAATATGAGAATTCTATCGTCTTTGTTTGGTTGTTCCTGTTCGCGGTCTATCCAGTCGGATAGTGGCGGTGGTGTTGTCATGTTTTGCTCCTTTTTTCACTCTCGTTCCCATGCCCTGCGTGGGAGCGGGATGGCTTATAGGTTTGTACTGATTATGCGTTGGTATAGCTTGCCTTCATCTTTGCCAAAAGCGTCTTCAAATTTGGTTAGTTGTTGCGTTAAATTTTCATTTTGCGCCATTAGTTCCCTTGCGGCTTTTTCTAGCGCATCCTCTTAGGTGTCAATATGACCAAGCATGTAAGCTTTTATGGCTTTTGCTTTATTTAGTCTTAAACTTATCACAGACTTAAAATTGGTTTGTGGGGCGGGGTTGATGTATACAGTCCCCTTGTATTCCCATTGGTAAGAATGGGGTAAAATTGGCGCATTTTTTACACAGCTTATCCTAGTCTATAGGGTGAAGTCTTAAGTTGTGTTTTGTCGGCATTTTTGCTTTAACCATATCATTCAACAGCTTAGTGGGTGGGATGGGCTGGCCAGCGGGAAGCCATCTTTCAGATTGATATACCTGATAAAATTTCTTTAGCATAAAAAAGAGCTTTGCTATAAGCTTCGTCCAACGTGTAGTCCATATCTTTCCCGCCTATTATATAATCACGCACTTTCTCACAGTGTAAAGAAAAATAAAAGCTTTTACCTACAGCGAAAGCTGATGATGGGTTGTTTTCATTATTTGTGTAGTATAAACAAACTTTGAATTCATCTCCACATATAACGCCTCTGGCGATTTTTATTCCATTTTGTCCGCTTCTTGTGTTGCGAGATGTTATTTCTTCTACTTCTTCTAGTGTGAGTAGTATTTCAAGTTTTTGACTCATGGTTTGCTCCTTTATTGTCTGAATCAGGATTTGCAAAATTTTGGGATGCGAATGTAGTTATGCTGATAACAAACCCTCGAAACTGCATTCATTATCACGCGGGGATAATCTATCAGGATTTACCCGACGAGTGAATGTTTCATCGGAGTGCGGTTTAGCAAGTCGTATCTCTACCGTTTTCCAGTTCACTTTTACAACAACGGCAGGATATTGACGCACAAATCCATATCCGCCGCGTTGTTCGTGTGTGTAATAAACTTTATCTCCAGTAATCATGTAATCTTGTTAATCCTGATTATGATGATTTTCATATTGCAGTCCGCAACGCGTACAAGACTGCATTCCCACGCGGTGCATGGGAACGAGAGGGAGTTAAATTGTACCTGAGCATTCAGGTTTCGCTACGCCACTCTCCAAAGCTTCTTGTTCTGAAAGCTTTTGGCGTTGCATTACGCCGTCTAAAAATCTTTTCATCACTTCACCCCCGTACTACCAAATCCACCTACCCCACGTTCCGTCTCTCCGCTAAACTTCTCAACGACTTTAAATATTGGGCGGATAATCGGCTGGAATACGATTTGGGCGATGCGTTCACCGGGTTTAATGGTAAAGTCTTTCATGCCTAAATTGATGACAGCAAGCATAATCTCGCCTTGGTAGGACGAGTCAATAACGCCCACGCAGTTGGCTAGGGTGATACCAAGCTTTCCTGCTAAACCTGAACGCGGGTATATGAAGCCGCCTATGTTGGGGTCGTCAATCCAGATGGCGATGTTGGTGCGTATTAGTTTTGCTGGGCGATTAGGCAGGATGGTTACGCTGTCTTTTAAGTATGCCCGTAAGTCCATTCCCGCTGCGCCGCTTTCGGCGCATGTGGGTGGAGCAGTAGGGATTTCTGGGTTGATGACTTTGAGTTCAAAAACAAGCGAGCATATGTCCCCGACAAAAAGTGGAGATTTAATATCTTCATAATCTTGAATACTTAATGTCATGTGACCAACGCCGTTATCATCTTTGATGGTTTTTTCAAATTGATGTTTTTGCATGTTTATTTATCCTTCCCCATTTTTCTTAACGCAACGAATTCGTGGTATTGTTCAAGTAGTTCTCGCTGAGATTCTAGCGGGTTTATACAAAACCCAAGCTCTTCTAGCGACAGGTGAATATCTCCACATTTTTCACATAGAAATTTGTCGGCAAGCACTATCTCACCGTTTTCACCGTGAATGCGAACTTCTACCTCGCCTTCTGGCACTTTGCGCATTTGGACACGCAAGCAGTAGTCGCCTTCTTTAATTTTGACTCCACAACTGACGCATTTTTTGCTTCTTTTCTTGTTGAAAACTTGATGTGCTTCATCTGCGCCGATTGTGTAGTGTTGTCCGGGGTCGTAGTCGTCGTCGTTGCATTTGCAGGATAGTCCCATTGGCTTTTCTCCTAGTTAATAGGATTTTCAAGATGATTAATCCTGTTAAATCCTGATTCTGACAGTTTGATGGGCTTCCCGTTGTTCAGCCCATCCTACTTTGCTAGTGTTTATGCTTGTTGTTGTAGTCTGTAATAGCAGTGCCAATATCAAGCTTTTCTTCATCTGTAAGGCGGTTGTAGCGATTACCTGTGTTGCCTTGCATTCCTATAGGCATATTATCGACAAGGTAGGCAACTGGGAAAATGCGATGAACTTCATATTGCCCAATTAATAATTGGTCGCCAAATGTGTCTTTATAAACAGCATACTCGCCGCTAGATGAAATGCCTAAAACAGCTTCATCTTTTTCGGCGTGGCTTTTTTAAATTTAGAGTCTCTTGTTGCTTTTTGCACCGTATCGAGTGATAGCATTTGTTAGTTTTCCTTTAAGCAGTTGCGCTTAAAATCCACCACCATTATCCCCTCCCTCCCCTCATTTTGTCAATTCATTTATCCCAAAAAACGCCTGTACTGACGACTTGCTGACTTGCCAGCGTTTGCCTTGGCGGTGGCTGACAAGATTATTTTTGTGGCAGTGGTATCGAACCCGCTCCCGTGCGGCTTTTTCGCTGATGGAAATTTTGTGCTGACAGAGTGTGTGCGCCGCTTCCTTTATCGGCACAAAGTCGTCGTTATCGTTAGCCATGCAAATCCTTTTACATTTTATTCCAGAAAATCCAGAAAATCCAGAGTATTAGACGAAGTTTAGTTAATTAACTGCTATACATCCATGACAACAATAACTTTTTGACAAAATCTTATGCGCGACTTTGTTGAAATGGCGATGTCAAAGTCGCCGTATTGGGCGATGGAGCAACAAAACTTCGCCACCGTATTGACAGTATTACAGCGACAGAATGGCAGCGATGAATACGTTGACATGATGAAGACGCTGCAAGACCGCTATGCGCAAATGCAAGCCCAGTACAGCGGTGTCATGCTGGAAGGGGCAAGCAACACTTACATGCTTGGCAATATTGCCGTTATACCGGTGATTGGCTCACTCATGCCCCGCGCTGATATGTTCACTGAAATCAGTGGCGCAACCTCCGTTAAAAAATTACAAGCAGATTTTGAACTTGCACTCGACAGCCCCGATGTCGCGGGCATTTTGTTTGACCACGACTCCCCCGGTGGTGCAGTCACCGGGATTGCCAATTTCGCTTCCAAGATATACACCAACCGCAACAAGAAGCCGATGATGGCTTATGCCAGCGGCGATATGTGCAGCGCAAGCTATTGGCTCGGTGCAGCCGTGGGCAACAGCAAACAGAAATGTATCTACGCCTCAGCCACCAGTCGGATTGGCAGCATTGGCGTGGTATCCACCTACACCGACATGACCCGTGCTGAAGAAAACGCGGGTGTCAAACGTTATGAAATTGTGTCAACAGGCAGTGAGCGCAAACGCCTCAGCCCTGACACTTCAGAAGGAATGGAAGCCATCACCGACCAGTTGAACGCGGTGTATGGCGAATTTGTCAATGCGGTGTCGCGCTATCGCGGCGTATCGCAACAGACAGTGAAAGACGATTTTGGACGCGGTGGCGTGTTTGTAGGGAAACAAGCCGTTGCCGCTGGACTTGTAGACGGCGTTGCCACTTTTGATGAGGTGGTCAACATTTTTTCTAGTAACTTCATTGGATAAAAGGACTTATGGCCAAGGAAGATTTGAAGACTGACAGCGGTGATTTAACACCGTTTCAGCAGGCAAAACAGGATTTAGGTTTGCCCGCTGATGCGTCGGACGAAGCGGTGGCAACAGCCGTCAAAAGTCAGGCGCAGAAAATGGACACCTTAGAAGCCCGTTTTGACGTGTTGGAAAGCAAGTTGGGTGCTTTGGTAGAAGCGTTACAAGCGCAAGCCAAACCTGCACCGACTGTTAAAAGCGATGAAGGCAGCGGCGACTCTGTGGCGGCTAAAGCTGACTCAAAAGTTGAGAAAGCGGCAACAGAGTTGGAGTTGCAATTGCGCACTCGTGAAAGTGCGATGGTGGCAGATTTGCAAAAGGAAAACGCGCAACTTAAAGCAGCAGAGTCTAAGCGGATTATTAATGAGGCGATTGCCAAGGGTAAAGCTGCTTACAAAATCACACCTGACATGGAAGCCCAATGGACAAAATTGGCACATAGCGACTTTGAGCGTTTCCAAGAAATGTTAGCGGCTCAACCTGCTGACCCACGCTTAGCAGCGGCGGGTAATCAGTTAGGGCGCATGGCGGCGCAATATGACCCCAATAGCGGCTTGACTTATGAGCAGCAACACTTGGCAGCGATGGCGGGTATTGAGGAACAAGCTTACATGAAAGGTTTGCAACGCGCTCAAGCTGAACGTGGTCAACGTCAGTTGTCTGTCAACCCTAACGCGCTGTTTTAAGGAGTAAAGCATGGCATTAGTAAAAGGTTTTACGCCTAAATTTTACGGCGAAGTTCGCCGCTTTAACTACCGCTTCCCCGTCGCGGCTGACCAAGTAATTTACGAGGGCGCAACGGCTGTAATTGATTCCGCAACCGGTTATGCGGTTGTCCCCAGCGTTGCTACTGGCTTAGTGACAAAAGGTTGGGCGGCGCAAGGTCAGAATGTTGATAGCACAGGCTTTGCAGATGGTGAAAAAACTATCCTGATTGAATATGGCGTGGTGTTGCGTAAAAACGACGCAACTGACCCCGTGACTAACGGTGACAAAATCTGTTACATCTTTGATGATGAAACCGTTTCCAGTAATGCTACCGGCACGTCCATCGCGGGCGGCGTGTTGTTTGTAGACGAAAATAACATGGTGGCAGTCAACATGATGCCACAAGGGGTATAAGCATGGCTGGCGGAAATATTTTTGCACCATCTAGCGTTACGAGCACGGGCGTCGTTGATACCAACACGCTTGGCTTGTTATACGCCTCGTTTACTACAGGCGCATCTTCAGCAGCCCACAATGACAAATGGATGAAGGTTGCTACGCAAACATCCAGTACTACGCAAGCGAATTACTATGAGTTTTTCAAGTCAGCCCCAAGCTTGCGCAAGCGTGTTGGTGAGAAGCTGGTTGATAAAATGCGTCGTGAGCGTTATGCGTTGTTCAATGAACCGTATGATGCGGATTTGGCAATTTCACGTGATGACTTGGAAGACCAGCAAGCTGATTTCATTTCTCGTCAAATGCAGTCAATGGGTCGTGAAGCGGGCGCACATCGCTCTCACGTGGTGTTTGAGGCGTTGGGTGAGGGTCACACAGAAGATGGCATTTGCTATGATGGCTTGCCGTTCTTCTCCAAAGTCCATCCTGTTGGTGGCACAACGGTTTCCAACTATGATGACGGCGGTGCAGGTCAATTGTGGTACTTGATGAATGATGAAGATTCATACAAGCCATTGATTTTGCAAATTCGCAAAGACTACATGTTTGAAATGGACGAGAGTAACTACGACACGGTGTACTTCCGTACTCGTGCGCGTTTGGCAGTGGGCTACTCGTTGTGGACTAATGCTTATGCGTCCAATCAAACCTTGAACGGCACTAACTTTGACGCAGCCCGTCAAGCGATGATGGCATTCAAAGATGAAGGCGGTAAAGAAATGGGCATTGAGCCTACTGTTGCCGTCGTCGGTCGTAGCAACTACGCAGCGGCTAAAACGTTGTTTGAAAACGCGAAAGATGACGCGGGTGCAGATAACACCTTCTATGGTGCAGTGCGCGAAGTGGTCTATTGCCCTTGGTTGCCATAACGGTAGTTCAGCATGAGCGAAACCACCGACGATATGTTGAGTGAGGATGCGGTAGTCACAGAAACCGAGACTGCCGCCAAGAAACCGCGTGGGCGCAAGCCTAAAGCGTCATCTGCGTCAACTGAAACGCAAGCACCGCCCGAAGTTAAAGAAGAACCTGTTGCCCCTCCACCAAAGCCTGTGCCTGTTAAACCGCGCACGGAAAAGGTGATGGTGACAACGACGCTGCGTGGTTCTCGCCGCGTCATTGGAATTGATTTTGATAAAACGCCTAAGCCGATTGATTTGGCGGCGTTGTCAAAAGATGATCGTGATGCGTTGGTGAATGATTTGGGGTTGGTTGTTGCTCCTAGTGAATAGTGGCTAGAAAATAGTTTATAGGATGGGCTGACGTGAGGAAGCCCATCTTTCTTGTTACCCCGCCACCAATTCTTCTAACTTTTCCTCTGCGCGAGCTATTGCGGTAGCGTATACCTCATCTAAATCATTATTATCACTTCCATCCCGTGCCGCGTCATGGCTGTACTTTGAGTTAATAACATAACCAAAGGGCTTATGTTCAAATCTGTTGACACGACATAAAAACACCTCAATCTTGTCTTTCTCTAAAGAGGCTTTAGCGACTAGTGTATCGCCATAGAGCAACCCGTGGTGTAGTTCGGGCCTTTTATCATCCTCAATCTTAAGCGGTATCTGTGCAAGAGCCTGTTCTGGCGTGAGTAGTATTTCAAGCTTTGGCTTCATGGTTTCATGGTTTCTTCTTTGTTTATCTGAATGAGAATTATCAGAATGAATGAATTTTCAGAATGGGATTATTCTGTTAATTATCTAATTCTGTAAATTCTGATTCTGACAGCTTGATGGGCTTCCCGATGGTCATCCCATCCTATGCTTGCTAGTTATGTGGACTTTAGAACCCTTTAAAGTCATTCATGTTTTCGTATTGATCGCGTGTCAACATGACGGTCGATACTTTGTATTCGTACCCGTCCTCTTCGATTGCACGCTTAGCTTCTGCTGTTTCCATGACGCAGCGTGACCCATCGCGTTCCAGCACCGTGAACTCTTCTAATTTATATTCATCGCATTCGGGCGCATGTTCGCTAGGAGGGTACACGCCGCCACATGTTTCTTCCCATGTTCGGCACCAATTATTTTCTTTGCATTCGCACATGCTTAACTCCTAGTTTTAGCTTGTAGGATGGGCTTACGTGAGGAAGCCCATCTTTCTTGTTGTCAAATGCTTTTAATAAATTTTTGACCAGAAGCAATCGCTTGGCTATAAGCCTCGTCCAATGTGTAGCCCATGTCTTTCCCTATTATATTTTGATGCTGAAGCTCAAAGCCAATAGAAAAATAAAAACTTTTACCTACAGTAAAAGGTGATAAAGGGTTTTTTATATTGCTCATTTGGTATAAATTAATTTGTAATTCATCTCTACCAACATCGGTTCTGGCGATTTTTATCGAATTGTCCCAAGTTTGGGTTTTATAAAACATTATTTCTTTAGCCTGCTCTGGCTTGAGTAGTATCTCTAGTTGTATCATTATGTGTTTCTCATTTATTTGTCTGAATCAGGATTAGCAATATTTTATGATTATCAGGATGATTTATCTTGTTAATTCTTTTACCCTGTAAATCCTGATTCGGACATTACTGTTTTGCATTATGGGCTTAATACTATCGGGTTAGTGGGTAAATTTCCACCTCTTCTGAGGGAGGGAATTGTTTCAAATTAACAGCCCCGTATGCTTGTTGCTCAGTACCAGCAACAATAGAAAGAGTTGCAGTATCGAATATATGCCACCATACAATCCCACCTTCATCCAAAATATTAGATGTAGCTAAAGCATCAATGTTATCGCCCGAACCTAAATAATCATGCGCTCCGCCTTGGGCATAACAAGTGTCATTAGACCCAAACAATAAGTATCTCATAAGTAGCCAATTAGCAAATAAACCCGTCACCATTATCCCCTCCCACCTCCCATTTTGTCAATCAAAACACCCCCCCCTACATTGACAAAACCCCCATATCTGCTTAAATCATAAACAGATAAAAACACAGCCCAAACACTATGCCCTTCATCTCCACCCCCCTACACCCCTCGGCAACCTCGCTGGTTTCAGTCGCCGACTTTACCGCGTACATTTCCATTGCGTTGACGGGACACGACCCCGTGGTGTTATCATTGGATGATAACAACGACTACGCCATTACCGTGCGCGGCTTGGCACGGGTGGTGGCATCTAATCGGGCGGTGATGCACGGCGGCGTGGACGGCGTGTGGTTTTATCGGGACGTGGATAACGTGTGGGTCGAAGCAGTGGACGAGGCGGCGGCGTTGGTAGCGGGGCGAGAGGCGGTGATTCAGTTGATATTGAATGCCGCGACTGCCAGCATCAACGTACTGCCGCAACTCTGTGGTGCGCCCATCCTTGACCGCACGGCGGCGATTGACGCTGATTTTGTCATTACTGCCGCGTCCACCATTACCGCCCCCGTCGCGGATAATGCGTTTGATTTTCTCAGTGTCGGTGACGTGTTCTCGTTTGTGACAGAAAACAACACCGACCTGCACGAAGTCGCCGCGATTGATACCGACAGCGACCCGCATGTGTTGACCATTACCGCCGATACCACGCTGGTCGTCGAGCCGATATTGGACAGCACCGTTTTAGGCTTTACCTACACGCCTGAGTTGGCTATCCCGCGCAACTGGAAAGACAGCCGTTTCAAGAATCCCCCACCTGACGATGTTATCCCAGCGGGAATTAAACTGGCAGTGTGTCGCTTGGCTACCTCGTATATCACCAAGGGTGATTTGGCAGCGGCGGCGGATGCGCGGTATGGCTTGAAAGAAGTAGAAATTTTTGAAGCGGTGACAGTGGAGTTTGCTGAAAGCCCCGAAGCGTATGCAGCAATGGAGCGGCGTGAACTGCCTTCTGACGTGTTAGAGGCGTTGTCAAACTACCTATGCGAACAGATACGTGGGTATGGGCGCAAGAAGCGGTGTGTGCCGCCGATGCGGGTGACGAATTATGATATTGAGCGTAAGTTGTAGTGAGGCGCAAGTATGCCGCTTGAAAATGTCCTGCTCAAAACCCTGACTGCCACCGCGTTTGACATCGCCGTGCCGTATCTGCGCGAAGACCAAACCATTGCCACCTTGCGCTACCAGCAGCCACAAGCTTATTCACATTACCCTATTCACCCCGACGCACCCACGCAAACCGCCACGCCTGAGTTGTTGACGTTTAATTTGAAAGGCCCGTTGACGGCAATTAAATACCAAATGAACAAAAACGGCGTGACGGTAGAAGTCCTCGCCCACCGCTTCCAAACCCAACTCCAAGATATGCCCGATGAACTGCAAACCCTTGTCACTCAAGCAGGCGGATTCCGTGCGATGATGCAGCAATCCAGTCCGTTTGATTTTATCTTGCCATCGGGCGAGGTGTTGAAGATTGCGCAGGTGACGGATCAGGTTACGGTGGTGTTGTTTGTGTTGGTTGGGAAGGGGTAGCTGCTCGTTACCAAGCTCCTGCTTGGTAGTGTATGCGCCCGAAGCTCTGCTTCGCGTACATCAAGCAGAGCTTGAAATGCAGGCATTACCAAGCGGAGCTTGGTAACGAGGTAATTCTATCAATTTTAAAATTCTGCAAATTCTGATTCAGACGTTTAACCTTCACTCATCATACCACCCAAGTTTTGTCAAAACAATATTGACATCTGCTAAGCTTACCCACAAGCAAGCAGGCGAAATTCCGCCTCCTGCGGCGTGGCAGTTCTGTGCTGCCCTATACCTGCCACTTACCTTTAAGGCGATACCCATTTCTGTTACTATCCTGTCATATTGTCCCAGTGGAACAAAGTAATGATTAAAAACTCCATAAGTGTTGATGAACTAACTATGCGTCTACTTCTTCTTAGGGAGGAAGCTAAGGTGAAACCGGATGAGTTTGATGCCGCCAGAGTCGCAGAAGAAGTTATCAACATAATTCCTTATGTGCAGGAATGGCAGCCGTTAAATCTGTCAAAACATGATGGATGGCATAGCATTCATTAGCAATTTTGTCAAAACTTGCTATATTTCCATAAGTTTGTTTAAAAACGGGATATAGTGGCATGAATACGGTGATAATTGGGGCTGCGAATAAAGACGGCACGGTGAATCTCGTGTCAAATGCGGCTGTGGATATTAATTACTGGCATTTGGCGGGTAATATCGTAATGGACACGGCAGGTTTTTATTTTGAAAGCACGAGTGAAGGGTCTGACGGCGGTAAAGACATCACTGCGCTTGAAATTAAAAACTACTTAACCTCCATTACCAATAAATACTTGTTGACAAAAGTAGGTAAAGAATTGCGAATATCCATCATGCCTAATGATGACGCTAAAGTTGTAGGCTCGGCTATGGAAATCGCATTTTTGATAGCTAAAATTACCCATAAACATTTTTGGGACGCAACCAAAGCATCATCCGATGGCGGTAGCCAAATCACCTTGGATGAAATGCTGATGTGGTTGAAAGAGTTGGCTGAAAGCTTGGATAGCAAAGTAGGTTTGGATGTTGAATTTGAAATTCATGAACTTGAATCGCCAGTGACGGCTTAACTCACCAGCGCGGCGACGGTGGAGGTCGTCACGCTTTGACTTATTGGATTTAATAATGGAACAATGGGTAAGCCAAATTTTCATTGAAAACAGCATCCTTTTCATACTGATTTCGCTTGTGTATGTGCTGTACCGCCTTAATCCTAAGCGATTTAGCCAAACTGTATTTTTGGGCGTGGCGTGGTTTAATCGCGGATTACTGGCTGATAAAGCATTTAGCGCAACAATTAAAGCGGTGATGCGTACCGATGAATGGGCAACAACCACCATGAAGGACATGGAGCGTCAAGTCCTGCGCAAACAGCGGTCTTGGGAGCAAGCGAACAGCCTATTTCAAGCCGCATCAGAAGCAAGCTTGCCGCCGCAGCGGGTTATGGTCATGCTGGTGCATAATGGCGAATATACGACCAACCAGCGCGGATTGTATAAAGTGACTTGTATCGCAGAGATAAATGGCTATAACAAATTAAGGTTAATGCCGTTTTTCAACGCTGTCATGCTGGAAAATTTGTGTGTGAGATTGTCAGAGGTGGTTCATTTTGGCAGTCCCGCGCTGGTGCATTATGACAGGCAGCACGCTCATAATGACGTTTACGTTGACACGCACACCCACATGCATGACTTGTATTTGCAAAAGGGAGTTATAGCCGAGGTTGTTGCGCCGATAATGACTTCGCAAAGTCTGCTGGCGGGGATCATGGTGCTGCATTTTGATGAAACGCTAACACCAGAGCAAGCGCAGTCGTTATTTGAACCGATTGATAGCGCGGTAAGTGAACTAGGGGCGGTGTTGTAACATGGCTACGCTCCATTTTGAAGTCAAAAGTGGGGCAACGGTACACATCCACCCACCCCATGAACCAAACCAAGGCGAAGCCGTCAGTAAGGCTGAATTCAAAAGGCTACAAAACGCAGCACACAACTACACCCGTGAACAAATCCGCAGCGGCAAGCTGCCCAAGGCAAACACGCAACAGTGCATGGGACGCATGGACGGCTGCACCATCACCGCCGACGAATGGCATCACCCCGACTACCGCGAACCCGCTTTTGTCATCCCGCTGTGTACGGCTTGTCATAAGAAGGCGCATAAGTTGATGGATAATCCTGTGCGGGTTTTGTGACCCGCAGGATGGGCTGACGATAGGAGACCCGTCAATCGCGCAACTATAAGCCCACCGTTGGTCAGACGATCCTACAAACTATTAAAATTTAACGATATGAACAAACAATCCAAGCCGTTTTGCATTCATAATCATATGATATATTTAACCTTAACTCAAACATGGTTTGTGTCAATAAATTGTAATCGACAAAATGGCGGCTTCCAGCGATTATCAATTTCATTTTGCGGTCTTCTCGCCTTCCCCCACCGAATCCTCCTGCTCCTCATCTCCCAAATCATCAGGTTCGTCTTCTTCCTTAATGTCATTATCAGTCGGCTTGTCATCATCACCACTGTCGGCTTGCATGGGCGTAACAGGCATCGTCTGAACGACTTGCTCGACGCGCTGGTAATTTGACCCATAGCGTTCCTGTGCGCCTTCATCGGTAAGCTCAAAGCCCACTTCCAGAATCGCCTTATCTTCCGCCGCCATTTCTTCAATGGTTTGGTCTTCAACGATATTAAAGAAGAATTTAGGCTGTACGCCTTCAACCAAGTTAAAATCACAGATGTTCCGAATAAGCTGTTGATTCAGCGTGTTCTCAACCCCCAACACCACCGAGCGAGAAATTACATCACTGATTTGCGCGTGTTCACTTGCCGCCGCATACGACCCGCCGCTGCTGTCCATTTCCACCGTCAGCGTGTTACTGGTAATCGCAATCGCCATCAGCTTGTGCATCAAGCGGATACGGTCATCAAAGTCTTTGATTGTCCCCGCCTTGCCCATTTCCTTGATAATTAACTCAATGGAATTAGGAATCAGCGCATACGAGGCTTCACGCAGCTTCTTGATTTGCCGCTCGTAACGCTTTAAGTCGTCTTCGTCAATATCGTCATTGCTGGCATCGTACATGCCGTAGATGTTGGGCTGAAAACCCCGCCGCAAGTAATCCGAGCCATCAAACAGGGCGTGAATGGTGATAATCCACGGCAATAGCAGCGACGTGAACAGCGAGTTGGAGCAGGTGTAATCGTTGGTGTAGGCGTGGGTGTGAATCAGCCAACCGTGCGGCATCGGCGGCTCACCGTATGCGCCAGAATCGTACAGGCGTAGGCGGATGTCGTTTAAGTTTTCAGGATGGAAAATGACAATATTGTTGTTGCGCCATTGGTAAGTTGGCACAAGAAAGCCGTCTATCCAGTTCCAACCAATCGTATTGTCAGGATTGGCGCACGCCATCAACTGATAGCCATGAGCATAGGCAAACCCCAACCGCCCAAAAATCCCGCCCAAATCACACATCCGCGACATCACGGCTTCCACCACTTCCACGCCGCGCAGTTCTTCGTCGGTTGGGTCACGGTCGGTTTTGATTTGGTCGGTCTTGGGGTCACGATACGCGCAAGCGGGTTCTATGCTCCGCTGCAACCCTTTTAAGTGGGTGGTGTGGCGATTCAATATCCCCGCGATATACGGGTACATGCCCATTTGGTGCTTGAGTTGGTCAAGTTGCGCGGTATCACCACTACGCGCAGCATTGATGGCGTAGTAAATATCCTCAAACCCAATACCCGCTTTGATTGGCTGCTCACGCACTCCAAAGAGGCACTGCTGATTAACACGGTCTATCTGCCGCTCCGCCGCCTTGCGGTTGTCTTTGCGCCGCCCACGTCCGTTGCGTTGTCTAATTGTTGCCATTCTGTCAATCCATTGACTTTCATTTTGTCAATTAAAGATAGCAGAAAAACAAAGCGAACCATCTCGCTCCTATGCGAGGCGTGGGAGTGTAGCCTCTGCGAAGTTAATTGTAGTCTTCCCAATCACCTTTAAATGGCGCACATTGCTGCTGTCTAAAACAGTGTTTTTTTGCCATTGGTTTCGCAATAGTGATGACATGTGCCACCATCTTTGCATTTTGTCTTGTGTGATTTTGCCTCTAGCGATGATTGTGTTCTAATTCCCGCAAACACTTCCAATGCCTCTAATTTATCAAGTGCGGTTTGTGCTTCTCTAGTTGTAGCCATAATTGCTCCTGTTAATGCCTCTAATTTATCAAGTGCGGCTTGTGCTTCTTTAGTTGTAGCCATAATTGCTCCTGTTAAGGTAAAGTTATACTCTACGGATTCGTTCTCTGTAGGCTGTCATGCCTTCGTTGACAAGTCTTTAAGTTTGTTTGCCGCGTGGCGCATACCAACAATGTAGGCTATCACCCACAACCGCAATCTGGTTTTTTTCGCACTGTATTGGTCTTTAATCCTTGAGGAACTTTTTGCAAGAATCCTTCTGCATCAGAAAAGCGTACTATTGGTATAAGCTAATCGCTCCTTTTTCGTGCCATTCTACCATTTTTGTCGCCAAAATTGTCAATATTTTTCTGTTTCGCCTTTCATTTTGACAAAATGCTGCTTTAATTGGATGTAGATTACTCAAGGGATGAGTGATGTTATTGGCATTTTACATTCGGTACTGTTGGTATCCAGCAACCGCCAAATCGGCTTGGTTTCTTATTGACTTAACGCTTTACCTGTATCACTGGGATGATAGTGAATACCTGAAAAGCAGAGAGCAATGGGCGGCAAGATTCAATGATTTATTTAGCGAAATTTCTTATTACTGCTGGTCACGGTTTCCGTACTACTTAGGGATAATTAGACAAATGGCAAGAATTGTAAATCGTGACGACCGCGCTTTAGACATGGATAAAGTGGTTAATGGTCAATACTTTGTGTTGGTTTATGTTGATGGTGAAGCGCATTCATTGCCGCGCATTGACATTGCAAAAGCAATTACTGACCAAGCACGGGAAAAACTGCAAAATACTTCTGATGAAGAAGAACGCGCAAAACAAGAACAAATTATTTTGGACTTCGACCCTGAACAAAACGCTAAAGTGAAACTGGCACACATGGGTGATGCTAACAAATACTGGAGCGATTTTACAGCGGGCAAATTCCAAAAAGCCTTGAAGAGCAGTGGCAGCAAAGGTAAAGTCAAGCAAGTCGGCAAGCGTGGTGATGCAGGCAGTGACATTGACCTTAAAGTGCAGCGTGAAGTAATGGATAACGCGGTTGCTGAGGTGATCATTGTTGATTGGAACGGTATTGAAATTGATGGTAGCCCAGACTGTACATTGGATGCACGTAAGAAGTGGGTCAATAAGTTTGAGCCTGAGTGGAAAGCTATTATTACTGAAACAGCGGGCGAAGTGTCGAACTACCGTGAAATGACACCTGACTTGATGCAAACCAGCATGGATGACATCGTAAAAAACTTGTAGCCTTCATCCGCCGTGGTTCGCAAGATGCAAAGCTGAAAAGCTTAGAGGGCAAAGTTGAATTTTACGAAGAAAACTTTGTCCACGAGAACCCAGACCACGCGGACTACGACGACTACCGTGCCGCCGCCGAACAGCTTGATAAAATCTACGATGACAATGCCACCATTGGCGTGTTTGAAGAAGAGTTTATCCGCTGTTACTACGAAATACGCAACCGCACAGCGGGAAGCGGATTTGGTGTGTCGCCGATTGCCATTATTGACATTGACCTGTATTGGCAACGTCAACTGACAGATTTGACGTGGTACGTGTCTTATCAAGACTATTTCCAAGTCATCTGCGCAATGGACAATGAGTTTCTCGCGGTAGAAAACGAGAAAGAAAAAAGGCGACAAGACCAAGAAAAGGCGAAAAGCAAGGTGAGAGGCAAACGTTAAAAAAAACAGTGATAGGAGTGCCCGCATCGGCGGGTTTTGTTTGATATGGCGAGAAAAGAAACCGATTTACCAAAAGAGAAGATCGCCCTTCTCAACGAAGTCAGAGCGATGCAAAAGCGACTGACAGAAATTCACCAACAACTTATAGCTGATACGCTTGCTGAAAACACAAGTGTATTAGACGCGGCTCACTATAATGCAATTGAGAAATTGTCAATCTTTGTGGGCGTGATGGCGACAAACGATACAGCGGCTTATCAATGTCCAACCCCGTCGGAAGACGGCAACACGGAATACTAAAGCCCACTTAGGATAATTAACTTGTCAGAATCAGAATTATCAAAATTCAATAATTAACAGAATAACCCATTCTGAAAATTTAAAAATTCGGTTAATTCTGATTCAGACATTAAAGGAAAAGACAATGCACGCAAGAAGACCAACGGAATCAACCAACAAACTCGAAGCCCAACAATTACTTATTTGCGAACAAATATTTAATGACCTTGCTAAAGTCATGACTGGCGATGAAGAATTTTCATCAAAAGATAAAGATATGCTTGACAAGCAATATATCAAAGCGTTAGAAGCAGTCGTGCTGGCCATTAAAATCCGCGATGCGCACAACCCACCAAAAATCAAGCAAGACATCAAAGCCAAAACCAAGCCGCAATGCCGCTTTTGTCCTAGCAAGTTTTTCAGTTAAACCATGCCACTACCGCAAACACTACACACCCACGCTGAATTCACAGAAGCCATTGTGAAACGGTTTTATCGCTGCTGGGGCACGGCGCACACGGGCACGATAGACCTGATTGCGCCCAATGCCGTTTCAGCAACGGGCGTGGACTTGTCCTTATTGTCAGTGGGGCAGAATATCACCCTGCTTGATGGCTTTGGTGCCAGCCGCTATCGGCAGTTGGTCATTGCCAGCATTGACACCAGCAGCGACCCGCATACCCTGACAGTAGAAGTCCCGCCTGAACGAGTCACCACCGAGTTAAGCTCATCACAGGTATTTGCGTCAGATGTGGCAGCAACGGGTAGTGAGCGATTGATTGGGGTCAAAACGCCGTGGGCGGTGCAATATGCGACAGGCGGCTTGCAGTGGTATGCCGGTAGCTTGCCGCACAACGCCCCGTTTTTAGTCGTGGACTTAGGGCAAGCCGAAGTCTCCAAACGCCATCAAACCGTCGGCAATGGGCAATGGAATTACCGACACGACGGCGTGATGCGCCTCAAGCTATTCACCCCTAATTCATCTCAATACGCCCGTCAGAAGGATTTTATCGGTTTGTCAGACTGGGTTGCGGGGTGTGTGAATAACGTTTGTGACGATGGCGTATATACCCTAGACGGTGGCATCCAACGCGCTATTCCTATGCCCGATCATAACGGCTTTGACGGGATTTATATGGATGTCAAGTATTGGTGGATTCGGTGGGGGATTGATTTTGATGGGTGATATTCAGTTTTCACACTCTTTACACAAACCAGCATAAGGGGATTTTATGCAAGATGAGAAAGTAATTCAGGCAGAAATTCAACGCAATTGGCTAAATGCGCCGCGATTAACGCCTGAACACATTGATTCCGTTATTGTAGACGAGGAATACTATGTTTTTTCCAAAAAACACAATTAACGGTGTGTTGCTTAACGCTGAAAAACGGCTTTAATGTCACGGGCGAAAGCGCATGTGCCAGCCATGAAAATTTTGACGCTGAGATTGGGCGTAAAGTTTCACGCAGCAAGGCACGGGAAAAAATCTGGGCACTTGAAGTGCTATTTGTTGAAGGACAAAATGCAAAGTGACGCTGATAGCTAGAATTAAAAAAAAATTCTTGAATTTTTATGTTGTTTTGCGCCATTTTAGCCGTGTTCATTCCAGTTGTTCACTTTTACAGCAGCTTAATTGCAAAAGCAATTTTTAATTTGTCCAAATAATCAACGAGATGGGCTGAGGCGCGAAGCCCACCTTTCGTGTTTAAAAAAAATTAAATATTAAATTAAGGACAGTAAAAAGATGAAAAACAAACCAATTATATGCCTCGACTTTGATGGCGTGATTCACTCGTACACAAGTGGCTGGAAAGGGGCTGATGTGATTGCTGACCCACCTGTGTATGGCGCATTCGATGCGATTAAAGAATACGCCAAACACTTTGATGTACGTGTGTTTTCATCTCGCAGTAATCAGAATGGCGGCATTGATGCTATGCGGACGTGGTTTATTAAACATGGTTATCCATCCAAAGATGGCATTAACCCAGATAACATTACATTCTCAACCGAAAAGCCGCCTGCAATACTCACGATTGATGATCGTGGCTACATGTTTACTGGTGATTTTCCTAGTGTTGAATGGGTTAATGATTTTCAGCCGTGGTATAAAAAAGACCACATGGAAACAATGCGCGATGACGGGATTGATGTGGTTAACGGATATGAAAATAAAATCTAATGTTTTATGAATCAAAAGAAGAATTTGAGGCAGCTAAAAAGCAGCGAATAGGGTTGATTCGTGATGCGGCGCAGTATATCCATAAATATGGCGATCCATTTAATCCTGATAACCATAATTTTATGGTTGGAGGGTTGCGTGAATTTTCACTAACACAAAAAATTCGGTTTGCGCTGAAAGGTTTTCTAGGGACTCATAATGTTAATGATGCTTCAACATGCTGGTTTAGTAGATATTTTTTAGATGTGCATGACTACCAAGAAAGCAAAGGCGGCAATGGGTATCCTATACATTATTACACCTACGAGTGTCCAACCTGTGGGAAAAAATTTCTTATCTAGGGGTGGCTATAAACCCCGAACAGCAAACCATGTGAGGTTAAAAAATGACAATCCAAAGTTGTCTAGCAAACAAAAAACTGCGCATTGCTGATGAAGTGATGCACGCAATTCAAAATCACACCCAGAACACAGACTTGGCACGCGAAGCATTGCTGATTGCGCTCCATGCAACAATCGGAAGTGAGCATTATAATGATTCGATTGGTGTTTATGATGTTGGTGAAGCGCGTGAAGCACAATATACTGACAATGAATGCCAAATTCAGACCGAAAACCATGTCTCCAATCTTTGTGAGCAAGGTACTTGGGCGTAGGTACTAGACAGATGAGCAAGCAAGACTGCGTTGTTAAGCGAGAAAGTGTTCCGTATGTGATATTTTCGATGACTGGTGCTGGAGCAATTCTAACAAAAGCATATCATCTGAATAATGAGTGGACTCATGCTGTAATGCTTCGTCAACATTTTACTGCCAAAGATTGGATGATTGATAACTGAACCACCTAGACCTCTGTTCAGGCATCGGCGGCTTTGCATTAGCTGCAAGCTGGCTTGAACTCAACACCGTGGCGTTTTGTGAAATTGACAAATTTTGTCAGTTTTTGTAGGATGGGCTGACCAACGGGAAGCCCATCTTCCGCGATTGATGGGCTTCGTACCTCAGCCCATCCTACATATCCTACACTCCCAAGCAGGGGCTTGGGCGAGATGATTTTGTCAAAATAGCTTGATTCTGATGTGGCTTTATGGGAAGATGGAGGCGTGGACAATCTAAGGATTATTTATAATAATAATGAACCACCTAGACCTATGCTCAGGCATCGGCGGCTTTGCATTAGCTGCAAGCTGGCTTGAACTCAACACCGTAGCGTTTTGTGAAATTGACAAATTTTGTCAGAAAATCTTACACCAAAACTTTCCCGATGTGCCGATTCATGGCGACATCAAACAGTTAGACGGCACGCAATACCAAGGACGCATTGATATTATCACCGCTGGCTACCCGTGCCAGCCCTTTTCATTAGCAGGGAAGCAAAAAGGGCATGAAGACCCAAGACACTTATGGCCAGATGTGTTTGGAATTATCCAGCAAACCCAGCCCCCTTGGGTCTTGTGTGAAAACGTTGCAGGACATGTCAAACTGGGACTCGACGAAGTTTGCATGGACTTGGAAAGCCAAGGCTACGCCGTCGAACCGATTATTATACCGGCTAGTGCCGTCCAAGCTCCCCATCGACGCGAGCGCGTGTGGATTATTGCCTACGCCGACCGCTTCCGATGCGACAGTCGCGGCAATTATCGGCAAACAGGATACCATCGTGCAGAAGCCCAGCAGCGTATTGCGGCGTATCAACAAAACTGGCAAGGACGGCGGCTTGGGTTTGAGCAGAACGATGCAAGTAGTGGAGATGCTACCAACCCCTTGTGCAACCGAGTACAAGGGTGTGAGCAAGAAGCGTTTTGTTGGCAGCCCACACTATCATGGAACAAAGACTGCCGAAAAGTTCAGGACTACACCAGACTGCCCGACCTACCTCAACCCCTACTTCCTAGAGGCGATAATGGGCTTCCCAATCGGGTGGACAGAACTAAAGGACTAGGTAACGCCATCGTTCCACAAGTCGCGTATCAGATATTGAAGGCGATACAGGCGGCGGATAAAGAGAAACTTTAGGAGTCACTTATGAGTATGCGCCTCGGTGCGCCTGTCGCGCTGGGGCGTGGACTCCTTGAGCTTTTTTAATCATGCCGACTCATCACCATTACCTTGTTTTCAAAATCAAAACCAAACGCCTTACGGAATGGACTGATCAGTGTTAAATCAATAGTCACTGGTATTCCTTTAAGGAGTGGTATTTCTTTAAAGCTGCTCTTATCTATTTTAAGAAAGGTATAAAAAAGAGAGTTTGGCTTGGCTTCAAAATAAGTATAACCAGCACCGAGCATGTCAGCCGCTACATCATCAAGAGATGGCGTTTTTAATATATTTGACAACACTTTATGCTCTGCAAAATCTTGGCCTCGCCGGCCGTCATGGGCATAGCCTACTGAATGTATATAAAACACGTCACGGCTAAACTTAAAAAAAACCTCGTATTCAACTCCTGCCCAGCAATCAAAAGAATAGAAAACCATCGGCTTAGCGTCAAGCACTTTTAGTAGCAGAGCGGACAAGTTAGCTTGACCTACAACCTGTACATTTTTCACGTCGCCTTGCGTGACTTTGTATATTGCCTTTTCAATATCTAATAAGACCATTTCCGACAAATCACCATACCCTGCCGCCTTTATTTTATCAATCAAACTATTCAAGTTTAAATCTCCTTGTGTTATTCCAAACACATCGCCGTCGTTTCTTCATTACACTCTTCTTCACTAATTGCAGCATTGATGGCTTCGCGCATGAGCTTCATTGCGGCGAGATTGAGTTCTTGCTGTGTGTCAAACTCATAGGTAAAATTAATCTTGCGCAACAACTCATGCAACTCAGCTTCTTTGTGGTGCAAGATAAAATCCACTAAAGAACCTGCTAGTGACTCTAGCAGGTCTGCTTGTTCAGTCATGTTTCCCCCTTCAGTAATACTGTTTTAGATCGATAAATGGTTTCATTTTTTTCTCCAAGAAAAGCTATAACTTCTACTTGTCGCAGCCACACCCATGTCCCGCGCAAATCTTGATGCGGCTTTGTTAAGGCTAAACGCTCTAAACCCAAACCGCCCATGCCACATATCACACTCCATGCGTCTAAGAAACTTAAAGGCAAATGGCGACAATTCACTATAACCTACCGCCTTGAATTTATCATTCAAACTATTCAATTTTAAACCTCATTTTAAACCAAAAACGCTTTATATTTCTCACTCAACTCTTTTGGCTTTTCAACATCCTGAACAACCAAATCATCAACATGATCCGCATCAATATTAACCACAGCAAACGTTCTCGCTGGCAGTTTTAACTCTGCAATCTCCGCATCACTCAACACTACCTTTAGCTCGTCAATATCAACACTGATACTGCCACCATCCAGCACAGCACAGCACAGTACAGCACAGCACAGCACAGCACAGCACAACCGGGTATCTGAATCTCAAACAATTCATCGCAAACCTCAATAATGCGAATAAGCGTTCTGAACATATCAGATTCATCCAAGTTGCGCCCTTGGTAGCGGGGTATCAAAAGCGGCTTTAACGTCGGTGGCGTTCATGTTTGTCCTTTAATGTGTTTAGGAGTCCGCACCTCGGTGCGCCCGTCACGCCAAGGCGTGGACTCCTACTCAACCTCATCCAACAAAAACCTCGCCGCCACCCATCTCCTAAACACCGGGTTTTTAATTCGCCGATGCCCTGCAACCCATTCATAATGCAGCTTATCAGACACACAAGCGCGATGCACCACCTTATACCCTGCTGATTGCGTCGTGCCATTGAGTTCAGCGACAAAGTTCCCGCAATCGGTAATTGTCAGAATTGCTTTATTGGGTATGCGTATGTTTTCATTCATAAACGAACCACTGTTACCATAATACCATGAAAGCATAGCAAATAAAATCCCATTCCCCCCATTTTTCCCGCCGAATTGTCAGCTTCTCTGCTAGTTTTGTCAACTGAAAGGAAAATATTGAGCAAGGACGCTCACTACCTCAAAAGGATTTTGACAACATGGCAGACCAATCAGAACAATTGACCGCCCAAGCACCGGATGGTTCAGCAGCAGCCGTCACCGATTCATGGTGCGTAGAAACAACCAAAGGCGAATTGCCTACCGAATCACGTCGTCGTCGCTTTAGCACAGTCGCGGTCACTGACAAAATTACAGCCCCTGCTGTAGAAAAAGCTTTTGCAGGCTTAAAAGTCGGGCATCCGATTACCTTAAGCACAGGCTTTACCGATGATGGCTTAGCCACCCGCATCAGCGCAATTAACACCTCTGGCGCAACCCACGAAATCACTGTTGCCGACAACATCACCGCCGACCAAACCGACGTGTTTATGACCTTGCAAGTCCCCGCGACTTTCCGTGCGATTTTACACGCGGGCGGGGCATTGAACTTGACCACTGAAATGAATACTGATGTGGGCAACACGGTTAATCAAGACTTGCAGCACAGCGGTGGTGTAGTCACATCGTTGGCGTATGAAGCCAGCGTTGAAGGCTACGTGCGTTTGAATACGCAGTGGTATGACTGTATGCGTAGCAACTTTGCTAGCTTATGGGTAGACCAGCACAGCGAAGTCATCCCCAGCTTAACTATTGCGCCTGTTAGTGGCGAAACCAGCGCGGTCATTACTGGCCCCGATGGCTGGTTAGCCCAAGTGGTTGTCGGTACACATATCGTCCTGAACGGCATGGTGAAAAATCAAGGTCGTAACGATACACCATTATTTGTCAAAGACGTTGATACTACGGTATCGGGTCAACACAAAGTCACCATTGATGCGCAAATTGCATTAAGTGCAGAAACCGTAACCAACTCTCGCGTGATTGTTGGCGCATATCTGCGTAACGGCACAAACGTCACCACTATGACGTTAGCCCAAGATGCTGAACAAACCAGCACTTACCAACACGCGGTTAAATGCGTGGTCGCGGGCATCAGCATCACTGCACCACCTAAAGGTGAGCCTGTGTCCTGTAATGCGACATTTGTAACAGGTCCGGGTGATTGGAGTCCCCGCACCAGCAACCCCAACGACATCGCCTACGATCCTCGTCCATTCCACGGCACGTTATTGTCAGTTGAAGATGCCAAAGTGTTGAACACGGGTAACAGCGTGTTCCGTATTGATGCACTCGGTACACCATTGGGTAAAGGCATTCATTCCATTGGCGAATTCAGCTTTGAAACGTCTGACCGCTATGCGACTGAGCCACGTACCAAAGAAGACGACGACATCAACAGCATCGCGGGTTATCAAAACACCGCCTTACGCACCCAAGGATTTTCGCCCACGGGTACGTTCATGTCCACGTTCACCAACTTCAACGGCTTAAACACGTTCCTGACAGGCTGTTCTATTCATTTAGACCACCGCAGCGCAGTAAAAACCTGTGAAGACGGTACGCAATGGGTGGTTATCAGTCTGCCCGCCGCGCAAATCACTAACGTTGAAATCGGCGGTTCAGCGGTTGACGCAGAACGTGAAACCACACTGAGCTATAAAGCGAATCGTTGGGAAAACACTGACAGCAACGGCAATGAGACTTCCTACTCGGCGCAAGTCACGGTAGCCGATGTCAGCACTTCGCCTGACTTAGTGTTCACTACCACTACCAACGGCGTGTGGGATTTGAGCAGCACAGCCACCGCGTCTTTGGGCTACTTGACCTACACCCTGAAAGACGGCTCAGGCACATTGCAAGCACAGTCTTACGGCGGTAACGGTGATTTAACCACTGACATCGACGCAACAGGCAATGCAGGCGGCGACTGGACGTTAAACATTGACTACGCGGGCAACATCGCTACCTTGGATTTAAACACCCAATTATTGACAGGCGCAATTCCAAGTGCGTTGAATGAACTGATTGAAGCGACTTCAATCAACTTGGCTGATAACGCCTTCACCGGCACTGTCCCCGACTTGGATGCGTTGGTCAACTTGACCTTATTGAACCTGTCAGGCAACAGCTTAGACGGTATCGGTAAACTGCCTGACTTATCTAAAAACAATGCGACGATTGACCTGTCAGACAACGCTTTGTCAATCGGTGAAGTCAATGTGGTATTGTCAAAACTGGCAGCAGTACAAGCCTGTACTGAAACTGGCATCATCCAATTGGACGGCACTAACGGCATTCCCGATGCGTCCACTGGCGGCGTAGACGGCACAGCCGCTATCGCTACCTTGACTGGTCGTGGCTGGACAGTCAACGTCTCAAGTTAAACTTGCTAGTCTAAATCTCGTTCCCATGCTGGAGCATGGGAACGACCACCATCCGCTCTGCGGATTTTTATGTGACAAAGTAGAATCAATCAAGTCTCAATTGCAACTGGAGTTTCCATGTGTCAAGAAACACAAATGCGCGCAAAATTTAAAGTTGAAGAAATTTCATTTTCAGAAGGTTCAAGTCGCTTAAAATTAAGCCCTATAACTTGTGGGAGCAGAGAAAATGATGTTTTTTTTGATGCTACACCATACGGCGAAATCACTATAGGCACGGTAAATACTCGGATACTTAAAAATTTTAGTCCAGGCGTTGAAGTTTATGTTGATTTTGCTATAGCCGAAAAAACAACCTAAATTTTTTCTTGTTCCCGCGTTATCTGTGGGAACAACCATTTGTTATTAGGATTTAGCCATGAGTATAGAAGTGACCGAAATTACAATTAAAATTAATGAAGAAACTGAGCTTGGTTTAACTGTAGACGAGGCAAGACAGCTTTATGTTGCTCTGGGGGAATTGTTTGGCGAAAAGCCTCAAACATACCCAATAACCAACCCGATTATGCCTGCGCCCATGCCATATTTTGATAAATTCCCTGAAATAACATGTAACGCACACGAATAAAATTCAACCTAAAAAATGTCGCCTTTTCGCTCAGCCATCAACCGTTTCAAACAAGCTAAAGCCAAAGCTATCACCGACTACAGCGAAGCCGTAGCCGATAGCGTCAAACAAGGCATGGAAGAGCGCACCCGCGTTGACACAGGCGAAGCAAAAGCGGGATACGAAAAACACCAAACTAAAACAGGTTTCGTCATCATCAACAACGTCAAACACATCACCGAATTGGAATACCAAGACGGCATGGCACAACAGACGGTGTTAGAGATGGAAGGGGTGTTGCGGAAGCGTTAGGAAAATAAATCCAACCTATGCGCTATGCGTAATCATGTTAGGCGTTTCTTCCGCCTCATGGCGAGAAAACCCACGAAACTCACCTTCTAGCTTGTCGATATAAGGTCTTATCCAGTTAGTGAATAGTTCCATCTCATTGCAGTAGTTTCTCAGGCTGCAGCGAACACATAAGTAGTAACTACCATTAGTATCGTATCGTAGTGTTGAGTGTGTGTCAGCGTCAAAGTAATAGCTGTCACTCTGCAGCATGGTTTCCCATCGGGTATCGCCAAATAATGCATGATCTGGTTTCTTCGGCTTTGTTTCGGTTTCTCCAAGCATGTAGCGTAACATTTCAACAACACTCTCTGGGACATCTCTTTTTAGCTCGGCGTTATAATGTAGTTTTGTATACGTTCCCATTGTTATCTCCCAAAAAGGAATAATAAGTATTTGTAGGACGGGCTAAGGTGCGAAGCCCATCTTTACGCGACTGATGGGCTTCCCGATGGTCAGCCCATCCTACAATTGTCACATTTCTTTCACATAATCAGAAAAGAAATGCATTAAAGCACTATCTCCCAAATAACCTATTTGATTTAGGTCGTAGTCTTCTGGATCGCCATTCCATTCGTGATACTGTTTGTAAAAGGCTTGTCTTTCTTTTTGGCTCATATCATCAAAAAAGCTGTCAGGCAAATCATTACAACCATGATTTGAAAATTTTTCACCCGCCATTTTAAGCAGTTTTGAAATTATCTGTACTGCATGTACTCTTTTAATCTTGCCACATGAATCATTGTTGTCTGCCATCTTCAACGCTTTAATCTCTGCTTTTAATTCAACGATGCGCTGATTTATCTGCTCTATAGAACATGGCTGCCAATCGCCATTTGGCGTAGTTCTAAACATCAACACGCCGTTGATAAATGTTTCTTGGTAAAACATTATTTTCTCCGAATAGTTTTTGTTCCCCATCAACGGTTAAACCGCCGTTGTTTTGCATGAGGATTCTTTGTTAGGCAATAGGGAATTCAATTGGCGGCGGAGGAAGCTCTCGCCACGCCAAGGGCTTTTTAACTGGGTAAAATTTGGATGCTCCACTAGGGTCAATCTCAGAATACATTTCCGCGTGTTCGACCCATCTTGCTTTAACCCATCCTGTCACTTCCGAGTAAACCAATATGGGATTATAGCTATCTTTAGGGGCACTATTCATAACTATATTCATATAAACTGAAAGTTGTGAACGCCATTCATCCTCAGCAATCACTTTAAGTATTTGCGCCATTAAATGAGCATAATCGCCAAGATTCTTTCTAATAGGGACAGTAAGCTCATAACTGTCTTTGGCAAAGATGGAAGTTTTATCACCAATTGAATCAACTTGTTCCCATTCGTGTGCAATAAGATACGACTTCACATCGTCAACCCTAAGTTGCTCAAGCATAACACGGTCACGAATTTCAATATTCATAGTGGCCTCATTAATAGCCTTTCACTTTATACGCTAACAATATTAACCCAAGAACAAAACCCACGTGGGTTAAAGTTTTTAACAAAAAAATCGGCTGGAATAGGACTTTGATTGTTTTGAATAGCTCAGTCATGCCAATTTATGGCAAAAACAATACCTCACCGCCCTTAGCAATAAACCGTTCCTCTGCCTCTTTCGCCGCATCAATCAGAGCATCCATATTTGCTTGAATAAAGTTTAACGCAGGAGAATAAATACCTTGTACACCCTCATGGCTAATACTAGCAATGGCGGTCAACACGTAATTACCCTCATCATCAGCCAACTCAAACTCCATTCCGAGCCTACAATGGCTTTGGTAATCACTGCCTGACAAACATTCTGGAACATAAAAACAAACCAACGCCTTTAAACAAGTGTATTCTTCGACTCGCTTTTCCACTATGACGCTATTGAATTCAAATTTAATGCTCATGTTATATTCAATCAAGTGACTGCTTGACTAACGCGACAATATCACTGCCGTCTGTTCTACCAATTGCAAAGCTATATGCCATTTGTTCAAGTTTTGCGGCAAGATTCAATCTTTCCGCAATCCATATTGCTTCCTGACTTGTTTGGCATTGACATATAGCGTTGCCGGTTGGAGATGGTCGCACAAGTTTTTCTTCACGTTTTTGAGCGATTTCTTTATCTTCTTTGCTCCAACCGCGATATCTAGGCATATCAATAAACTTTCCTTGCCGCCATGTGGTTATCTTATTCATGTTTCTTTCTCCAATGCGACGATATAACTTATCGCTCAAGGCCGACCACCCGCCGTCGGGTTTTTTTGGTTTAGATTCAGGCTAAGTCGGCGGCGGGTGCTGGCTTAGCTCAGGCGTTAGGGCGCATACCGTTCCCTGATGTCTGCCGCCAGTTGCGGGTTGCGCTTCCCGATCTCATCGGCGTAAACCATTGCTGCTTTGCGACAAGCTGCAATTTGCTCAGGGTCGTCTCCACCATCATCGAGGCGCAGGACGAAATATTCAGCGCCCTGGTCAACTGGCGAACCATCAGCCTTGGTCACGATGTAGCGCCGGTGCAGGCCATCTGGGTTTTGTTCTCTGGTGGGGTCATTGTTTTATCTCCTTAGCAGGCTCTCGCCCTAACAAAAGTTTCCAGCCGACACGGTAAAGGCTGGCGTTTTTCTCTGACCGCGTACCGCGCAGCCGAAACTAGGTGTTATACGTTCACCTTAGCAAGGACAAATCATCAGAATCAGAATTAATTCAATTCAAAAATTCTCAGAATAAGATTCTGTCAATTCTATCATTTTGAAAATTCTGCTTCAGACAATCATCACCTGCCTTTTAGTCTTTGGATTCGCTTGGCGTTGGCTCTTTAACCATCGCTTCAACAAGTGTAGGCTCTCCACCTTCTGGCAGCATGGCATATTTAAAGTTACCGATCAGCAAGCCTATTCCTTCATGCGCGGCATCAAGCTGCTCGATCAAACTGTCTACTTCGTCACTATAACCATCATTGGTGCGCGTGACTTTAGCCTTTTCAACAAGCACGGAGAGATTGCGAGCAGCCGCGTAAATTTCATCAGCAATTTGCGGGTAGTTTTTTTCTACCGTTGCCATAGGGTGTTCCTCTTTCCTGTCAATTCAACCCGCCAAGGCGGGGACTCCTAAAAATATAGCACGCGCCGCTATAACCGCACGGGCATCACAACATATTTTGTCAACTCACTATCAATCGGATTAATCAGCACCGGGCTAGTGCCATCGCCAAAATTCAATACCGCCACATCAACTTCAATTACACCAAGCACATCAAGCACATAAGTCATATTAAAGCCAATTTCCATTGGGTCGCCGTCGTAAACAACGGCAAGTTCTTCTTCAGCTTCTTCTTGATCAGGGTTGTTGGCTGACAACGCCAACAACCCTGACGTCAACACTAACCGCACCACCTTATACTTTTCGTTAGATAGGATGGCGACGCGATTCAAGGCGGCTTTAAGCTGCGCCACATCAACCTCAACGACTCTATTTGTATTGCACGGCATAACCTTATGATAATCAGGAAACCGCCCATCAATCAGTTTACTATCCAACACCATATCGCCAAACGCAAACCGAACATGATTGTTATCCAGACTGATTTTAACATCACCTTCCTGCGGGAGGTTGTTAAACAACCAACCAATCGCCTTGAGCGGGATAAGAGCTTGCGTAAGCTCATCGACTGTAACATCCGCCACCATTTCAGAATACGCCAACCGATACCCATCAGCAGCCACAAAACCTAGTTTGCCGTTTTGAATCTCAAACAGCATCCCATTGAGGTAATAGCGCACATCCCGCACCGCCATCGCAAACTTAACCCGCCCCAACATCGTGCGCAAACTGCTGGCATCAACAGTAAAGATGATATTACTATCAATCTCAGGCGCAGTAGGGAAGTAATCAGCAGGCAAAGTTGACAGCTTAAACCGACTCTTACCACTTTTGATTTTTACCTGATTTCCTTCCTGTAAAATCTGAATCGGCTGACTATCGCTCAAACTTCTGACAATTTCCGATAACTTCTTGGCGGGGATTGTCGTCGCACCTTCCTCAATACCCATACCATCCAGCAACAGCGTCGTCGTCGCTTGCAACTCCGTATCAGAAGTTGTCATCGTCAACTGACCGTCCTCAACCCGCACCAACACATTACCCAATATCGGCAACGTCTGTCTTGACTCGACAACACCAAGCAAGCGTTTTAATAAAGGGGCTAATTTTCCCTGATATAACTCAATAAACATTTAATTAAATTATCCTATCTTGTAGGGTGGGCTAGGCGGTCAATGCGTCATAACCAAGCTGATAACTTTATTCAGCCATAGCCCACCACAGTCAAGCGTTCAAACAAACCAAGCAACAACCCACCCAAACAAAAGAAAAAGAGCGGGCTTTAAAAACGATATAAAAATGATTCTAGCCATTACATCTTCAAAAGTACCACTTTGGTCTTTCGTAGCTAAGTCTTCACGATTCACCAACAATCAAACTAATACCAATAGCCTCTGATATTTTAAGCTCTGGCACGTCAAATTCAGGAACTACAAACCATGCCCACATGGTTGACAACGCATAACCATTAAAAATGACAACAAGCGGTGCCAACAATATGGCACCTATAATATAAACTGCTCTTTTCATTAAAAGACCACACTTTTTCTTATTTTGTCGGTTGATGGGCTTCCCGCTGTTCAGCCCATCATAAATTTTTACACAGCCTTCATCCGCTTACTTTCCTCTTTAACCTCGTCAATCAAGCGAGACAAAACAGCAAGCCCGTCACTTTTGTTTTTCATCCACCCAATCAAAACAATAGCAATCTCGATCCGACTCTTATTATTAGGCAAGTAAGAGCGATTAATGCCAGACTTTTCTGTCAAAGCATCAAATTCACTGCTAGTCATCTGTCCAATTTCAGAAAGCAAAGTCGCACGGTTTTTTGCTGGTGGTTGCCATGCTGGTTTAGGCTGAATTGGCGGCGGCTCTGGAGGTGGAGATGCTGCTTTCTGCCTCGTATAAACTGACAATTCAATATTGTTATTTTCAGCATATTTAACGGCGGCGTATGCACGGTCAAACTGACTCGCACCATGCGATGGCAGCACATAATCAGGGATTTGTGCGCAGAATAAAACTTCATCCATTTGATGATGACAACATATTACTCAAACGTTCTACAACACTCATGTCAGGCATTTTTTCACCTTTAGTTTAGTTAAACTTTAACTACAAGGCGGCTAATTATTAGCCCGTCCTACGCTTTCACTTCCACATCATCAGTCAACGGTTTTTCACGATTTGGGCGATTATCACAGCAGCAATTATCACTATCTTTCCGCCCACGCAGGATAACATCAGCCGTGACATAGATTATTGCACCCAAAATCACCAAGATAACAATAAACCCAAGCCAAACCCAAAAGGATGAAAATATAAACTGTAAAACTTCTAGCATTAGAATACCCCTAAAAATCCACACCCCCATCTTCCCACAAAACGCCATTTGACACAAGCCATTTTGACAACTAAAACTACAACACGCCCACCGCAAATTGACAAAATAACATCATGGCAGAATTCGACGCGAGACTAGAAGTGGAAATTGATGGCAAACAAGCCATTAAAGAATCGAAGCAACTTGACAAAGCCTTAGACTCCGCAGCGGACAGCGCGGACAAACTTTCCAAAGCCGCAGAACGCGCACAGCAGCGACTTGAACGCCAAGCTAAAGCACAGGAACGACTTGCGAAGCAGATGGTGGCGATGCAAAAACAGATGGAACAAATGGGGCGCATTGCCAAAATGGTCGAAATGGCAAAAAACATGGAACGCATGGCGAATGCGTTTGGCAATAACACTGCCGCCAAAAGTATCAAAGACCTCAACGCCAACCTCGCGCAAACCACCAAACACCTCAATGCCGTCACCAAAGCGGCTAAACAAGCGGATACCGCGCTGACAAAAAGCCTCAGCAAAACGGCGGGCGGCAATTTACCCAGCGTCAACGTCAAGCAAAGCGTCAGCATTGACACGGGCAACCTAAAGAAAACCAGTGGTGAAGTCAAGCAGTTGGGCGACAACTTGACCGTCACTACCGCCGCATTAAAAGAATTCCGTGGCGAATTTAAAGCAACCGAACAAGAACTCAACGCCGTCGGTGAAGCACAAGCGAAATACCGTCAAGAAACCAAGGAAACAGAAGAAGAAAGTAAATCCGCCGCCGCATCAATGGCGGCAATGGGCGTTGCAGCAGTCCAAAACCGCCAACACATCGCTGCGCTTGCGGTATCCATGCACGGCTTAGCTTCCACTACCCGCCTCCTCGCGGGCGCAAGCGTATTGACGGGCATCTTTGGCAACCTCAACACCATTCTTGCCGCCTTATTTGTCACCCTTGACCGTATCGCCGACTTATTTAACTGGGTGACACGCGGTTTGCAAGCGATGGGTGCAAAGGCAATTGAATTTGCTAGAAACATTGATTTCTCACAAATCAGCGTTGCCAACTTCGTTGCCATGCTCAAAACGGCGGGGGCAGGCATTGCCGCCTTCATTCAAAGCCTTTCGTTTGACAAAATCAAAGGCTTTTTACTCTGGCTCATGACCTCCGCCGCCGCTGGCATCCGCACCGCCTTCACCGCCACATTAGGCTTCCTTAAAGACTTTCATAACGACATCAAAGACACGTCGTTAAGCGATGCGTTCAAAAAACGCCTCAACCCCGCACTTGAAACCACCCGTGCCAACGTCGGCAAACTCAGCAACGAACTCCGCAGCAACGGCAAAGCCGCATTTAACAATGCAGGCAACGGCGTCCGCAAGTTTAAGCAGGACGTAGACAAAGCCAGCCATTCCACCAGCGTCGGAGAAGTTTCCCTAAAAAAATGGATAGCGCAAATCGCGCTTATTGGTGGCGCAGTCGCCGCCGCGCTTGTTGGCATCCGTGCGCTGGTATCTGAGTTTGGCAATATTGTTGAGACGGGCAAAGAGTTTACCGAGGCGATAGCAGGCGTTGCTGCAACCAAAAACATCAACCTCAACACTAAAGACGGACAAGCACAGCTACAAGCTTTAAGCGACAAAGCGCGGGAACTCGGTCAGGACACCGTTTATTCAGCCAAGAAAAGTGCCGACGCGATGAACTTTTTGGCACTGGCGGGCTTTGAAACCAATCAAATATTAGAAGGCACACCAGCGGTATTAGACCTCGCCGCCTCGACTACCACCGACTTAGCCCGCTCTTCTGACATCGCTTCAGACTTGATGACCGCGTTTGGCAAGTCAGTAGAAGAATTGCCCGAAGTGGTAGACACGCTTGCTAAAGTCACCTCGACCGCCAACACCAACCTAGAACAGTTTTTTGAATCCGCCAAATACTCTGCACCGGTTGCCACTGGGCTTGGCATTTCCATGCACGAAGTCGCGGGGGCGATTGGCATATTAGCCGATAGCGGCGTAAAAGCCTCGCAATCGGGCACAAGCGTTAGACAAAGTTTATTACGCCTCGCCGCACCGCCAAAAATGGCAAAAGACGCGCTGGAAGAACTCGCTGGCGCAATGTCTGACACCGAGTTTGACCAATTCAAACAAGGTGCAGCCCAAGCCCAAGGCACATTAAAAAGCTTAGGCATTGAGATTGAGGACAGCGCGACGGGCAATATGCGCCCTTACGCCGACATTCTGAACGATATTCGTGTCCGCATGAACGACATGGGCATGAGTACCGTCAAGCAAGCGGAGATATTAAAGAAAATCTTTGGGGTCAACGCCGCGTCCGCCATGCAAATCCTAGTGCAGTCCACGGGACGCGCTGAGAAGTCACTGCAATCCTACACCGAATCGTTGCGCGATAACGACGGCGTGGCGAAACAAATGGCAAAAACCCGCTTAGACAACTTGGCGGGTGACATCAAGCTTATGGATTCAGCCGCTTACGAATTGCGTTTAACCATCTTTGACATGCTTGAACCCGCGCTGCGGCAGATGACCCAAACCAGCACCGCGTCAATCATTGCTTTAACCGACACCATCAAAACACTGCAACGCATTTTTGCGCCACTGTTACCGATTCTAAGTGCGCTGATTACGCCATTTGTACAGTTGTTCACCATATTAAACAATTTAAAAAATGCGGTGTTGACCATTGCGGGTTTAATCGCCGAGTACCTGATTCTCGGTTTGATAGACGGTCTATCGCCGCTGCTCAACACCCTACATGCGGTTCATGGTGCGTTATTGACTGCATTTGAACCACTCAGCACGGCATTGCAGCCCGTTTTTGAAGTCATTTTCCGCATTTATGCTGCACTGACCAACCTAAATAAAACTGCTAACGGCACCAATTCTAATTTCATCCAGATTGCAGGTACGGCGCATTTTCTAGGGCGCATCATTGGCAGTGGTTTGTATTTGACTATCGATGGCTTGGCGAAGCTTTTGATTGTGTTGATTGACCTGTTGGGCGCAGGGATTCGAGCGTTTGAACAGCTTGGAATTGCGGTGGGTGAGGGCATGGGCTACCTCCATACCGAAGTTAAGCCTGTTTGGAATTTTTTAACTGGGTTTGTGCAGGGCTTGCTGTCATACAGCAAATTATTGGACAAGGCGATTGCCTCTATAGCAGGTGGTCTGGTTTACATCTTATCACCTCTAGTCAAAGCCTCTCCCGCATTGCAAACTTTTGAAGCAACGCTTGGCAGTATTACTGTTTCGCTCAGTAGCGGCGGCAAAACTATACAGGGTGCATTTTCGCCGCTAGAAGATTTAATTCATCCGTTGCTTGGCTTATTTGCTGGGTTATCCAACGCCATCCAAGGTTTAGGGCAAAATCTCAACGCTTGGGAAAGTGCAGGTTACAGCGCAGGTCAAATGCTCATCGGCGTGCTTATTTACCCGCTAACAGCTATCACACGCCTCGTTCCCGCCGCTGTTGAGTCAATTAAATTAGCTGTTGCCAGTTTGGTTTTATTAGGCAAAACCATCGGCATTGTTGCAGGTGCGCTACACATGTTTGCGCAACAAGGGTTGGGGGGGCTGCAACCGCTGCATGACAGCATGGCGCAAATGGCACAGGCATTTTACAGCCTATTCAAAGACATTAACTTCTACGCCATTATTGAGTTTCACCGCCAAGCAGTTGTTAAGCAATTAGCCAAACTCATTGAACAGGATATTTATGGCACGCTATCTGCGGCTTTTGCCTCCCTGCCTACGCAACTCAGCGGGGATGTAAAATATGCAATTGGCGGCGTTGCGTGGTCGATAGCTGATTCGTTGGTGCAGGCACTAGATCAAGTGACTGACATTGTTTTTATCAGCGGAATACATTTATTACTGGCGTTTTCTGATGGAATAGAATCAGGCGCACAAGCTTTATTTGACCGCATTGATGGTGTATTTGAATGGGTTTACAGCCTGCTATTCCCGCACTCTGATGCCAAACAAGGTGCTTTCGCAAATTTAACCGCATCAGGTTACGCTTTGGTAGTCGCCTTTTCTGACGGCATCAATGATGCGGCGCAATGGCTTTACAACACCATCAGCAAGGTATTTTCTTTTTCAGCCAATTTATTTTTAACTGATGACCAACTTCATGGCGCACTCACGCCATTAGTCAAGCTAGGCGAAGTCGCCCATAAACAGCTTGAAAAGCTTAGCACTACCCTACGGCAAGGATTGCAATCAGCATTTAACCCTAGCAATTTAAATCTTGAGCAAGGTTTGTCCTACCTTGCTTTGTACATAGGGGTTGAGTTGGTCAATACAGTTGTTGTTGGTTTGACGCAATTCGTTAATGCCTTTGACAATTTATCTGCCAATGTCATCGGCATGATTGCGCATTTTTTTATCGACATTACCAATGCAATCACACAGCAACAAAGCTTATTTACCACCTTAAGCAATTTAACTGCAAACCTAACCCAAACACTCAGCCAATTTACTAATGAATTGGTGTTTAACTTCGAGTTGGTGTTCATTGGGTTGCTGGTGGGCGTATCACAAAATGTGATTGCTGCGATTGGGAAGTTCTTGCAACAAGTTACCAAGTCGCTACTTAAACATAAAGCGATTAAGGAATTGGTTAAGACGTTTGCGCAGTTTGGTTCTTTAATCGGTAAGGCGGCGCAAGGATTATTTTTCGGTCTAGGGAAATCCGCCATTATCTTGGCACGCACCCTAGAAGATGAATTTCCTATTGTATCAATTTGGACTCGATACCTGACGGGCACACTCAGCCAAATTCAATGGCAAACACAATGGTTTTTTGCACAGCAATTTGCCACTTTCAAAGGCTTGTGGGTTGGAAATTTAGAACTCATCCGTCAATTTATCAAAGCCTACGCTGTTATTGATTTTGCCAAAATCATCTTAAGTGTCTTGCTACCTGTCGAAGCTGGCAAAAAAGGCATTCGCTATAATATCAATAAACTTAGAATATCTTTTACCTACAACCTAAAGAATTTTTACGATTCGATTAACAATTTCGCAAAACGCCAACCTGTTATTTGGAATATTTTCTTAAAACAGGTTGATGATTTTGCATTGCGTATAGCCAAAGTCATGCCTGCTCTTGGCAGAGAACTCGTCAAACAAACACCCTATGTAGTAGCATCGATTCGCGGCTTGCTAGACGTGTTTACCTTTGCCTTCCCTCGCAATGCGAGACTATTAACATTTTTAATCGAAAACACCATTATTCAGCCGCTTGAGCATTTTGCTAAGTCATTAAATATTCAATTAATCAGAATTGCCCAAGGCAGCATGTGGGCACAATTCTGGAAGTCGCTGGATGTAGCATTCAAAGCAATCCCGACTATTTTCAGCGTTATCTTAAAACAAATTCCAACGCTAACAAACTTATTCAGCCACTTAACAGGGCGTTTTTTCCAGTTTGTCACTGCGTTAAACCAATTTGATGTTTTACTCCGCAACACTTTCAAAATCAGCTTACCATTATTCTTCTTGCTTTCTGAATCGGTAATAAAGCTAATTTGGCATTTTGACGAAATAAGCTCGCATTGGGATGAGTTTGTCGGCTTGTTTGAAGAAGGCACAGCAAATCTTGCAACTGCGTGGGGCTTCTTTATGGAGCAACTATCCACGCCAGAAGGGTTGCAAAATGTCATGCGGTTGGCATCGGCATTTATGATGTTAAGCCCTGTTACTGCTTTGCTTGGCACGATTGTATTTATCTTAAGCTTTTTCCCTGAACGCATTACGCCCATCATCCACTGGCTACAAGCAATGGGCGACACTTATTCAGAACAAATCAATCGCATCAAGCAAACTACTTACGAATTCATCACGTTCTTGCCGCAAGCATTAAATACCTTAATGTCGATGGATTCAGAACAAATATTTACTGGCATTGGCAATCAAATCAAGCGTTTAAAAGACGACTACCCCGCCTTTGCCGCATTATTTGACGGTACTGTTTATATTATAAAAATATTAACTTCGGCAGTGATTGGCTTGGCTGCTGCTTTTGCAGCAATTAATTTCGGCGCACCTGTCGCAGCGGCTTTTGCTTTTGGTGCTGCAATCAGCAGCGGATTATTTTACCTGCTGGAGTTTCAACAAGCGGTAGAACAGACGTGGACAGAGCTAAGCCAAGCACAAAAAAAATTAGTTAAAACATTTGGCATTGAAATCGTTGCGCTAAGTCTGGGCATTTTAATTAGTCCCATCATACCGCTAATTATTGGTTTAACTCGTGTCACTTACGCATTTCGAGACGAAATATCAACTTTGACAAGCTATATCAAAGACTTGTGGGAAAACAGCTTGATTTTCCGAGGCGTAGTTTTAGGTTTGGCAACTGCGCTAGGTGCATTAGCCTTAAGTTTGGTCGGCACCGCCACCGCAATCGCAATTTCATCTTCGGCTGTGATGACGTTATTTGGCATGGGTCTAGGAGCAATTGCCAGCTATCATGACGAAGTAATGTGGGTATTTGACAGCATCACACTTGGCGTTACTCACTTCGTCGCCGCCATAACCGCCCCATTTAGCGGCTTGATTGCGTGGTTTGATTACCTGTTCGGCACAGATATGTACGCTAACGCGCTGGATTTCTTCAGCGGCTTAGAAGACATCATTTTGATGGCGTTGGGTGCAAGTCTGATTGCACTAACGGCGTGGGTTGCCAAATGGATATGGGCAATGAAGCGCGTAGTGACCGCCAAAGCGCAAGCGAACAAACTAATCAGCCAAAACCCAGTCCTCATGGCATTCGGCATCGACCAAAAACAAGTGGAGAAAAACATCCGCCAAGGCGCAACCCAAGCCAACCATATCTTAGAAAATGCGTTTGCAGGCAAGAACTGCAAGTCATTAGGCAACTGCATTGAAAGCGGCACGAAATACGGGGTGAAAAGCGCTACTAAGCAGTCTCGGGGCTTTTTGAGCAAGCTGTTCAAGCCGTCGTCTATCTCCGAGCAAATCAGTCGTGGTGTGACGGATGGCGTGAAAAAAGGCGTGAAAGAATCGCAAAGTTTGTCAAAAGGTTTTCTGCGTGGCGGGATTAATTTTGACAGCAAGAACGCCGAAGGCAAGATGGTTTCGCTGCTGAATGACATCAATAAGTTAAACAACCAAATCAACGCCTTGAGCGGGGAGTCGCGGAAGTACGGCAAGACCGTGGCGTTGGGCACATTGGAAGAAGATAGCGTTAAAGGGCGGCGGCTCACTAATCGTACTAAGCTGTTGGACGATGTTTATGATGACGACGTGGCGAATCGGTTACTGAAAACCACGATGGAGCAAAACAAGCTCAACGAAAAAGACCGTAAAGCGTTGGCGGATATTCACGACAAAATCCAAACCAAAGGAAAAATCAGCCGTGCTGACCAAATGGAAGTGCATCGCCGCATCTACCAGTACCATCAATACGCGGCTGACAACGACCTTGCCAAAGCCAAAGAAGTCGCTGCGATTCAGAAACGCGGCTACATTGAAGTTGACAAAGCAGGCGCAGTGCGTGTTCAACAAATCAAAACCGAACAACGCATCCTACGCGCTCAACTCAAAGCCGCCAAAAGCGAATACGACAACATCCGCAACGCGATGGACTTGGAAGGACAACGCTACCTCAACCGTTTGATTAAACAGGGCGCACATCGCGGTTTGTCAGAACAAGAGGTGTTGGCGAAAAACGCCGACAAGATTCAGAAGAAGTTTGCCAAGATTTATACGCAAGCAGCACGCCCACCGCGCTTGAGTTTTAGCGGCATGTTTGAGAGTTGGTTTAAGTTTTGGGACAAAGCCTTGCCTTGGATTGGTAAAAAGCTGAAGAAATTTAGCGGCTGGTCTTTGCTAAGTAAATCGTTCAAGCGTGTATTTGGTGGCATGTTTAATTGGTTTGGTAAGCACAACCCGTTTGCGTGGATGAGCAAAACTTTCAGTGAGCAGCTAGGCAAAATGAAAGCCGCATGGAAAGACGCGGGCATTCGTGAAGCATTGACCAAGCATGAGATGCGCAAAATGTCTCCCAAAAAGCCAGCATTTTTGCAAGAAAGCTTTTCAAGAGATACAGTCAATATAAATCATCCAGAGCAGCTAACCAGCTTAAAAAGCACGTTAAAAGATGATAAAAAAATCATTGCGGAAAGAAAAGCCAGTGCAATACAGCTACAAAGAAAGATTGCCGAGATAGCGCAGCAAGAAGCGCAACAAAGAGCGCAAAACGCAAAAGCGGCTGAGTCAGTAATTCAGCAAAACGCTAAGCAGCATCAAGCCGTAATGATGCAAGCCAGACAACAACAAGACATCGCCAGACAGCAAATAGCGTTAGCCAAAGAAGCCGACAAAGCGCGGACAATGGCGATTAGCGACTACCAACAACACCAAGCAAAATTTAATCAGCAATCCATAGAGGCTGAAACAAACCACAAGGCGGCGTTGAGCAAGTTAGATAGCGACTACCTGATAGGCTATCGCAAGAAAACGATGGAGTTGGCGTTAGCTAATAAAAACCTTACTCAAGATGCCAAGGTTGAAATTGCACAGCAATTAAAAGCGCACACCAACGCTTATTACACTGAGCTTGGCAATCTTGAGCAAGCCAGCGCAGCACGATACCAACGTGAATCAGCTTTATTTATTAAGCACTTGGACACCGCCACTGAAGCACGGGCTTCTGCGCTTGCCAACCAGAAAAATATTCAGATTTGGGAACTGGACGAAGCGGGCAACAAGCGACAAACTGATGCTTACCGTAAGCTACGCCAACAAACCGAACAGCAACTTATCAATGATTTCCATTTGAGCCAAAAGGCGTGGAAACCAATGGAGCAGGAAACGCTCAAGCAGCGTTATCTTGGCAAGATGCAAACCACGGCGGTGCTGAACAATCGCTTTGCGGCTGAAGAATTGCAAATGCTGGATTTACAGCATCAAAACCGCATTGATACGCAGCGCAATCAGTATCAACAAGAACTCAAGTTGATGCACCAGCATATTGCTGACAAAGAGAAGTTGTTGAAAAAATCGATTGGCGATGATGCAGATCAAATTATCCAAACCACACGCGGCAGTACGCCCAGCGCGATTGCGCCACAGAAAAATGCCATTGTCGCTCAACAGCAAGTCATCAAAGAGATTAACCTACAACGCAAAAATCTGGAACAGATTAACGACAATCTCAAGTTTGATATTCAGCACATCACTCGCGGGGCGGGACAAGAATCCGCTGTACGGGGCATTTTAGGACGGGATGCGGATGAAGACGAAATACGCAAGCTGCTCACGCCACGCGGCTTAGAAAAGCAAGCCGAACAGCGCGTATTGTCACAAGGCAAGCTAACTAAGGACTCACCGAAGTTCTACAAAGCCGTGGCTGCCATGACGCAAGATTTGGAAGCGGCGTTAGGTGAAAACGCGAAAAGCGTCTATGCCATGAATAAGCAAATTGCAGAAAACAACCATGCGCAAAAGCAGCTGGGTGAAAGTGTTGCTATTTACAAACGTCAACTCAAAGAAGACATCGCCAACTTGCGCAAGTTATCGCCTGAGTCGTTTGCAAAAGGCGGGGCAATAAGATTTTCCGAGACAGATGATAATGTGTTGACAACCCGCAGCCAGTTGGAGGCGCAAGCACAGAAATACACGCCCGCTGACATCGGCGGTATGCGTCAAACTGTAGCAGGGATGCCAGATGCCGATTATTTGGCTGAACAGAGTGCGCAGTTGCGGCATGAGGCTGAGGTAGCGCAACGGGCGCAACAAGACCTGCTCAAAAACCAAGCCAGTTACAACAGCAAAGCACAAGCGATTGATTTAGACCATCGTAGCCATTTAGCCGACCTCAACGATGAATACTTAGCCAATCTCAGAAAGACTACAGCAACGCACATTGCGAATGACACCAGCAGCAGCCAAGCATCTCGCAAACAAAGCTTGAAGCATTTATCTGAATACCATAAACAGTACGAAGAGGAGATGCAGAAAGCTGAAGAGCGCATGACGCACCGCACTCGGCGGGAAGCGGCGTTATTGCTTGAAACGCTGGATACACAAACGCAAACCCGTGCTATTGACATCGCAGGGCAGCGCGGCGTTAATATGTATGAGCTTGATGATCAAGGCATTCAGCGAGAAACCAAAGCATTCATCAAGATTCAAAAGGAAGCTGAACAACACATCCTAAACGACTTCCAGTTGCGTGATGCGGCATATCGTGAAGCGGAACGTCAAGCGGTTGCCGACCGTTACGATGCCAGAATTACCAATTTAGCAGCGCGGCATGACAGCTACACACAAGCACAAGTTCAGCTTTTCAAGCAAAATCATGCTGACATCATGCGGACGCAAGAGGCGTTGCACCAAGACGAATTACGCGCAATCAACGCTCACTATCAAGCCAAGCAAGATAAGTTGACTTCTCAACTCAGCGATACGCAACGTGGTCAAATAGTGATTCCTGAGTTGAAAGAGGTTGATCACGTCAAGCATCAAAAACGCTTGGTTGCTGGGTATGAGGAAGTTGTCAGAGAGCTACAATTGCAGCGTAACCACTTGGGTAGACTCAATAAGGATATTGGCAACCAAAAACTGCACATTCCTTCTGTGCAATACACCGACCCCGCGATTCAAAGATGGCTCGGCGACAGTGCCAGTAAAGAACAAATCAATGCATTCCTGTCTCCAGAAGGCGTAGAAAAGCAAGCGCGTAAAATGACACCCGGCACAGCAGACAGTGACAAATTTAACAAATCGCTTGCCACAACAATGAAAGAGATAAAGGATTCTCTTAGCCCTAACGCCAAGCTGATTTACGAACTCAATGCGCAAAAACTGGGCAACCAACGCCAACAAAAAGAACTTGACGAGGCGATAAGCAAGTACAAGAAAGAAATCAGCGACAATACCAAGGCACTGAAAAAGTTATCGCCTGATTCTTTCCATCGCGGCAAACTGGATTTAAGCCAAGTTGATCCAACGACAAATTACAGACGTGCTGACTTGGAGAGCGTCGCTAAACTACATGAGCGCGATAAGAGCTATCCAAGCTTTAAAGCTGACGACATGGATACCGAACTCACCCAGCCCCGCACTTCTCAACAAATGCTCGCAAGCCTTGAGTCTGCGATTCATAGCTTGCGCAATTCGTTTGCATTCTTGGAAACTAGCGCACAAAAAGCGGCAGTGGAATTAAGTCATGTCGGTAAAGATTTCAAAACGCCTTATTGGGTTAGTGCTGACAAGCAAATTACGGCTCGTCAAAAGAAAATAACGGAGATATACACAGAGATTGGCGAGGACTTAAAAGGTGCTAACAGAAAATCAACTAAAGAACTCCAAACGCTCTCCGCAAAAATAGGCAGCAGCTTAACTCAAAGCCAAACGTTTTTCGCTGACATGGCGAAAGCAGGCAACGACATAACAGACGCGCAACGCAAGCAGCTTAAAGCCGCAAATGATACGCTGAAATATCAGAAAAGCATTATTGACTCGGTGAAACGAAGCAAAGAAGCACAAGCTGAGATTAACAAACAAACGGCGATGCGGGCACAAGGTGAAAAAGGCACATACGGCAAGCTCAACGACGCAACAAAAAACATCACCGCACAAATTGACGCAAACCAAAAGCTGATTAACCAAATCCATCAAGGCAATGTTGGACTCAACAATGCACAACGCAAAGAATTAATACTCAAGCAAGAATACCTTAAAGAAATAAGAAGCCAGACCCAAAAGCTGAGTAGCGACATACAGAATCAACAGCCTGCGGCAAAGGCTAAACAAAGAATACCCGTCCCAAAAGGACAGAGAGGTTTTGTAGACACCTCACTACCGCCCATAAAAGACTGGCCGGTTTACAAAGGCTACGAAAAACTCAAAGGCAAAATACAGGCAGTTGGCGAACAAGCTAAGGCTACCACTAGACATATTGCCACGATGGGTAAGCAGCTAACTGTAAGCCAAAAAGCAGTCAAAGGCATGGCGATTGCTGTCAAGGGGTTGGTATTATCCATGAGCTTTGTCGGTGGCATGGCATTGGGTTTCGCCGCAGAAATGGCATTGATGTTTGCCTTCCAGTGGGTGATGGAGAATTGGGACGATATTGTTCTTAAATGGGAAAACATCTGGTACACGCTACAAAAAACGTTCAGCACCACTAAAAACAACATTATCTCGACATGGGAACAAGTCAAAACCTACCTTAACGCCAATCTTGGTTTTGATGGCTTCAGTTATGGCGCAGCCCTAATCAAGACATTTGTACAGGGCATTCTGTCAAAAGGCGGAGAAATTTGGGGTGCTATCGTTGCGTTGTTTACACAGTACATTACCCCGCTGATGCCACACAGTCCTGCTGAACAAGGCCCCCTGTCAAATTTATTGATTTGGGGCGAGATGCTAATTGTGACATTAGCGGAAGGCATCCGTAGCGCAAGCCATGTTTTAGTTGAAAGTTTGTTTTGGGTATTTAGTTATTTATTGACATTGGTGCCACAGCAAGCCCAAGCGGTCGCGGGTGGGTTTTTATTGGCATTTGGTCAACGCCTAACCGAAAACGATGTTAAGTTGTTTGACGGCGTGGCGGACGGTCTATACGCGGTGCTGGCAATTGAAATGCAGCGCGTATTCGGCATGAACAATCCCGTGGTCAATATGGTGAAAAATTTCATGTTGACCATAGGGGGATTGCTCAATTCGTTACCTGAACCCGTGCGCAATATGAGCAAAGCGTTAATCGTAGAACTATCTGCGATTACCTTCCTGCCTAAAATATTAGAAATATCAACCGCTACCATCATCAAGTTCAGCAATGCGCTGCGTACCATATACGAATTAGTTCCCAGTTTGAGCAAGCCTTTCGCGTTACTTGGCAGCAAATTGACTGACCTGAGCGCTGCATTTAAAAACATCCAAAATGAGCTTAACTTCACGCAATGGGTATCACGTCAAGTTGTCACACCGCTGACCCATGCTTACCGCGTTGTACAGTCTTTTGCTCAAGGCGTCAGCGAATTTGCTCAATCGTTTTCTGATAGCTGGAAAAATACTGCTGAGCCAATCCGTAAGCTGGTCAAAGGCTTGTCAACTGACATGGGTGTTTTGCTGATTGCAACTATGGCATTTGGGGCTGTACCCGCAATGTATATTGCCTTAGCCGTCGCCGTAGGCAAAGCGGCTTATGCATTCAAAGACGAATTGTACGGCGCAATCATGGCAGTTGTCGATTGGTGGGATTCGCTATCTGATACCAACAAGATGTTGATTACGATAACGGTAAGCATTGCCTCAGTTGGATTGGCATTAAAAGCCTTAATCCCGATTATTGCGTTAGCATTTAAGCTCACACCGCTACAACTATGGGCAGCGCGATTAAGTGTCTTATTCACGCTAATTTCTACGTTCTCGACAGAAATCAAAGCCGCAGCACAATGGTTGACGGACTTCTTCACCAATCCACTACAACCCGCCCAATCCATGACGGATTTACTGGCACGGTTTGGTGTGGGTATCACCGCCGTCGTGGTAGCGTACAAACTACTCAGCACTACCATATTCATGGGCAATGCGGCTATCAGCACAGCAATTGGCATGTACAAATTGTGGCTGGTTCAAACCCAAGCCCAAACCGCTGCCACAGGCGCGCTCGCCACCGCCACCAAACTATTAAAAGTTTCTTTAGGGCTGTTACTGGTCGCTTTCGCCGCCTTTGAACTCGGCAAACTCATTGCTGAAATGGAATGGTGGCAACAACAAAGCGATTTAGTTAAAGCCAGTATTATCGGCTTAACTGCCGTCCTCACTGCCAGTTATGTCACATGGCGATTGATGCCAACGATTATGACCGCTTGGAGAGTTGCTACCACTGCGTTAAGTGCAGCCAAATCAGTATTGGCGACACGCCTGATTGCAGCAACACTGCTGGTTAGTAGCTACAGCGCATCCACCAAACTCGCTGTTATCGCCACAAACACAATGGCGGTCGCATCACGCGCTGCGGGTGTAGCGTTAGCCGTATTAGCCAGCCCGATTACATTAACCGTTGCCGCCGTTGCAGGCGCAACGGCTGCTTTAGTCTTGCTCTACCAACACCTAGACGACGTGCGAGAGTTCATCAACTCGCAATGGGCGGGATTGGGTACGTTATTGACTGCCCCGATTGAAGCCATTGGTGATATGGTGATCAACACAGGCACAGCAATCGGCGAAGCCATTGGCGCAATCTCCACAGGACAATTCAGCGACTTAGGCGGCATTTGGGCAAATTCCCTGATAGGCGGGTTCAACATCTTCGGCGAATTGCTCTACAACCTCATCACAGGCGCATTCACCATGTTGACAGGCATTGAGATGCCAGCATGGGAAAACTTTAATCCATTTACGGGCTTGTGGGAAACCGCCAACCAACAAGTCATTAAAATCCGCGTTAGCTTTGGTCAATTTGTCCAGTGGGCGTTAAGAGAGATGGCATCGCTCATGGTCTATTCCTCAAGAGTTGCGTTTTTCCTTGGTAAAGGCGACGACATGATTGAGGGCGCACAGGTGCTGCGCAATGCGGCGAATGCGATTGGGCGGGATAATAGAAAGCTTTTGGAGGAAAATGCCAAAGGCATTCCTGATGCAATCGCTAGTGGAATTAGCCAAAACGCACACAAAGTCGCTGACGAAACTGAGAAGATGATGAATGCGGCGGATAAAAAACTGCCTCACTCGCTCCCCGTCGAAGGCGACATGGCGAGTGCTGATGGTGGTGGTATTCCCGCAGCGATTGGCGAACAGATTGCGGTGAATGGACACAAGATCTCGGACGCGCTGGAAGGCGTGATGAACAATGCTGCAATGCAACTCAGCGGCGAACAAGTCAAGGCGGTAGCGAAAGCAGGCGCAAGCCAAATCAGCGACGCGGTGGGTATGCTGGGCAACTTGGATTTTAAAGCCGCGCTTGACCAAACCAAGCAGGCGTTAGAGCAGGCAAGTATTCATTTAATGCTGGGCAAAATTGCCGCTGGTGCTGAATTAACCAAAGACTCGCTGGACACATTAAGTCTTGACCAACTGAAAAAACTGCAAGAAGAAGCCGCGAATCTGTCCAAAGAACAAGCCAAAGAAGGTGCAAATGCAATCAGCATGGCGGCATCGCAAAACGTGGTGATGTTGAATGAATTTGTCAAACAAAAAGAACAACTCGCAGCGGAGGCAAAACAAGGCTCAACTGACTTAATGACGCAAATGACCACTGATGTCAAAGACATGTCTACTCAGGCGCAAAAGTTCTTCCGTAAAATTAAAGGTGAAATCGAGGAAATAAGAGAGAAAACCAAAAACGTTGGCTTAAATGAGGATAAAATCCGTTTGCGAGACCTTGAAGAATCCATGAAAAATGGTTCTAAGGCGTGGGTTTCCTGGTTTGATACCAAAGGCATCCCAGAAGAACAAGCGCAAGTCGAACTTAAAAAAATGAAGTTAATGGTAGCGCAAAAAGCGATTGAAGCTGAAAATTTACGGCTTAAAGAAGAGCAGAACAAGCTAGTCACAGAGGAAGAAAAGAAACGCGAATACATCAACTCGCTACTGAAAGACGGCACTGAAGAGCAGCGAAAACAAGTTGCAGAAATGAAAGCGCGTGAAGCGCAAATTAAGGAAGTGCAAAAGCAACGCGAAGCCGAAAAGAAAGCGGCGCAAGAAATCACTCAAGCCCAAGAGGGCCTCACTAAGGCTTTGGCAGATTCGCAACTTGCGTTGCAAACAGCACAAATGACGGAATTGGAAAAAGAACGTCTACAACTTAAACAGCAATACGTCAAATTGAACGATGCTGAATCTAAGCAAATGCTGGCGCAACTTATTGCCAACAAAGAGCAAGCCAAAATCCAAAAAGCATTGTTCGACGCCAAGCAAGCCACGCTGTTCGCTGGCATGACCGATGCGCAAAAAGAGTTTTATCAACTCACCAAGGAGATTGGCAAGGAAAACGCCGCGATTGTTGCGCAAGAACGAGTTAAAGCCGACATCATCAAAAAAACCCGTGACCTGCAAACCAAAATTGACACTATGGGCATGTCTGATGCGCAGAAGCAGCGTTATGAGTTTGAGCAACAATATGGCGAAGCATTGGGCGCAAACGTGAAGCAGTTTGCAGAGCAATACGAAAAAACTTTGCAAATGATTGCCTCACAAAAAGAATTGGCGAAGGTGCGAGAGCAGCTTTATGCCGCAGGGATGAATGCCAAGCAGCGCGAATACTTTGAACTGATGAAACAAGTCGGGGTTGAAACCGCCGACCAAATCATCCGTGAGAAAGAACTCGCCGCACAACGCCAAGCAGGTCAAGAAAAAATTGACAAGCTGCAACATGAAATTGACTTAAAAACCAAGCTGACTGCACAGGAGCGGGAACGTTACGAGTTAATTAAAGATGTTGCGCCAGAACAATGGGATCAAGTCGTTGCACTAGATACACAAAAGAAAGCTTTAGAAGAAAACAATAAGCAGTGGGATAGCGCGATTGATAAGGCGGGGGATTACTGGGGCAAGATGGCGTCAGGTCAAATGGATTTTGACGACGGATTCAAGGGTATGGTGAAAGACCTTCAGCAGTCGTTCCAGCAACAACTCGCAGACCAAGCCAAAGCTGAATTTAAAGCGTTATTCGGCATCGGAGATAACGGTGCGCAACTGGATAACGAAGAAATCATGAATAAAATGTCTTCATCACTGGATGAAAACATTAAAACCGCCGCCAAAGCGTATGATGATTACACTCAAAGAGTTGAAAACGCCACCAATGACGCTGGCGACAAGATGGCGCAGGCAATTGATAAACTGCAATCGGGACTAAAGGATGCTTTAAGCACGCTCAATACGGGTGTTGCTGCGGCAGTGACTGAGGGCGTCGAGAAAGCACGCAAAGTAACTAATTCAGATGTTAATTTTGCGCCAGTGGAACGCGGCAAGGCAGACTACAACCAAAATGAAATCATCAACATTGTCGGCAGCACTGCGCAACAACACGGCATTGACCCTGTTGACTTTATTAAGTTTGCCAAAGTTGAAAGCAATTTTAACGAGAGAGCGCAAGCCAGTTTAAGTTCTGCAAAAGGACTGTTCCAGTTTGTTGACAGCACTGCCAAGCAGTACGGCATCATGGGTAAACAGTTTGACCCATTTGAAAATGCTAACGCGGCTGCTGAGCTATACAAAGACAACTTAAAAACCATCAAAAAATTACAAGGTGAAGTCAAGGACATGGACGTAGTGGACATGTACTTGATGCACCAGCAGGGCGTGGGTGGCTACAACAAACTAAGCAAAGTTGCTGATGGCGCAGGCAATTTTAATGCGTCGCAACGCAAAAACCTCATCAATAATGCCCACGGCGATTTGCGCAGCCAGATGCCACAAATGGACGACACCACGCTCGCTAACGCATTTATTGATTACTGGAAACAGCGTTTTGATGCAATTCAACTACCTGAGATTGACGGCAAGCCGCTAGAAGTTGCGGTTCAACAGCAATCTGCTGCTACGCAGGCTAGCGTGCAGTCTACGCAAATGCAATCGCAAGCGGCGCAGATGAGTGCCAGTGCACAGGCACAAACAGCGCAGGCAGCACAAATGAATGCGACGGCACAAAGCCAGTCCGCTGTCGCCATTTCACAAGCCGCCCAATTCATGATAACAACAGGTGGTGCAATTGCCAGCAAAGTCTCTTCCGCTATGGGCGGTATCGCTGGTGCGGCACAACGCATGACCAGTGGCAAAGGCGGCATTGTTGGCGCAATTAATGGCTTATTTGGAGGTAGCTCTGGTGGTGACGCCGCTGCAAAAGCGGCACAGGCTAGCAGCACGGGTTTTTTCAGCAGTATTGGCGATTTCTTTAGCGGCATAAAAAGCAATGTCAGCAGTTTCTTTTCTCCGATTACGGATGCGGTAAAAGGCTTTTCTAGCACTGTAAAAAGTGGCATCAACAGCATAACCGAAAGTATTGGACTTGGGGAAGTTTTTGGCAGCAGTGGGCTAAGTGGCATGAGTGGTGGTCTACTAAGTGTTGGTATGTCACTTTTCAGCGGTGATATAACGGATGCAATCAGTGGCTTAGGCGGCATGATTGGACAGGCATTGATTCCTATACCTGTGTTGGGCGGCATGATTGGTAGCACGGTAGGCAAGTTTATCGGCGGCGCATTCAGCAAAAAACAACTGTCTGGCTATCGCATTGAAAGTACGCTTGGCGGACGATACGGCACTAATTACGGGCGTGAATCTAACCGTAATAACGAGGACGGTATCAAAGCATCCAAAGAAATGACCCGTAATGGCAACAAAGGCTATTATGGCAATACGGAAGAAGCGATTGCGCCAATTGAAGCAGCATTGCGCGACTGGAACGAGGCAATGAAAGTTAAAATCGGTGAACTTGGTGTTTTCGTGGGAGAAAGTGCCACCGCATTTACCGAAACGGTTTACGACGGCTTTGAGCAAAAACTAGACATCAAAGGCAAGTCCGTAGAAGAAATTGCACAAAAAGCCGAGCAGTGGATGCAAGAAACTCAAGGTTTATTGCTGTCACGCGCTGCTAGCGTTATGGACTCATCAAAACTCAACGTCGTTGACAAACTCATTGTTGACGCATTGAAGGCCAGTGAAGGTGATTTTGAGTCCGTGCAGCCTATTATTGAAAACCTTAATGCGCTCAGTGTCGCTTTTCATAAATTAGGCTTTTCCAGTGACAGCATCAGCCAGGCATTAATCGACAATGCAGGCGGTTTAGATAATTTACTCAGCAACTTAGACCTTTACTACAACAGTTTCTATTCACAAGAAGCCAAAGTTTTAGCGCAGATGCGCGTCATCCGCGAGACAATGCTGGATACTTTCAAAGGCATTTCCAAAGGCCTTGACCAAGGTTCGTTAGAACTACCAGAAACCGCCGCTGAATTCCGTAAGACTATTGACGCGGTGATGAAAGGCGAAACAGAACTCAGTGAAGTGCAAAAAGGTGCGCTACTGAATTTAATTCCTGTTGCCAAAGAATACTATCAACTGACAGAAAGTGCCGAAGACGAATACACCAAGAATATCTTAGGCGAGTCTGCTTATCGCCAACGCGAAGTTGAAAAAGCCACCAAACAAATCAACACCATATTTTCTGAAATCGGGCAGCCGATTCCGCAAACCAAGGCTGAATTTGAATCATTGGTGCGCGAAATAGAACGCACTCAAGGCGTCAACAGTAGCGCCGCCACTGCATTAAAATCGGTTAGCGGCGTATGGCTTGATTACATCAATATAACTGGTGGTTTAAGCAGTGATTTATTCACGGTTGAGCAGGGTTTAAATACATTCCACAACCAAATCATGAGCTTGGGCGACGCGTTGACTGCCAGCAATATTGCCAACGCCTTTACTGTTGCATTTGAGAATTCCGCCAATCGCTCCGAGTTCGGGAAAAACTTCGCCCAAAACGTCGAGCAGCAAGTCCGACAAGCGATGCAAAACGTGATGCTAAACACGGTATCGCAGATGGTCATGCAGGGGATAGTACAACCGATGCTGCAAGCGCAGCAATTGGTCATGGCGCAAGAATTGGAAGCAGCAGGCGTGAAATCCAGCATGGAATTGGATGCAGCCGTAAATGCGGCGAATATTGACATGCAGGCTTCCACTAACGCAGCGAATATGACGCTCAATGCGAAAACCCAAGCGTCAAGTATGGCGGTTAATAGCGAAGTGCAGTCCAGCACAGTTGAGATGCAAGGCGCACTGACCGCCGCACAAATATTGGCAGCAGGCGGAGAAGAAGCAGCGGCATTTATTGAAAATCAAATTGATAACATATTAGCGACGGTAGAAGTAATGACGCAAGTCATGGGCGATGAGCGCATTGAAGAGGCGATGTCAAAAATGATGCCCGGACTGGAAAAAGTTGGCGCAGCAACGTATGACATGATGAAAACCACGCCTATCACTGCGCCAATTGTGCAGCAAAACGAACAACGCATTCAAATTGACCGCGCTAAAGAGGCGGCTGACCGCGCTAAAGAAGCGGAGGAAAAAGCTGAACAAGCGAGAAAAGAAGCTGAACAAAGAAAAATTGACGACGCCAAAAATACCTTATCAGCACTAGCAGACCAAGCCAGCGACGCAATGGATAGACTGGGCGATGCGCTAGACAACCTTAGAGAACGATTGGAAAGCGTCAGAGATTTTTCCGAAGCGATGCGGGATTTTGCCACAGGCTTGGAAGGCGATGCATTGACCATACATAACCTCAGCAAACGCTATCAATCAGTGGATTTAGTCAGCATGGTAAACGCCGACACACTGGAGAATTACGCCAGCCACTTTGCTAATTTAGCCGATTTAGAAGCCAATGCGTTAAATCGCCGTCAATCGCAACTTGAATCACAGCAACGCGGATTAGAAGCTACTCAAGAGGCATTGCAAAATGTCAGCGATGAAAACGCGGTGGCAATGGCGGCTAACGCCAGTCAATACCAAAGCAGCATCAATGCAGCGATGTCTGGATTGGCGACGCCTGTAGTCGGCATCAGTCAACTCGCAGCAAAACTGGGCGTAGAGGCGGAGACGTTACAAGAAGACATTGGCGCATTACTGGACATGGCACGGGCGCAACAAAAAGTCATCAGTGAGTTTGGACAGTCCATGTCAGACTTGACCAACGAAGTCAGCCAAGAACAACGCGCTATTGCTGACATCAAAGCCAAATATCAAGACAGCGATTTACCCTTCCTGAATGCAAGTACATGGCAAGAGGTTGCCGAACTTGGGGCTAATACCGCTGCCAACACTGAACTTCTGATGCGTGCAGCGTTTGAGCGTGGCGTAGACGTGTCGGAAATCACTGAGGACTGGCACGCCTTGGCTGAAGCGATGCGCGAGGCGGACAATCAACTGAATGACGCATTGAACCGCTTCGACGAACTTGCCAGCACCGATAATCGCTGGCAACAGGTGACGGATTTCGCTGAAGGCAACAAGGCGTTCATGCGCGTGATTGACAACACAGGTCTGTCAATTCAAGAAGTTGTCAACCGCTTCGCCACCATGAACGAGGACGATGCTTACGATTTAACACACTGGAAAAACTGGGGTGAAGCTTTAGGGCTGACGGGCGATGCCCTGCTTGAATTCACCAATCAAGCCGTAGATGCTGCCGCGATTTATTTGGAAATCAGCAGCGAAATCAAAGCCGCATTCAGCGAAGCCAGAAGTGTATTCACCGACATTGCAGGCATGTCGAGCGCACTGGATAACATCAATGCATTCACTGCCAAGTATCCACAATTAATTGCGGATGTCAGTGGTTACACGGGTGGGTTTGAACAGTTAATGCAAGACCTCGCCAACGGCAATATCAGTCAAACCATGGCGGAAGATTATGCCGCTAGTCTTGGCATTGCCAAGGAAAAAACTGCTGAATTTATCCAAGAAGTCAGTGCTGCGGCAAGTAAATGGGCAGCGATTTTGGAGGAAATCAAATCTGCCTTTACTGATACGCAAGACGTGTTCAAAGACATCGCAGGCGTAGAAGATGACATGACGCTGATTAATGAATTCAGTGCCAAGTACCCACAGTTCATCAAAGACCTAAATGGCTACATGGGTGGTTTTGAGCAATTCAGTAAAGACATGGCATCAGGTGTGATTACGCAACAAATGGCGGAGGACTACGCGGCGGCAATCGGTATTCCTAAAGACAAGGTTGCTGAGTTCATTACGGAAACAGGTGCGGCGGCGCAACAATGGCAAGCGATTCTTGACAAGCAACGTGAGCGTACTCTTGCCGCGATTGACCATTACTTTGAAGCGTTTGACCAACTCAGTGATGGTATTGGTAGTGTGGCGGAGAATATTACTCAAGGCTTGCAAAACTTTGAAACCGACGCAATGGCTTCGACCCGTCGCGGCGACCGCATGAGCCAAATCATCCAAGACAACGGCGATTACGCCAGCTTTGATTGGTTAGGCGGCTTTAACCCAAGCCAAGACATCAGCGACACCAACAAGATCGACACGGAACGCGCTGAACAAATCATCAATGATGCGAATGAATACATTGACTTATTGATGACCGAGCATGATTATCAAATCGGTTTGATTGAGCAGCAACGCGAAGCCGCCCAACAGGCGCACGATACCCGCGTGGCGTTTTATGAGCAAGAGACAGACATGTTTGCCTCGCTATCCGACGCGGTGCAAGGTCAAATGGATGCAATTCAAGACAGCTTAGACGCGGTAGCACAAGAAATGCGCGATGCCGATTTGGATTTAGCGACTCAAAAACTCACCAAGCAGTTTGAGTTATCAGGCAATCAAGACGTAGTGGGCTTCCGTCAACAAGTTACTGGTTTAATGACCGCGCAAACGGGAGCTGAGGTACAAACCCAAAACGCGGCATTCAATGCAGGTGTGGCAACTGCACCGCAATTACTGGCTGACCATCAAGCTGAAATGAACGCGCTACTGGAAGAAAAAATCGCCTTAGAGCAGCGCATGGCTGAAGCGGATGAAGTCACCTTTGCGATGAAACAACAGCAAATCGTGCTAGACCTTCAAATCGCTGACCAAACCGAAGCCTTGCAGGACTCACAACAACAGTTGATTGCGCAAGGTGATAAAGTGCGGGAAGCCCTTGCCGCTGACCGTGATGCACGTATCGCGGCGGTTGAATTGGCAACTGAACAGGAAATGCGTTTACTTGGAGAAAAACACGACGCTGAGATTAAAGCGTTAGAAGAAGCGCAACAACTGGCGCAACAACTCAAAGACGCGCTCGGTTCAGCCCGTCAAGCGTTTGCCGACGACATCAAAAAGCTGAAAAAAGACTTAGGGCAAGATACGGTAACAGCCATGCAGCAATCCGCCCAAATGCGCGGACAAATCAACACGGGCATGGTGGTCAACAATGACAACATCAGCAAAATCAACGAATACCGCGAAACCGTGCTGTCTGCATTAGACGAACAACTGGCGCAAATTGAAGAACAGCATGAAAAAGAGCGCGAGCTTTACGAACAGCAAAGACAAAACGCAGACGCGCTGTTGGACTTCTCCAAACAGATGGTGGACTATCTTGACGACCTGAAATTGTCAGAAAAATCCATTTTGACAGACCAAGAGAAGTACACCGAAGCGCAACGCCAATTTGAAGAAGCACAAAAAGCCTTTTATGCAGGCGAGATAGATGCCAGCGCGGTCACATCCGCTGCCAGCAGCTTATTGGATGCTTCAGACCAATTCAACGCCCAAGGCTCAGTGGGATACGTCGGTGATTACAATATGATCACCAGCGCAATGGAAGCGATGGGCTTGGATGCGCAAGCACAGGCAAATCAAATCCAGCAAGATTTACCGCTAGACCAAACTCAAACCGCCGCCAATGTCAGCGAGATTCAAGCAGCGCAACAAGCCGCTTTGAATGAGTTGATTCGTGTGGATGAAATTTTGTCAATCATGCAAACCGATCCCGCTGCCACACCGCTACCTGAAGACCAATTCAACAAACAATTGGACGATGCGCGGTTACAGCACGAGAATGAGTTGCTTGCCGCACAAGCACGTAGCAACGCCGAAATTGCCGCGATTAATTCAGCTTACAAAGACGATTTATTGTTGCTGAATGCGCAGTTGGGTGGACTCAATGAGCAATACACCGCCTTTAACGAATTCTACCGTGAAGAAGCAGCGAAGCCGTTTAACGACGACCCATTTGCTATTGAGATTAAAGCCTTAGAGCAGCAAACCATTGCAGAGCTACAGCAATTCGCTGAATACACCCGCATTGCCGATGAGAATTTACGCAACAGCCTTGAAGGACATATCGGCGCATTGCAAGCGCAGTTATCGCAAGACTTGCAGCAAGAGGTGGGTATGCGCCTGGATGCGACGCTACAACGTGATGTAGTAGGCGCAATGAACGCGGTTGGTGCGGCAATAGGCAGTATTGAGTTCAACGCCACCACGGACAGCGCAGGCGCAATTACAGGCATCTCAGGTGGGGCATCATTTAGTGCATTCAGTGCAGGTGGAGTCAGTGCTGCCAGAGGCAACCCGGCGGTCAATACCAGCAGCAACCCGCGCTCTACCAATGCAAGTCCGCCAAACTTATTTGCTGATATTGAAGGCAGTGACAACAACGCAGTCAACCGCGACTCGTTCAACAAAATCTTTACCTTAGCCAGCCAAAACAAAGGTCGTTATCAGTTTGGACAATTGATGGCGGCATTCGCTGAGATTGGCTACAACGAAGAAATGGCGTATCTACCCGATGTGACAGTCGCAGACTTCAACATTGGGCACATGCTTGACATCCACCCACTCGCACAACGCCAAGGTGCGGTGCAACAATGGTACGACAGCTTGCCGTCTTACGATGTTGGTACAGCCAACGTCGCCCAAGATCAACTGGCTAAAATTCACCAAGGCGAAATTGTCATTGACCCGCAAACCTCCGAGGCATTGCGTCGCTACGGCATCATGGTAAACCTGATGGATAACAGCAACGACGACAGCACTCCAGCATACCAAGAAGCACGGGACTCCTACAACGCCAGCCACGGCGAAACCAAAGTCACCATCGAGCGCAACGACAGCGACAAAGCCGAACTGCAAGCTATCAAAGCCGAATTGGTTGCCATGAAAGCCGAGCTACAACGCAACAACGAAATTGAACTCGCCCAACTGGAAGCGACTGAAGAACAAACCGAACAAGTCACTAAAGCAACTCAGGACTTGCCTAAGAAAATACGTAAAGAGGGACAGAAGGGGAAGGCGGTACAGAGAGTTGAGTGAGTCTAAGGAGTCCACGCCTCGGCGTGACGGAATCAATTGATGGACTTCCTTGCGTCAGCCCATCCCACGCTTGCTAAACTGCTTGTTAGGCTTTATTAAATGACATTAAGCATTTATTGCAGATAACATTAAAACTTGGGTATTCAACAATTAACAATGCATCAGCACTTGTGTTTTGTGGTGTAGATACTTGGTTGCATAGACAGCATCTAAAACTGCCAAACCCAAAAGACTCAAAGTTTGTTTCAACAACTTCGCCATCTGGCGTTTTCCTTAATGTTGTGTAATTCTCATTCATGTTTATCGTCATCAATTCCGCTAACAACAGCATCAAAAACTAGCAAGCCTAGCCACAAACATCCAACCCAGACCACGCTTTAGTTTCACACGGCAGTGTAGCTAAACAATCAGCAGTTTGTTGTTCTCCATTCATTGTCAATAACTCCGAACGCAGTTCATTAACAACAGTTGCCACACGTACCTTTCTGTCCTATTGAACCTCAAACCCTTTACTACCCATTTTTTGTTCGATTCGCATTAATAGGTTATCTAACGAATAGATATAACGCATTTTAATAACGGCTGGTTCGCCTTGTTCTAGATCACCGCTATCGGTCTCATCATCAAGAAATGTGACAACAACATCAACTGACTGATTGTTTTTTTCAATGCTAACCCCCCCTTGTAACTGGCATCAAAAAACTCTTCAACCAGACCTGATGGTTGTACCCCAGCGCACGAATAAAGACCAAACAGCTTGTCGATTAAACCCCGTATTTTGTTATTCATCAAAACTTTCGCCATAATCAACCCTCATGAACTGTATTTTCGTATACTAATTGTAAAAAATTGTCTTTCGCTCCCAAGCTCCGCTTGGGAGTGTAGCACTATCCGCTCGGCGGATTCATTACCTTAATGCTGTCAAACAAACAAATGCCCACGCCAATCATACGTGTCGATAAAATTATCACACTTATAATCTCGTGGCGTTATCACATGACCTGCCCCAATATCCAAAGTCAAATTTTTTATTTCAAACAGGCTCATTCGCTCATGCGATGGCACTAGCTTACTTATCAAACAATCACCCGCATTAATCACAAACGCCTCCCAATGGTCACAACCCGCACAGCAAGGCTTACCCTCCATTAAGACGCGGTAGTGATAATCCATAAAGTGCTGCAATGCTTCTGGCGACATCATTTGAACTTACCCCGAAATCATTGCATGGTTGACAATAATAATGGATTCATTACATTGAATGTACTTTTGTGTGGAATTTTGGTTGTTTATTAAGCTGAATGCCATTTTGGTTTGCCCACTCGATTAGTGGATTCATGTCAGGGCATGACTGTTCGCCTCGCATTACTGCATCAGCTATTTCTGGCTTAACAGCGAGAATCCAACCACAAGGTTCATCATAGTCGCAATAGGCAAGGACGGCAAATTCATTAGGCGGCGGTTCCGTTACAATCCCGCCATCGACTTCGGTGAAGAGCAGAAGGCAGCTATCTACTTCATCTTCAGTACCAAGCAAGTCATGCTTTTCATTGTATTTTTCTGTAAGTCCGATTACGACATCAGGAGTGATGTCGTAACCAAACCCAGATACTGCCTCATGGTAAATTCTCATATTTCCTCTTTAATTGGTATTAAGTTATTGTAGGGTTGGCTAGGCGCATCACAAACTCAAATCCAGCAAGAACCTTTGCCGCACCGCAGCCCACCGTGAATGATTTACTTGTAGTGATGGGCTTCCTGTCGTCAGCCCATCCTACGCTTTGCTTTAATCCGTTTCACGCAACAATTTCCTAAGCTCTTTTGCCTCCATTGGGCAAATATCGTCAATGTTACATTCTAAAAGATGGCAAACTTTTAACAATAACTCTAGCGTTATTGGAAAACGCTTATTTAATAAATCTCCCATCACCCCCGTATTATGGCATCCCATTTTCATAGAAGCCACTTCCTGCGTTAACCCTAACTTTCTTTTTTTCTGTGCCATATAGCCCGCAAATTATCAGCGTAAGCAATTTCACGGCTGGTCAATTTCACTTCTTTTCTCATGTTCATCCCTTTAATTTGAACCATCATCTCTACCACACGCTGAACAATAGGAAAGAGAAAGGCTGTCTTGATGGTCTTCCTATCGTCAGCCCATCCTACGCCGCTATTATTCCAATATCCGAGCAGTAAAATCAATCTGTATCCGCACCGCCCATTCATTGTCACAATTAGAACACTTCATTGTAACTTTAGAAGGTTTTCCTATTGTCGGATACGGCCAGTAATCATCCCCGTATTCACACGTTTCACCACAGCAAGGACACTCATCTACAACACGAAACGGCATTACCATTCGGTAAATATCTATTTCATAACCGTCTTCTTTTACCAGCTTGATTCTCGCCATCATTTCATATCCATAATACTTGTCAAATCTTCAAGCATTGTAAGGCAGGTCAGGTGCGCCACAAACTCAAAAACCATCAACAACCCTTTTTGCACCGCAGCCCACCGTGAAGGATTGCATCATTTTCACGCTTCATTTTGAGACAACACGGGGCATATTTACCAAAATCATCAGTATGATGAGCTACGAGCGCATAATAAAACAACAGTTTTTCCAGAAAAAATTCCATATAAACTCAATCCTTGGAGTCAAATACATAATTTGGCCCAGAGTCATTAAGTGAATCAAATCTAATACTCAAATCCAACAAATCTCTTTTAATCTCAATTGGTGGCTTTCCCGACAAGCCAGATTCTACAAAGATTTGACCCGCCTTAACCTGTTCAAGTTGAAATGCCAAAGAAGCGGCACTTAGAAGTATCATGGAGCGCAGCGGTTCAATATCAGTATTGATCGCTTTCATTGCCGCTAAAGTCTCAATATTGTACGCACAAAACATCAACCCACGAAATAAAACATTATTTCGCTTGAAATCACCTTCCGCAAGCGCAACTATTTTCATAGCCTCGTCGTGCAAGGATTCTATTTTTAGTTCCAAAAGTTCATTCTCATCATACTCAATCGTTTCTATTTGCATTATTTTATCTTCATAAGAAGATCAAGCAACCTTTCCATTTTTCGCATTCTCCCTATCGTTCTAGCGTAAGTATGTGGCTTGTCACCCAAATTATAACCATTGGTTTTAATAAAAGTTGAAACATCACTCTTAAAAAGAGAAGGGTTAATCATATCCTGTTCTTCTTCAATCATATAAACAACACGCAAGTGTTCTTCTTCATCACAAATCCATTCGACAAACTTAGCCTCATCGATTTCTTCTGGCTCAGTGTCAGCATCCCAGCCATTTTCATCTAAAAAGCGACTGAAAACTTCATCATCACAGCTTTCGGCATAACTAATACCAGAAACAACGCCATCCCCTTTTTCATCGAAGATAAAAGCCTCGCCATCTCCGCTGGGAGAAACAACCATTGACGAACTACGCGGATGCCAGAAACGCGGTGCGGCTTGAAAATCTGTTTCTTGCTCACGCATTTCTTTAATCAAAGCCATTAAGTCTTTATAGTCTTTTTCAGACAACTTAATCTGAGGCATATTCCCTCCTTAACTCCACATTAAACCAAAAGCATCCGCAGGGCGGATGCTACTGCGTTCCCACGCGGGAGCATGGGAACGAAAAAAACCTAACACTCAAAACACGGCTTACCATAAAACTTCTTCAACGCGCAGTACAACAAAGTCCATACAGCAAATCCAGCAGCCCAAACCATAACCAACGAAAACCTGCAACCATAAATCACCCAACATAAATAATTAAAAAACCTAAGCTGTCAAAGCCGCCCGTATCGCCGCTTCCGTATTGACAAAATCAAATTCCCAACCTGCTTCGACACCGCCGCTATCAATCCACTGTTTAACTGCGTAAGCATCAGTCAACGCGGCAATCTCGCTTGCTTTAGCAACACCTTGAATCTGAATTGTTATAAATTCAATATACAGCAAACCAAGCTTGTAAGCCACCTTAAAATCCAAGGCTGAAAATGGTAACACGGAATTGCTTTCCATAATCCAAAATCCGTCAATATTTTCAAGCACATAAACCAAGAACTTTTGCCGTGATTCCACGTCGGTTTGTATGACATCCCCTTGCCACGGAATACCGCCATGCTCTAATTTCTTGCGATGATTCGAGACTATCTTTCTTGCCCGCTCTTGCCATTCTGACAACAACTCAGCATTATCGACTGCACCGTTCCATTTCGACTTCAACAACTCTACCTTTATCGCTTCATGCGATAGCGGCGTATTGCCAGTAAAAGCGGGCAAATTGTCAGCCGTGGCTTTTAACAGCGTTTCATTGTCAGTTGAAACGCGAAACGTTGTGTCAACAGCAGCATCTAACTGTGCCTGAGCGGGATTTGATATGATGTAGTAATAATATGCCGCCATTATACCAAGCCTGCCGCATCATTGACAATATCAAACTCTATCATATTTACCATTGTGCCGTTTAAGTTATTACCACTGACATCCATAATGTCTGGATAAGTGTCGTTATCGCCCATTCGATAATACGCCACCAAATTAGCTGACAAACTATGGTTGCGCAAATCATTTGCTGTGCCGCTGTTATATGCCTCGGCAATTTCAGTCGCGTCCAATGCCGCATCAAAAAAAGCTACATCATCAACCAGTGTTGCCACCAAATAACCGATGCCGTTATTATTAGAAGTGCGACGCGCTCCAAGCAACACATCACAATTACTTGCCATATTGCCGCCCGAGGTCTTAGAGCCTGAAGAATCGACTACACCATCAACATACAACAAGTTACGCAACGTGCCGTTATCATCATAATTGACTAACGCGATATGATGCCATTCATTGTCTGCGATAGTAGCGTCGCCCACATGAGCCGAGCCGCCGCCCACAGTACAGGAAACTCTGTCATTGTACACATCTAACTGGAATTGACGATCATTTGTCCAATACGACTTACTGACAAATGCGCCTGAGTCACCCGGTCGCAAACGCACCCAACACATAATGGTGAATTCATCCGCATCAGGAACAAAATCAAGCGCGGACGGCTGTTGCAAGTTGACATAAGAATTTGCACCGTCAAACTCCAAGCAATACTGACTAAACGCGGTACTACCGCCGCCGCCACTACTTTGCACCGCATTATTAATATCAACAAAAACCTTACCCGGATTAGTATTATCCAACAATACGCCAAGCTGAATACCTGTATCGGTCAAGGTTAAATCGCCCGTGTCGGACATATACACCGCATCAAACACACTACCGCCCGACACATCAAAGCCGTCCACATCCAATAAGCCGCGTGCCAGCAAAGCTTGGCTCGTGTTATTATCAAAAGAGCTTGAGGTAACGCCCAGCAACGGCGCATCGGTAAGGGCGGTAACAACCTCTGCATCCACGGTATCAGTATCAAACAACCCCGCCAACCGCAACACTTTAAGCGCGGGGATAGTTGCGCCAGTGGAATTATGCACCACCTGAAACTGTCGATAATCCCGCCGCCCGTCGATGTGGCGATAAATCATGTGATCATCATCTTGCAATCCACCCAACAAACCATGCACAGTTGGCGCAGCGGCAGGCGTAACCCCTGAACCCGCCCACACAACATAATCACCACCCTCATCAGTGGTGCGAATTCGTGCAGCAGGCACGTTATTGTAATTGCTGCGAGTTTGATAAATCACACTACCAATAGGCACAAACTCAACAAACGGCAGTCCAACTGTAATAAGCGTATTAATTTCTGAAGTTGCACCCGTTCTTGCCTTGCTTGTGCTGGCATAAACATCTTGCCCCAATACCGCAATAATAGGGCTATTAATGTCGTTAGTGGCAAACACATGAATCAAAAAGAAATCTGATTGTGGGACTTGGCGCAAACCTACTTCTTGGTCGAGAATGCCGTCAACTGTACTACCTGTATTGTTCAGATAATTATACGCACAACGCCCATTGGGCGCACTCCAACCGCCAGAGCCATCATAAATAACAGGAAAGTTGTCAGCATCTTTACGCCGCCACAGGTATGCCCCTGTTAAATAGTAAACCGGCAATTGCGCAATCGGCGACATTTGCTGCGGGTTATTGTTGTTAATCGTAAAATAAATATCTTCATCCGCAAACCGCCCGTCGGCAAGCGCAAACTGCGCCGCACTATCATCGTCACCGTTACCATCAGCAACAAAATTCAACAAACCAAAACCACCAAGATACTGCGATCCATTTGTCAAATGGTGATACAAATGGTCAGCCCCGCTCATTTGGTCTTGATGACGCTCATCTGCTAAGTAAATTTGCCGTTGGTTATCCACATCCCAATAAACAATTGCGGTAAAGCCTTTACCATAAATTAGTTGGTGAATTTCGTCCTCAGTGGGATTAACTAACTCATGGAGTTCACCATCAACATCAAAGTAAATAAAATGCAAACGCTCTACATCTGAAATCTGGATAGACTTCACGGTATTAATGACAAACTCTTGCCCAAAGATAAAAAAACGGAATTGGCTAAACCCAGACTTTGGTGCAATAGAAAATGTGCGTGTAGCATCGTCAAATGACATCTCTGACTGAGCACGCCCATCGCTACCTGCATCCAAATGATAACCCGTTGGCTCACGCAGTAAAAACGCGAGTTCTGAGCCTGTGAGTTCGCCAGAACCGCCGCCATCGCCAGACAACTTTTCTTCACAGCTACACGTCAACAGACTAGAATCCGCGTCATACATTGCATCCAGCGACAACGGGATAATCGGCGGCGATGTTGTGACAAAATCAGCCTCAAACCCCGCATCTAACGTCGCAATCGCAGTGGGATTCATTGCCGCATCTGCTTCAAACCCCGCATCTAACGTCGCAATCGCAGTGGGATTAAGCGTGGCTTCGGCATTAAAATACCAATAAATCAACCGTGAATCAGATGTTTCACGCAACGCACCCCTGCTGCAATATCGCCCAACTGAAACACACGAGGTAACATTAGGCATCGTCAGCAAATACCCGATAGGTAAATGTGCCTGCCTTAAACTCAAAGGTTTGCCCCGTGACGTTGTGCATTTGTTGCGCAGTGGGCAACACGCCACGCCACAAGCTCAAACCAGTCGTAGTGTTAAACACTTGCGCTGCGACAATTTTTTCATTGTCAACTTCTGCCGCCCACGGTGCGGTTGAAGGCCCGAAGGTTAAATCACCCTGATTTGACGTAATCAAGCCCACACCCACTTCAAGCTGCGCATTCGCCAGAGTAATAGGCTGACGCGCATAACCATCGCCTGACAATTCCACAAACGCCGCTTCCCATTCAGTCGGCGACCCGCCTGACACGTCCATTTTATACAGCGCAACCTCCCACGTTTCCGTTTGCAAGTGGGCAATAATTTGTTGTGCGCCTTCAACCGTTGTATTCGCTGCCATGATTAATTTTCACACGGGTGAATATAAACATTGCCATTTGCCGCCCCCGCCATCGTGACAAACGCCAGCTTTTTATTCGCATCAAAAACAAAATGACGCGGCTCACCCGCTGTCAACACTGCGCTAGTTCCTGACGCAGTTGGGTCTTCGCTATGCGCAAACTGCACATCAGTCATTGCTCTAACCTCAACAATGACCATACCATTCTGAAAACTTTGGTTATTTAACCGCATTAACTCACGCATCGTAGGCGTTTGCTTTGATGAACTTGTCGCCGCCAAAACATGACCAACTGACAGCGGTGTTACAATATCTCTTATTGCAGGCATTACTTTTAATCCTAAATTTTTACACCAAAATATAGCAACACATTGACAAAATTACCTGTTTTAAGGTGAAAAAACTTTCCTTTCCTTACCTTCCACCTCACCACAATGACAGCATTGGGAATCAACTCATTCCTACACAGAGCATGGGAGCGAGAGGGGAATAGCCAAAAAAAAACCCTTAAACCTCCCAAAGCTCAAGGGCTAAACTACACAAAACAGTTTTTTTTTTACAACACCATCAAGAAGCATTAGCCGCAGCATAAGCCTCCTGATGCTCCCCACCAAACACACCTACTAAGCCTTTCAACAACGCCCTAACGCTACCAACATGCAGCGTTGCCTCACTATCAAAATCAGTAGCAACATCACCTAATTCTTCAGGTTCAACACCTGTCAATTTAATATTGAACAAGACAAACTTATCTGACAAATTTAGGCTAACCTTTTCGTCCCACTCAAACTGCAACTTAGCAACGCGCTTACCACGTTCTAAATGGGTTCTAACTTCTTGCGTATCCAACGGCTGACTTGTCAACTTGGCTTTGCTGGTATCATTAGCCTCACCAACCAAATCAACCTTTTCACCCAACACAATACTGTCGGGGACTTCGCCAGCGTCCGCAAGCCATTCCGTCATCACTCGCTCAACAGAATGATTCAGCCGTACATTCGTGACAGGCAGCGTCCCTAACGTCTTACGCAATTCTGTCAACAAGAACTCGGCTTTCTTTTCTGACGATACCGCCGCCAGCAACCAACTGTTTTCAAGGTCGATAAACGCATCAATGTATGAATCGACAACTGGGGCTTTTTTAAGCATTTCCTGATGAACGGCATCACGAATATCCTGCTTTTCACCTTTGTTTAGCTTACGGGCTTGCTCGACCTCTTTTTCTTTAACCCGCTTATTAACCTCTTGCTTTAACGCCTTGCTATTCACAGCCTTAGTTTGCACACCAAGGCGAATCATCGTCACGCCGCCAACCACATAAGTCAGCGCATCGCCCATGTCTTCAGGCAGCGGCGAAATCCAACCGCTTGTTTGAAGGTCTAAATCACCACAATCTTCTTTTGGGTTTTCAGCTAATAGCTCAGCTAAATTAGACGCGCTTAGACTTTTCGCGTCTAAGATAGAGTATAAGACAATATTTTTAATCATAATTAAAATGGGATGTCGTCTTCATAATCAGGTTGATAAGCACCATCAGAAGGCGGCGCATTAGCTGGTGATCGTGATGCAGGCGGCGGCGGTGGAGGCGCATAATTGCCAGAACCTTGGCCAGCAGTCTTACTGCCCAACATCTTCATCTCGGCGGCAATAATCTCTGTTGTATAACGGTCTTGCCCGTTTTTGTCTTGCCATTTTTTAGTTTGGATGCGACCTTCAACATAAATCTGACTACCCTTACGCTGATGCTCAGCAACAATCTCAGCCAGCCTGTTAAAAAACACTACGCGATGCCATTCAGTTCTTTCTTCACGCTCACCAGTCTGCTTGTTTTTTACTGACTCAGAAGTAGCAATACTCACATTGGTAATCGCCGTTCCGCTTTGCGTATAGCGCGTTTCTGGGTCAGCACCAAGCCGACCGACTAAAATCACTTTATTTACTGACAAAATTTGTTCCTTTTCGTAGGATGGGCTGAGGTACGAAGCCCATCAATCGCGGAAGATGGGCTTCTCGTTGGTCAGCCCATCCTAATTTACTAACAAACCAACTTCACATTAAGGCTTCTCATTTTCTCATCAGTCACGCCGATTTTGTCAAAAATGAAAACCATTACTGGCTTCGTTTTTTCTGAGTTATAGATTTTAATTCCATTAAAATCACCTTCAAAATCAAGCAAAACTTCATGCCCACCTTCCCAGTCTTCATCATCAATATTAGGGGAACCTTCTAAGAACGCATCAATAGCCTTATCTAAGAGGCTGTTAGACAGCCCAAAATTAATAACGTAATTTTCTTCAATCTCATATTTGTGAGTAATTTTACTCATAAACTCTCCTTAATAATTTCTCTCGCTTGCTCCCAAGCTCTCACTTGGTAGTGCACAACATCCGCTCTGCGGATTCATTCTTGTCAAAATAAGAATTAACAGAATTCAACAATGAACAGAATAAACCCATTTTGAAAATACATTCATTTTGAAAATTCTGATTCAGACACCCTTACTTCTTCAACATAAAATTAAACTTAAACGCACCTTCATTTTCACACACAGTTGTGTACTGACACTCAATCTTTGTTTTATCGATGCCGCAAGAACCGCCACTGCGACGATTACCTAGAAACTCTTTACACAAACCACAAACCCTTGGTGGCTCAACCGTTTTAATATCCATAAAAAAATAAGCTCCATTCAAAACACAAAGCGATACAGATATTTTATCAAAATATCATGATAAACATGCTACCCTTACCCTATAAAATTGTCAACAACTTATTTTGTCATGCCGCGTACCATCACCGATTCACAGCACCTTAAAAACCTAAAAAGCCAGCAAAAACCCATATTTCTATTTATTGGGCAATCGCATAATGGCGACTATTTGTATGAGCATTACTTCGCCCACGGCGGCTTTGGTAGCCAACCCAATGAAGATGACGTGAATCGACGCAACCTAACCTTCTACCCCGTCATCCAGTCGATTGCCAAGTTCAGCAAACAAATGGGGGACGCGCTCGATGGACAGGCAAAATACGACGAAGGCGAAATTGAAATCACCCATGACGGCGGCGAATACAACGCCAGACGCTACAACCATGCGACCGACACATGGGAACTGCTCAGAATGCCCTACAGCGACTTAATCCACCACACCTTTGCAGGACATCAATTCAGCTTTTATCAAGGCTTTGACGACTACAGCTTTGACGATTTTCGCCAAATTGCGGCGGGATTTATCGACGACGATGATTTGCGAGTCGATGACCAATACAACTACACGCTCGGCTTTGAAGACAAAATGGCGGGGCTAGAAGAAAACCTGCACGACAACAAATTCAGCACTGGGGCAAATGAAGAAGAAACCAAGCCGTCTGCGATTGGCGGCGACACTAACCAAGCAATATTCAACGTCAAGGGCGTACTGGCGGACAACACCGTGCGCGGCGGCGAGTACAGCTTGCACGGCGATGGACCGATAGAAGACATCACCATTGCGCGTGCCGATAACAACCCCGACACCGACTACATCAAAGACTTAGCGCATGGCAGCGCAATACTCACGTCCAGTCCGGGCAAATCCAACATTACCTTTGATGTCAAAGGCATGGTCTATCCCGTCGGCGTATTACCGAAAAATATGACGGGTTCAACCACCGCCCTCAATGCCGCGTCTACCCTATTTGCCGTAGACACCAGCAAACCACTACCGCGCAACAAAACCTTCTGCACCTGCTATGCCCGCAAACCCGCCAGCACCACAGGTACGTTTTGGGTGTTGATGGTAGCCGATAATGGCAGCAACGTGTGGGAAGTCAAATTTGGGGCGCAGTTTAGCTTTCCCGCTGAAAAACGCATTTACAATCAAAACGTTTACCAAAGCGCGGACGGCGGCAACGCTTACAACCAAGGCGATATTGTCAGCTTCAACCTTGCCGATGCCTTGGCAACCGTTGGCAGTGCTGACACCCCAACCGACACCGATTACTACTTCGCATGGTACACCGACGGCACATACACAGACGCAGACGCAAAGTGGTATGCAGACACAAGCGGTAGCGGCGATGTGCATACTGTCGTCAGTGCCACCGCCCCCACTGCCAGCCAAACTTACACGGTGAACCAACTCAACCAAGCAGGCAACGTGCATATCTGCATGGGCCTTGAACTCCACCATCCCGCCGACATCTTGGAATACCTGATTATCCACAAAACCCGCTTGACGGCGGACGATATTGATTTTGACAACTTCCACCAATTCAAAACCGACTACCCGTACAACATCGGCGTGGCGTGGGAGAAAGAAGTCAAAATGAGCGAAATCAAAAGCACGATATTGAAATCCTTGATTGCGTTCATGTTTGTAGACATTGACGGCAAAATTCGCCTCAGCGCGTTACGCATCCCACAAATCGGCGCAACCCCTGCTTCTGACTTAAAACAATACCACTTTGCTTACGACGAAATCAGCGTTGCCAGCACCGAACCCCGCCGCACACAGGCAAGCGTATCGTATCGGGTCAATCACTTCCCCACTGACCAAACCGATACCGCTGGCTCACTATCAGAAGATGATAAAGCCCTATTTGAAAAAGAGTCAAGCAAAATCACCGTGCGCAACAGCTATGAAATCACTGGACAAATTGATGGCACAAGTCCGCCCACAGTCGTAGACGACGCGCATTACATCGTCACCACCAGCGGCGGCGGCTACACAGAAGGCGAAATTTACACAGGCGTGAATGGCACATGGGTCGTCAACCCATTGTATGACAATATCGTAATCCAACCGACTAACGCACTCAGCGGCGGCAACTTGACTTTCACGGCTGACACTTACTACAAATACGACGGCAGCGCGTGGAACAGCATCGGCACAACCGCCTTTTCGCCCCGTTCCAAGCCGCTCGACAACTTCAAAACCGTGCTACTGATTAAAGCCGATGCCGCCGCGATAGCCGAATTATTAGCCAAACTCTACCGCACCAAGCGCGATACGATTGAGATTGGCGATGCCAAAGGCGTGGGCTACTCACTGCAAATTGGCGATATGATCGCCATTGACGACGACCACACGCTTGTCGCAAACAAACAATGCGTTATTTCAGGTTTAGTCTCCACGCCCGACAACAACACGACTAATATTATTGGGATTGTGTTTTAGAAGAGACAGTCTGAATCAGAATTTTCAGAAGTCAACAATTAACAGAATAACCCAAGGAGTCGCAACGCGAAGCTTTGCCTCCCTATCCTGAAAATTTACTCATTCTGATTCTGACAAACAAAATTTTTAAGCTATATTTAATCAAAACTTTTTGACATTTTTTTCATGACCTACGAAGAGTACAAAGTTCGCTTTATCTTTGATAATCATGTTGCCAGAACCGACACGACACTGGAGACCTATGCGTGGACGAGTGATAGTGGTGACATCGCGGGCAATTTAACCGTTGGTGCGCCTGTATCGCCCGTGCCTACCATGCCCGTAGAAAACGTGCAGACCACGCTCAAAAAAGAAACCACACGCATGAGCGACACCAGCAACTTTATGATTCGGATTAATTTAGCGCGGCTACAGAAAATTAGTGGCATAGCGGTTTTGTACCACAACCTCACAGGCGGCGGCAAATTTCGCGCACAAGTCAACAACACCAACACCGCCACAACAGTGTACGACAGCGGCGCACAACCAGCAGGGCAGCTTGTGCCGTGGGGTTCAGAGCCGTGGGGCATGTTCACATGGGGCGCAACAGAAGAATTCGGCGACCGCGTTTCGCACTGGTGGTTTGATTATGTGGTCGGCAACCAAATTGATTTATTTGTCAGCGATGCCGTCAACCCTGATGGCTACAACGAAATTGGCACAGTCTGGATTGGCTCTGACTGGTCGCCAGAAGAAAACTTTATGTGGGGTGCAGGATTAGGGCAGACTGACAACTCAACCACGCAGCGAGCGCAAGATAGCTCATTACTGATCCAAAAAAACATAGACTTTCGCCATATCAGCGTTAGCTTCCATTCCACCAGCAATGACGCAGCCACGTTCACACGGACGTTTGAACAGCTTGGTAAATCCTTGTTTTTCGCCTCGTTTTTTCCTGCCAGCACCAACTTAATCAATAACCATCGCGGCTTATGGTCACTCACCGACAGCAAACGAAGTCAAAAACTCATGTCGCCCGACTTGTTTAACACCGCATACAACTTTGAGAGAAATTAATCATGGAAATCGCAGAAAAAATTGAAGCCACCCGCCCCACTGTAGGCGATGAAGCAAACTACCCGACTCAATTTAACACCTTTTTTGACCATGTCAAAACATGGTTTACCATCATTGAAGACGCGATTGCAGGCACACACGCCACGCTAAAAAATAAAACCTACATCGACGCGGGCGATGCCGCTGAGCGGTCTTATACCGACGCGCAAGTTGCTATTTTAAACGGGCAAATTGCCACAGGCGGTGCTGACTGGTCAACTTTTGGCGACCCTTTGCAACTCCTCAGAATTAATGCAGCAGGAGACAATCCTGAAGGCATTGAGTGGTCAAGTATAGGGGCTGAGGGTATGACTCTCATTATCAACGCCGCAGGTGATGGATTAAGCGGTTATGACGACATTGTAGAAAACGATTTTCGGAGCAACTTCTAATGACAGCAGTAACCGTCAACACCGACCTTGCTGCCACAGCCTATACGCCAGTGTATACCTGTAGTGCAGGCAAACGAGCGCAAGCGAATCTTATGATTCTAAATCGAAGCAACGACCTACCAGAAGTTCGACTGGCAATTGTTGCCAATGGTGGTAACGCTAACCCACCAGATGCCGCTAATTTTGTTGAATACGACCTCAAGTTAGGACTGAAAGGTTCTGACAGCGCCCGCCTTGAGCGCACCAACATAACACTCGCAGAAGGCGACCAAATCATCGCTTACAGCAACATCAGTGGCGTCAACATCACTTGCCAAGCATTAGAAGAAAATTTAATTGCCAGCACCACAAAATTATTCCAAGTCACTGACTTAACTGCCACGGGTGGCAACACGACCGTTTTAGACCCTATCAGCCAAAACCAAGCAGCAATACACATCACCATCTGCAACCGTAATAGCAGCAACGCTGCCATCAGTCTTGCACACGCTAACGGCACCCAAACTGACGCTGACTGGATTTATTTTGAGCACCGCCTAAAAGCCAGAGGCAATAGTAGTGCCGTAATAGAAATACCCAGCCATTTGTTAAGCAACGGTGACGAACTCATAGCCAGCACTGACACGGACAATATTTCGATTGTGTGTCGTGGATTTACCAATTAAAGAGAGGGCAATGAATGGGACGCTATTTTCAGCAATCAGCATTAAACACTGATGCTGTCTTGTTGCCACAGCAATTACCCATAAAACAAACTAGCACACAGGCAGCATCATCCCTAATTTACCCTGGATTTAACCAAGATAATGATCGAGTCGTTTATTACAGAGACGCCTCCAGCAATGACTACCTACGTTATTATAATAATACAGGATCATTGGTTTACCAAAGAACCATAGGCGACTTTAATAACGCACATCATTATTTTGCTGGGATTTACATGAGCGTTACTGCCACGCTCTACATATTAACAACAAAGAACGATGGCAGCGAATGTGGATTATTTAGTGTCAATAACACAGGCGCAGTCACCGACATTAATAGCAGCATTCCTTTATCACCAAATTCAGTCACTACTCAAATCGACAATATTGGCGCAAAGTTAGTAGGGGGTAACATTATATTTTTCATAAAATGGGGGTTTATTGAAATTACCACAACTGGCACTCTAGTTGGTCACGGCTCTTTAGGTGGCATATCAAACGCCTGTTACAAAACAGATGACAACTACATTATTTCACCTTTTGGAAGCTTCGTCCACAATGGGTCTTTAACCATTTTTGATGGCAATCAAATAAGAAGTATTGGGCAATCCTACTTCACTGACTGCGTAATCACACAATGGCGGGATTACATTTTTCTACCGGCAACAACCTACGCAACGACTGGAACTCCCGCCAGTCCAACAGGATATGGCGCATACAGCCTTGTCGATTTTGAACGCTACATTGGAGAACTAGCACAAGTTGGTGGGTTTTAAATCATGAAAAGAGTCGTTTTTCCACTACAAGAAGCCAGCACCATCATCTACCCAGATGACATAAGCTTTTTTTCTAACACAGAAATTGTCGGTACACACATTATCGCCTACTACAATGGCGCACTTCAATTGCAGGAATACAAAAAAATTCAACTCACCATTACTGCCACAGAAATTACTCCCAATACCAGCAATACTGAACTTGCTCAGCAAATCATAACCACCATCGGCACAGAAATCACGTTTAATGCGAACATAACAATGGGCAGTTTCACGCTCAACGTCAATCAAAGCTTCGCCCTGCCTCTGCAAAAAATTGCCACAACTGGCGAAGTAGTCAATGAAAAATATCTTGCAGTCCAAGTTGCCAACGGGGAGGGGACTAAAACAGTCGCCTTCACTGAAGAAGGACGCTGGGTACTCAGTGAAACCCAAATCAACAGCCGATTACCTGCCAATATGCACATGAATTATGGTGGTCTTGAAATCTTTGTAGGCATATAAAATATGTTAAACTATTTAAAAACAATTTGTTATTCCGTTTTACTTGGTTTAGACCAATTACTCAATGCATTACTAGGCGGACACCACGACGAAACCATATCAAGCCGCTGCGGAAGATTAATTCTGCAACCTGATAGCACAACGCTATGCCGCTTTTGTCATATTTTATGCCCCATGCTACACCTGCTGGATAAAAATCATTGCGTCAAAAACATTGAATTGGACGAAACCATAGGCGCAAAAAACATCACCGTCCTACCCAACGGCAACGTCATCATTCCAGAAAGTCTAACTCAAGACGAGTTAGAGAAAATCAGCTTCAAAATCAATATCCAGATAACGAGGCGGTAGATTGGACTAAAATAAAGCTGTCTGAATCGGGACTCACAAGACTAAATAATCCAGAAAAATCCAACCATCCTGAAAATCCTGATTCAGACAATTAAAAAATCCATAAGGCTATAATCGCCACACAACAAAACACGCAAAAAAAGCAAAAATCATTCATCGTCGCTTGGTAATTATGGTATTCATCAACCGACAACCGCTTATTCTGCACATGAATAAACCAAAAATATATCTTGTACTCACGTCTGCGCACAGTAAGCGACTTGAAATCATGTCTCATGGCGTTTTTTCCACGGGCAACCCAACGCTTTACCTCAGCCGCAGACACGCCAAGCCGCTTCGCCACCACACTAACCGACTTGCCGCCCATGACATCCAGAACCGCTCTGTATTGCGCTGTTTCCCCAACCGTGTATTTTTTTGTCAATAGAAATCTCCCAATCAAACCGCCCACAACCGCCGCTTACCCTTGGCTTTAAACGGCTCAACAATACGCGGATTAGTTAAATGCAGCACATGATGATGCTCTGGCGAATCGCCGCCATAACTAACCCACAGACTTTCATCCCACTTTTCTTGCCCCGTATAAATCGCTTCCAAAGTGACAATCCCGACAATGTGACCACGCAAATCATATAATTTCTGAAAATCAGACAGCGTTTCAGCCGCCCGCACCGTCCCTTTATCAAATCGACTAAACAACTCACGTTTAATCAACTTATAATGTTCCAGTATGTCCTCTGCATCCCACCACAGCGGAATATGTAAATACAAATCACCGCGATACGTGGGCAGAGCACGCTTCGCCCACACCACATTATGATACTGCTGGCGGTCGCGTCCAGAAGCCAAAATATAAGCAATATTCGGCGGTCTAACTGACAAAGCAAATTTTGGGTTATTCATAACCCTCTCCTTATAGTGAGTTAGGTGCGCTACGGATTATCTCGCAGGCAAAAAATCCAATTGCACCGTAACCCACCATAATAATCACAAACCTAAAACGGCGGGTTACGGCGGGATAAAATCCGTACCGAAAAAAACCATCGACCGCCTAACCCACCCTACAATTAATCCACCACCTCAACTTCGGACTTCTCTATGTGCGCTTGGACTTTTTCAAAAGCCTCATCACTTAAAGTCCAACGCTGCTGTGACTTTCCTCGCAGAACGGATTTTATCTTCGGACTTTCGCGCTCAAACAAAGACTTAACTAAAGTCTGCATACCGCTTTGCGAACTAAAGCTGTAAGAAAGTCCAAGCTGTTTGGACTTTTGTCCCGCCGCCTCACGGATTTTCTTTAGCCCAAGCGGACTTTCACTGCACAACAAAACATCCAACACAATTGCTTGCTGCTTATGATAATCCGTTATGGACTTTTCTTGCACACCCAAGACTTGATACCAAGCAGCCAAATCGTCCACGGACTCTACGCCATCATAAACAATCCGCTGATGCTGGACTTTTTTATTTTCAACTGAGGCTTGACAGTCCAGACTGGACTTTTCCGTTTCATCGGCCTGCAAATCGCCCCCAAAAGTCTGATTTGGACTTTTTAATTCATCCATTAACTGCTGATAGTCCAGATTGGACTTTTCCACTTCTGGAATAATCCGTTCCGGACTATTTTCTGGATTTTCTTTTGGGCTTTCTAACTCTGCAATAATCTGATTTGAACTTTCTGCCGTAGCTAAACCGTCCGTATCGGACTTTCCAGAAAATCCATTTGGATTAATTTTCACTGGTTTTTTTAGCGTTGGGATTTTAATCGGCTTTTGCCGCTCTGGTGGGCGATTTGGCGACGGGCCTTTTGGATTATTACCACTCCCGCCACCGCCACTTTCATAACCGCCCTGCTCATTAGACTTTTTCTGCATTTGAATCAGCGCATAAATAACCAAACCAAAAAAAGCCACCGTAACGAAACCGTAAACAATGGATTTTTGAAAAACTGCCGCACAAAAAGCAAACCCAATAAACGCTGTCAAAATTGACATTGCATGATAACCGCCTCCAACAACTTTGGAAAAGTCCGTGAGCACTTCGCGCATCAATTGCTTGTTTTTTTGCTTTTCTTGCCATTGTTCTTTACGAAAATCCGCCATCTTTTCAGAATCAACACCACTTTCAGTGTGTTCTTGGACATAAGTTGCCAAGTCTAATGAACTACGTAAACTCCAATAAACCAGCGCAAAGATAATAGTCAATAAAATAACAGGTAACTTGCTTCCGTACTTCATATTTAGAAAATCCATACCAGCCGCATCACCAACCAGCGCAATAGCTACCTCAAACGGATAGAGAAAAACCAAACTGCCATCTGAGTTTTCTTGTTCTGTCACCCATACTTTATTTTTATCGCTTACGTTTTCTTGCAAACGGCGATAATCAGCCAACATTTGTGCTTGTCGCTCATAATCTTGTCTTTCTCTTTGCAACGCGCTTAAGTCAGCACTGACACTCAAAGGGCGATCCACCAAATAAGTTTGGCAGTCTGGTTGATATTTTTCAGCAACTGAACTCATATTTGTAAGCTTGATTCTGCATTCATTTGTCAACAGATCCCCAACCGTCAAATTGCCTTTTCCTTTCAGCCACGCTTGTTTATTTTGCGAATTATAAGCAGGATTAGCAAAGAAAGACTGCAATGCTTGATTCCAATCCGCCAAGGCTTTTTGATTTTCAGCATTTGCATCGACTTTAGCTTGCTTAATTCTGCTGTCAACATCGGCTATTTTTCCAGCCGCTTTGGCAAGCTCTTCTTTTGACACTGGCATCGTTGACACATGCAAATCAAAATTTTCTTTTGCCGCCAAATAATCCGCCTTGGCAATTTTAACTGGTTCAGCATTTAATCTTACTTTTTCATTTGCGTCTGAAACGTGCATAAAGAAATTCATTGCTGCCGCCGCTGCCGCAAACAGCATCAGCCGTTTATAAACCGCATTCGCGTCTTTAAATTTGGTTTTATTGGCTTCTTTCTCAGCACAATTCATTGCATCAAAAGCAACGCTCATCGCTTTAAAAATCAAATACAACGCAAACGCTGCCACCACCGCCGAAAACAACCAATGAAAGCCTAACTTGACAAGAATGGAATATACCAGCCACACATCAAGACCAATAAAACCTAATGTCAGCAATTTCTTATACCAATCCATATTGGATACATGCTGAACACCTTTATAAAAATCACTCGTACTACTTACATCACTTGAAATCACTCTAAATCCCTCCACTTAACAATCAAATATTCAGCAAATGGCAGCCGCTTAACTGCCCAGAATGCTCATTTTCAAAACCACGATACTCATACCAATACTCAAGCCCCTTAGCCACATAGCCTTTTGTTTCCTTGTAATCAGGGACATCATAAGTAACCTTTTTAGTTTTCTTGTCTACTCTTCTTATTGCACCTGGACCAGCATTGTATCTGGCCAACGTCAATGCTGGATTACAGCCAGAACCATCAGGCTTGATGTCGATTTTTGACATCTTAATTAGATACGAAATGCCACATCTGGCATTCTTTATGGGGTCAGCCAAATCAAGTCTTGACATGCCGCATTCGCCTTTGCCAGTATCAGGCATAATTTGCATCAAACCAATTGCGCCCTTGGTTGAGGTTGCTTTTGCATCAGTCACTAACACATATCTTTCAATGAACTGCGTTTCTTGTTTAGCGACTGCATAAGCGAATCTTGGATCAAGCCCTTGTCGGCTTGCTTCAACATAAAGAATGCAGTGCATTTTATCTACAAAAACCAACGCATCACAATCATCAAGGCTGCTGTATTTTGCCTTAGATTGCTTTTGATACTGTTCTTTTGTCCACTCAACATGCTCATCTTGCACAGCCTGACTAACCTGTTGAAAAGCATGAACCTCATCTGCCTGTACGCTAGCACTCTCATTAATCAAACCCAAGAAGATCATGAAAAACACTAAAACACATACAATAATGGCTTCCAAAGAGGGATAAAAGAAAGCAAATCCAACCGCAAAAAAAACCAACAGAATATGCGAAAATTCCATAATACTCCACCAACCCCTAACGCTTACCGGTCAAAGTTGCATTATCATTATTCAATGATGATTCCAGACTATTTTTCACTTTTATAAGCCGCATTACCACCTCATCAATTTCAGATGTTTCTTTTTAACGCTTTAAATGGATGATATAGCCCACAAAAATCAGTGCAAAACCTGTCCATACTAGGGCAATAGAAAAAATGGAAAGCAAAATGCTACCAACAATACTCCACGGTATTGCATTAAATACATGATTATAAATCGCAACAACCAAGATAACAGCAACCAAGATAACAGCAACCACAAGCAGCACGAAACAACCCATGCGAAATATGGGCTTCAAGTTGATTTCATTCATAACGAAGTCCTCTCTTTCACGAGAAACATAAAGAATTTTTTAATAAATACCCACAACGGTTTTCCGTCGTGTCCACACGGATGGCATTTTTCCACCCTATTTTTGCAATGTCAAGTTTTGGTTATTGACCCACCCGAACCGCAACCCGCTTATCAGGAAATGCCGCTTGGATAACGCCAATATTTTGCTTCATTGGGTTCATAAATACCGCGCTGGTCAGCACCACTTCGGCTATATCGTCGTGAACGTAGAGCGTGATGCCTTTCAGGGTGTTTGGTAACGCTGCCAACCGCGAATCTGTACCGCTAATCGCCTCTGGTTGCGTCAATCCAAGGCTAGCCTCGCATTGCACCATATCCGCTTCAAAATCATCTGACAGCGGCTCTGAGGGCGTTTGACGCACAGGGACAGGCGCAGTGATAGCGGGTGGATTGTCTTTGAGCAACTTTCGCGCTTCGCAGAGTTGTTGCGCAACGTCAGATTTGCCGTCCACGAGGTCGTTGAGTCTGCCTTCGTGGTATTTTTTTACAATGGCAGCAAAATATTTTGCTGGATAGCGAATATCTTGTTTAGCTGATTGTTCTTCAAAGGCTTTTAACACGTCTGCGCGGTCTGCTTCGGGTATCAGTGCCAATTGTTCTGGTATCGTTTTTACACCGCCCATTGTAGACTTTTCACCGCTTTTTACCGCTGGTTTTGCCTCGGCGGTGGCGACGGGCTTTCCCGTATTTTGCTCAAATTTCAGTTGCTTATCGTGTACGGCATGGGCTTCACCTTGCGGTGAAATTTCTTCTTGTATTTTATTTTTATTTACTGTATGTACTGTACGGTACGGTAGTGTAAAGTTTGCACCAGAAAAAATTTCATGGGAGAATAAACGAATATTGCGTTCGCTGTAGTCAAGCAGCCCTAGCTGTTTGAACTTTGCTAGATAACTGTACAGCGTCTTTGTTGTAACATTGACACTGGGAAAGTTTTTACAGAACTGCTTGCCATTCATAGTAATTTCGTCGCTGTTGTCGCTATGGATGAACAGAAACGCAAGCACGTGTTTTTGCGCGGGCTTGAGGTCGGGAATGGATTGAATCTGTCGCGGGAGGAAAACGTGACCGTCCTTGTAACACTCGCGCATCAACACTTTTAACGCTGCAATGCCTTCTGGGTTTGCTGGGGTCGCATTTTCAGCAAGTTTTTTGATTTGTTGACTTAACATGTTATTCGTACCAACTCCACAGGTTGAACCTATGGTTTGATTGACGGTGTATCCAGCCGCATTACGAATAAATGCTACTGAATGCCTGCGGTGTGAGTGCTCTTTGACGGTGTGCTCACGCCTGCCAGTCTTCAGTGCGGTGGCTTAAAAATAAGCTATAATGCACTAAAAACTGATTGATTTGGCATCATACGCCAATCGGTTTTGGATGTGAAGGAAATTTTTTGGGGATGGGCTGACTAACAGGGAAGCCCATCAATTAAGCGAAGAAATGTTTGAATTAGGGTTTACAGAATAAAAAATTAGTGGCACACTCCTATTCCGTGCGTCTCAATATGTGGATATTGTTGATTCGGACAGGAAAGTGGAAACAGGATTCAGGTAAATCTTACAAAAGATTCAAAAAACTAGACGCCAAAAGTCTAAGATTTTAATCTTGACAAGATTGCCAACCACTTACGCTCAAGGTAAGCCGAAAAATTAGGCTTGTCACACGATTTTACAACAAGGTTATTTTAAACATGAAAGAGCACATCGCAGCAATACTTGAACTTTCAGGTCAAGCTGAAGCATTTCGCCCTGCAATAGCGCAAACCATTAAAGCGTTGTCATCCTACGGCGATGAAATACGTCCAGTGGCAGACTCCATTATTGACTACATCGCAGATAAAAAAGCCAAAACCGTGAAACGCCTTGAAGAACAGCATGGATTCTCACGCGAAGAGGCTATTCTTTTAACCGTTGATATTAACACTGCCATTTTCCAACGATTGAACAGCATGTCATCTAAAAGCAAAAGCTAACTGCTGAGCTAGGTGGTAGGATGGGCTGACCAAACGGGAAGTCCATCAATTGCAAAAAGAAATGTCTGAATCAGGATTTGCAGGATTGGGAGGCTGTTGAACAGGATTGAACAGGATTGAACGGGCTTAGGGATGGGCAAGGATTCTTATCTAGTTAATCCTTGAATCCGTTTAATTCTGTTCAGAACAAACATAACAGGCATAAGAATTCACTACAAGCCATTGCGCACCTAGCCCGCCCTGAAATGTGGAAAATAATATGAAAGGTTATAAAACCTATTTGGAATATCTTGTAGAAAAATATCCAAGCCTGACTCGAAACAAAGCAAAAGAAAGACCTGTATCGACTCTGCATGAGGCTTTTCAGAAAATGTTTGGGAAAGAACAAGACGAAGTAGAACAAACTGCTAAAGCTCTACTTAATGGACGCGAAGCAGAGCTTCGTGGACATACACTACCAAGCAGAGCTTGGTAGCGAGCAATTCTGCCCTAACCCACCGTTTTAGGCTTATGCTTGTCATGGTTGGTTACGGTGCAATTGGATTTTTACCTGTGGGATAATCCGTTGCGCACCTAACCCACCCTACAATTAAGAATTCATCACTAACAATCAAAAACTGCTCTATGGCAATACAAAAAAAACGCATCCCAAATCACCTCAAACGTGAAAACAACATCATCGCAAAAGGTGATGCGCTACCAACCCTATTCCCTGAAAAACCCACTACACCACGCGGGGAGCGGTTTACGCCACGCGATGCGCAAGGCAAGAAGTATCAATCTGCCCGCAAAGCCCGCTTGCTTTATGCGAAACAATGGCTGTGGCAATATTTCCCCAAAACGATTTGGCGAAAGATGAAATACAAGGAGGAACACGGCACAAACCCGCCACCATTGCCTGTTTTGGATGAAGCCGTGGCGTGGGAACAAATCAAGGCATTGTATGCGCAACACAAGGCGGAAAAGGGCGAGGCGGTGACGCGGTTTGCGTTGGCGGACGTGCGCGATGCGTTTGAACAGCACATCACCCGCAAGTCGTACCTGCAAAAAAAAGCCAGAGGTGCGCCGCTGGTGAACGATAAGCATGAATTTATTAATGAACATAGGGAAGTAGTTAAGTCGCCGGTGTATCGGGCTGGCGAGTCGTTGAGTGCGACGTATGATGCGAACGGGAAGCCTGTCGGAAATGTGACGCTTACGGCGGCGGTCGCAGCGCGGCGGTGGGTGTATATTTTAAACCAAACCAAAAAAGATAAGTCGTTGAACCCGCATCAAGTTATCGCACAACAACGCAAAGAAGCCCGTCAAGCCGTACATCAAGCCAAAATGAAGTATTTTGAAGATAATCGTGATGAGGTTAAAGCGGCGAGACATGCGCGACGCGAGGAAGGTAGACAGAAATATTTGGAGGAATTACAACAGGAAGCAATGCAAACCCACAACTGGCCACCCGTACTGCTACACGCCAAGCGATGCGGGGCTTTTCAGGCGAAATACAAGAACAAAGACGGCACAGTTAAGCATTATGCCCGGGTAACGGACGAGGCTTATCTAGATGAAAACAGGGCGTTATCGTTGATGTTTGGGGATGCAGTGGCAAATCCGATGATACCGCGTCACTTGTTTGATAAAGCGGCTGAGGCGTTTGCTGAATACAAAGCGCGACAGAAGGCAAGAAACAAGCCGAAGAAAGAAAACGTTAATATTCCACAAAAAGCTTCGTTACAAAATCGTAACAGTTATTACAATCCGTCCACAGATAACTACCCACTTTCCGATAAGCGGTTAGTTGCAGAACCAGACGAAGTGATAGATTTTGAGAAAAGACAGCCAGAAAGCAATGAAAATCGGGATGCAGTCACACTTGCCAGCGGCAACAAAGTGAAAGTGGTTACGAAGAAAAAAAGAACGATTGTGAAGCCTGATGATGATGGGGAGGTGAATGGGAACAGGTAAAACCAACCCATCTCGTTCCTACGGTCTCCGTTGGAATGCAGAATAAGCATTCCAACGCGGAGCGTAGGAACGGGGTGGTTTAAAGTAATGAAAAAATGCGCCCGTTACACGACTGAGAAGTAAGTTGCTGAAGCAGACTTTTCTTTTTATGTTTCGCCTCCGTTTTTTTCTTGACTCGTTCCATCGCCGCTTGAGCGATTTTGATATTTTCTCCCGCCCTCTCAGCGGGAGAAAACAACGTTTCATCTTGGCGAAAAAAGATTCCACCAGTTAAATAGTTCAAGTCCACGCCAACCCCTTTGACAAATTAAAGCTATTCCCTGTCGCTTAAATATAGTCATAAAGCGTTGTCCTGTGAATGCTGGTATTAGCATAAATGAGGGTAATGATTGACTAAGTTGTTGCAACTGAGCGATGATGCTGTCTTGCGGGACGGCGTGGCTGTGCCAGTGTCGCCAAAGCGTCTGTTTGCACATCAACAACACTTGTCAAATTTTCAACAAGCGCACGAATGGCGACAAGCTCTTTCTTGAGGCTTTGGTTTTCAGCAGACATTTCAATCAAAACCTTATTAACCCCAATAAATTGTTCCATTGTTTCGTGATGATTTTGGTCGATGTCATCCATCATATCGCCGTAATCATCATCAGGCTCTAAGCCATTCATATTTAAAAGCTCTCTAGCTCTACGCAGGCTCTCAGTAACCGCTTCGTCAGCAACAACAACAGGCTTTTCTGTCACCTCTGGCTTCACCGCTTCCAACTTAGCCACCCGCGCTTGCAACTGTGCATTTTCCTTCCGCAACGCTGCCATTTCTTGTTCATGCTGCTGACGTAGCGCGGCTTCTGCCAATGCGAGGTCTTGTGGAGTAGCAGACTTGGCTTGACGACCTGACAAGGTTATGGTTTCGCGTTGTTCTGGTTGCACCGCATCGGCAAGCTCGTAATTGACAATCGGCGACAAGCCGAATACTTGGCGAATATCAAGGTTGTCGTTATAAAGTTCAGAATCCGCTGCCCATAACTCAAACAGTATTCTTTCTACTGCCATTGGACCGCCTATTTTAAGGCGACCCTTTTCGCTATAAGTCAGTTCTTGCAGCATTTTCTCAGGGGCTATCCAGCCAGTTCTAGGCACACCAAGCACACCACCCCAAGACTCAATCGCGGTTCTTGGGACAGGGTTGGTTCTGCGAATATTGCGCGCAAAATCAGGGCGTTCAGGATTGGTTTTATCATGAATAGTCTCCAAATACGCCACCAATTTTTCACCGAAACCTGCACTTTCTTGCCAGCAAACATAGTTCATCATCATTTGTCTGACAAAATGTGCGTTTTCCTCGGAGTAAGGGCGAATACGCACCTTACTGCGCACATCATCCGTACCATGAAATTCATTAGGGTCAAATACGGGTTTGCCGCTAATAACTTTAGGAATAAATTTTACTTTCTCTGACTTTACCATTTCGACAATCCTTTTCATTGACCAAATCCAATAATGTCTTTAAAATGTCCTCGCAAATGACAATCTTGTCATTAGTGGATTGGATTAAAACGAAACAAAACAAGAGGACGCAGCAATGAAAGAATGCGTAATCAAAATCAAAATGCCGCATAAAGATATGCGTAGAATCTCTGATAAAGTTAATGAAATCAACCAAACCTTGCAACCAAACGAACGCATCACTGCTGTTGATTTAATCAAAACTGCCTCACTTGAATATGCCACACATGGAAAACCAGACAATGATGATATGCCGCCAGAAATGAAAGTGCATCTTGCCAGAATGAGTCGGCAGTATAATAAACCATTATCTGATATGTACACCTTGTGCGCCTCTCTTCTTTGGTACGCCGATATGCGTATTGGTGTAGATATTACACCAACAAACAACGCAATGCTAGAAGCATGGCGACAACTGGGAGGCAATTCGCGCAAATATGTGGACGTTATTGCAAACACACTGAAAAAAATGGAAAATCATGGGAAAAATCTATGCTTATGTTTATAAGACGTTTTTCTTGGCTGCGCTATGTTTGCCAATCACTAACTTAGTTGCGCAAGAAAAAGACATCAAAAAAGCCCCTGTTGTAAACAATCAGGTTGTTTCAATCATAGTATGCAAGCCTGAGACTTGCATAGAACCCGTACCGCCGCCGAAACCGCCGAAAAAGCCAGATTCTTGACTATACTTGTTGTAATAAAATTCCAACCACACGGACAACATTGCTTGGAGCGGTGTTGTCAGCAAATAAACCAAGGATAACCCCATCACTCATGAGCCAAGCAGAAAAAGCCACTAATAGCGCAAACAAGCCAACACTTCCACAAAGCTTACAAGAAGTCAGCGTTGGTAAGCGCGTTCATGCCGACGACATCAAAATCATCGGCGGCAAAAATTACGATTCACGCCAGCCGATTCCTGTCAAATACCAATCAGCCCGACAACGCTTCCTCAATGCCCGTCAGAACTTTTGGGTTCCGAATGATATACCAATGGGAGAAGACAAGCAGCAATGGGCGCAGGGCGTTTTAAACGAGGCTGAAATGCACATGTTCACCACGAACATCTCCTACCTTACCGCATCTGACAACATTGTGCCTGACAACCTTGATAACGCGATTCTGGAGCGCATCACTGCCAACGAAATGCGCCAATACTTGCGCTGGCAAATTGGTGAAGAAGCCAATCACATTGAAAGTTACCAGTTTATTCTGGAGTCGTTAGGCTTAGATGAGAAAGGACAAGGGCAGATTTTTGGTTTGTACCAAGAAACCCCTGCGCTGACTGATAAGCTAAACTGGAATATAAACTTTACCAACAAGGTAGCAACGGCGGACACTGAGCTTGGCAGTGAAGAGGATAATCGTAATTTGCTTGAGGATTTAGTCAGCTACTACATTTTTGAGCACTTGTTTTTCCCGCTGGGCTTTTCACAAATTTTTGCCTTGGCCCGACAAGGCAAGCTGCGCAACACTGCCCAACAGTATCAATACATTTGGCGAGATGAAAGCCTGCATTCACAGAATGGCTTGTGGTTGATTCAACAAATCATCACCGAGAACCCCCCATTGTGGGATGACAAAATGCGTGAGCGTACCCGTGGGATTATCAATGAAGCGGTTGCACTGGAAACCGCGTATGCTCACACCACCATGCCAGACGGCGGCATTGTGGGCTTGTCAGTGTGGACTTACATTGATTATGCCCGCTTCATGGGCAACCAAGCCTGTCAAAACTTGGGCGTCGCAATTTTATTCCCGCAAGTCAAACAACACCCAATGCCGTGGATTTCTGAATACGAACTGAACCGCGAAACCAACTTTTTTGAGGGGCGGGTGCAGGAATATCGGACTGGTGCTGGCTTGAGTTGGGATTGATAATGGGAGAATTCGTTGCGTCAAGAAACAGCGGACATAGACCAACTGACAGTCAAACCAACGGGAGAAACGGCAAAAAGACAAAAGCATTTAATACACAAATACCTATATCGTGCCGCGAATGCGGAACAACGATTTTAGTCAAGGCAGGCGTCTATAATCAAGACGACTATCATGTGTGCCCAACCTGCTACAACAAAGCTTGTTGCATACCTATCACATTGGTTGCTTGCCCCACCCATAATAAGTAGGCTTCATTGGTGGGGCAAGCAATTGATAACACCGCTCTGAGCGGTGTTATCAATCATCTCACTCTAAAAGTCGCCCCAAACTGTCCAAACCGCTTAACAAAATCCTCAATTTTATCCCCAAAGTAGAATATCACTTGCCCTTGCAATCCTTTGGTCGGCTTATTATCTTCTGGATTTTCTAATAACGCCGGATCGGTGAAAAAAAAACATCGGGTTGACGGGAAGCACACAGCATTAGAACGTTTAAGCATCAATTGTATATACTTTGTTTCAGTCGCATTGTTTAATAAAACACACGCCTGTTTAGCGTGTCCATTATCTAAATCATCAACAAGCTTTTCACAAAAAAGTACCACTACATCATTTTTACCAATTTTTCCTGAATATGGCGGGTTCATCCATATATTACCTTCCCAAACAAAGTTTAACCCATTATCGTTTTTAGTATAATACTTTGCAGCTTTAACATTCTCATTTGCCAACTGACAAGAAGCAGGGTCTAGGTCAATACTACCCATGACATCTCGTGCTGCTTCCAAGTAAACAGAGTCAGTGTATCGCTCATTAATACCCTTTCCACGCCCAACATGAACAGGATTTACTTTACTGTCTGACACTATTTGAGGCTCAATATCATTTGCCACTGGAAAAAGTGTATCTTGTCTCATTATTTCCTTCAACGTTATTTCTCGCTCTCATGCTCTGCGGATTCAATCGCGCTACCGCCTCCCTTTCTTACCATTCAATCCAACCACTTTAATTTTGCCGCTTTTACCCCTAAGCACTTTAAAGGCAAATAAACAATAGTTAAGGTTTTTTTCTGGCTTGCCGCCCGCATGTTGCACGTAAACCCACTCAGCGTCAGCCAATTGATCCTTTTTAGCAAAAAAAAATCAGCAGCCTGAAACGCTGTGTCAGCTTGTACAAGCTCAAAGTTTTTAGATTTTGACAAGCTGACTGGAAACTTTGTGTCAAAAATCATAATTGCCACTCGCTAGATTAGCAAATCTAGTGTACTGTCCTTGGAACTGCAATCGAACTGTACCGATTGGACCGTTACGTTGTTTGCTGATAATAATTTCAGCAATGCCTTGGTCTTCTGTGTCAGGGTTGTAGACTTCATCACGATAGATAAACATAATCACGTCAGCATCTTGCTCTATCGCACCGCTTTCCCTCAAGTCAGACATTATCGGACGCTTATTAGGACGTTGTTCAAGACCTCGATTAAGTTGCGATAATGCCACCACAGGCACATTCAACTCTTTAGCTAAAGCCTTCAACGCTCTTGATATCTCCCCGACTTCGACCGTTTTGTTTTCAACTTTTCCGCCCATTTGCATCAACTGCAAATAATCAATTAGAATCAAGCCTAATTGCCCATGGTCACGCATCAACCGTCTGGCACGAGCGCGGAGGTCAACAGGTGTTAAAGCGGGTGTATCGTCAATGAATAGCGGCGCATCGCTCATGCTGAAAATAGCAGTGGTGATTTTAGGCCATTCATCATCAAGCACTTTGCCTGTGCGTAATTTCTGCAATTCAACCGATGCCCGCGTTGAAATCATCCGCTTTGCCAATTGTTCAGTAGGCATTTCCATGCTGAAAATAGCCACAGGCAGTTTATTATCAATCGCCACATGTTCAGCGATGCCACAAGAAAATGCCGTTTTACCCATCGACGGACGACCTGCTACTATAATCAAATCGCCGCGTTGGAAGCCAGTGGTTTTATCATTTAGGTCAGTATAGCCCGTATCAATCCCCGCCAGCTTATCTTGGTTGTTATACAAATAATCAATCTTATCCAAGGCTTGCGCCAACGCATTATTAAGTGAAGTAAATTCACCCGCAGTACCGCCATGCTCGGCTATTTCAAACACCGCCTGCTCTGCCAAATCAAGCAGTTTAGTCGTATCGTCACCTTCTTGCTTGTACGCGCTATCAGCTATGCCGCTTGCGGCTTTAATCAACTTGCGCCGCACTGACCTGTCTTTGACAATTTCAGCGTAGTACCGCAAATTAGCCGTACTCGGTGTATTGTCTGTCAATGTACCTAAATACGGCATTCCACCCGCTTCAGCAATATCATCGCCCAAGGCATTTGTCACAGTGATAATATCGACTGCCTTGTGGTCTTTACATAACTGCGCAATTGCCGCATAAATCATGCGATGTTCAGGACGAAAAAAATCACCTTCAGCAACCAATGCACTAACGGTATCAAAGTTATCATTGTCAAGCATCAACCCGCCAAGCAATGATTGTTCAGCCTCTATCGAGTAAGGCGGGCGTCGCCATCCTTCTACGGTTTCGTTATCCATCTATTCCATTTGCAGTGTTTGCTTTAGCCGCATTTCGCTAAGTATTTCATATAGGGTTTCACTTAAAGCTTTTGCTGGATTGTTTTCTTCTTCCTTTGAAGCGCGATACAGCCAAAAGAATACATCAAGCATGGCTGGGTCTATGCCTTGCCCCAGTTTTTTTATCAATTGATAAACTTCTTCATCATTTTTGGGGAATGGTTCATCAAACGGCTTTTTTGCATCATTACCAATTTTAACAACAGTCATTGTCATTAGGACATCCTTTTTGTCAAAAGTTTATAAAAGCAATGCTAGGTTGGAATAGCGTGGTTGACAAGGTTAATTCTCGTCCCCATGCTCCGCGTTGGAACGCAGCATTACCCGCTCTGCGGATCCGTTTTTTGTCAGCCTAGCTAATCAAACATCCCCCAAAAGACCAAGCGCATCTGGAAAGTCAATATCAACATCAATAACAAGAACTTTACACAAATCAATGTATATACTGACCATTGCTGAGCATTGCTGACAATTTGTCTTCTTCCAACCTCAAATTGGTATCCATTCGGCTTTTCACAAGCTTTGATATAGATGTTACCGTTTGCTGTTGTATCTCAATCTCTTTTTTTTTTAGAAAGAGAGCGTATTCGTAAGCTGTATTCATTTTAATGTCTTCCTATAACGCGATTGATAGGCCTCCTATTGTCAGCCCATCCTACAAGCTAATCTCAGACCCAACATGAAACAATTTCTTCAATTCTTCGCTATCCATATTGGCAAACTTAAGCAAGCCATAACCAGAGCTGGGATGAGATTCAGCCGCATTATTTTCCCCTTCTTGCGGGGTATCTTCTTCTCCCCACTCAACCAAATTATCGCATCCAACCTGTTGTGCATTAAAGTAAACATCTCTAACAGAAGTCGGCCGCAATAATTCTGTTGCTGCATCAACAGCCGTGACAAAGGCTTGATAATGTACTGGTGGCGGTTCTGTGTTTACGAAATTAGGCGGCATATCCTCGATTTGATAAGCATAATTTTCTGCAAAAAGAGCAAAATCACTGCCCTGTGATGGCATCTTGTTTAACTCCCGCAAGCGAAAGCCTTTGCTTTTCCCATAAGCCGTTTTAACTTTTTTCCACCAAGCATCCAGCTTAGGGTTTTCGTTAATTGTCGCTTTTTTCCAGATTGAGTCAAATGTAAGTAAATAGAAATAAACACGACTTGGCTTTACATCAATCAAGAATGAAAAATCATGATTAGACGTAGACACCCGCCAACGCATTAAGTCCTTGCAATCATCGCAGTTATGCAGTGGATAACCAAAACGGCGGATGCAATACATTGTCAATGTACCTGGGTCAAACACGCCAACTTTGGTTTCAACAATATCTGTAATGCTAATTAGTGTAGAGCCAGCCGCACTGTAATAATAATTGTCTTTGAATTCTGCCGAAAAATAAGACATCAACCAAATATGTTCAATTACGTGACAATGTGTAGTTCTAGTAAAAATCTGTTCCATATCACTTCCACTCAGGCATATCATTCCATTCACGTCCCTCAAACAACCGTCCCAGCTCAGCTTGATTTGCACTACCCCATTGCTTGAAGAAGAACTTAACCCCTTGTTCTGCGCACTGGGTTTTAATATTACGCACCCATTCAACTTGCATTGGACGGGCATTTGCGCCACTTTCTCCACCGACAATCACCCAGTCGATACCTTTGAGGTTGAGTTTACCCAAGTCTTCAAGCAACGGTTCGACAGACAAAAACTTAATAGGCGCATGGATGTTGCGCAAGAAATTTATGCGGTCGATGCCAGACTTCACATCCTCACAAGTCACGCCTAACCAGACATTTTTAGGCACTCCATTTTTGCGAATGGAGAAATACATCTTCATTTTTTCAGCCCGTTTTGTCAGGACTTGAAAGGTATGCTGTGGTGTTGACTCCAACAAGGAAAAGAATTCATCAATGGTTTCAACTGAAACCGACGGGTGAAACACGTCACTCATTGAGTTTGCAAACCACAATTGCGGTGATTTTCGAGCTTTCACTTTGTCAAATCCGCTGGGCATGAAGTTGATTATGCCAGTCCACTGAATTTCACCCATTGGTGTTTTTTTCACGGTGTCGTTATACAGTGGAATAAAACTCTCCAACCGGTTGCTCATGCCTCTCGCATAACAGTACCGACAAGCCTCAGACTCATTAGTGCAACCACCAAAAACATTGAATGTATCGCCTGTCCATTTAATCTTATGAGGCTTTTTCTTTTTTTCGGGCATAAAAAAATATCTCCCTTACTGCTCGTTCCCATGCTCCCACGTGGGAACGCAGCATCATCCGCTCTGCGGATTCGTTTTACGAAGTCATATCGCCAGACTTGGATTTGTCACGCATAAGCACATGATAAGATAAAAAATCTGGATTTTTGGAACTAGATTTATTAACGTCAAGTTCGACTCTGGTAACAATGTATTTAATCCCGTTACGATTAATCTCAGCGTTAACAGGCGGCAAAACCGCGCTTTCGATGTAAAATATTAATTCATTTGTTTCACGGTCTTCTACATGTAGCCTGATTGTGTTAGCCATGTGTTACTCCACAGTAATTCAAAAATTCATCCAAATCATCAACCTCATAAGTGAAGTTGATATTTTTATCTGGGCACATACGCTGTCTTGCGCTTTCCCCACTTTCAGCTTGTGACGCTGTTCGACAAGCTATCGTATCCCCATCTTCGTCTTGATTAATTGCATCCGCTAAAGCAGTTGTCCAATTAGCGACGGGTAACTCAATACTTTTTGTCATTTGATGCCTTCTTATCAGTTAAAATGTCTCTCCACAAAATCTAAAATCCATCATACCCCACTCCCGCCAAAAATCGCAAATTTTTCTGGCAGACTGGTATATAAAAAATTGCCAAATTAATTTTTGTTTGGAACACCAATAATACAAACCAAAAAACCACCAATAAGCCACGTAATGGCGAAGTTGTCAATATTGATGAACTGTAAATTTATAGCTAAATTTTGTCAGCATCACAGTTTATAAATTTGTTGACAAGATGTTGGACACATATTTTTTAAGTCACGCTACCGATGTAGACGGACACATATTAATTCACTCGCCCGTTATCACCAAGCCACTGCGCACAAATGTCGCCAAAGCAGTGCTTGATGATGACGAGGTAAAACAGTACGCGAACGTTGCTAAACGCTTGATGCTGATGTCGTCAAAAGTGGATGTGTTTCATCCAAAAACACCGTTTATGGTGCGGCAGTTGTTGTTTAATGCGATGGGGGAACAAAACCAAAATCAGTATTTGATTACCACCAACAACGCGGTTCAAGCGCAAACCATTTTGTCATACATGAACATGGCGCAGAATGAATTTCTGCAAAACTTATCACACGTTTGGTTTGGTTTAACCATTGATGACCACACCAACATTCAACAGGCGCAAACGCTCTGGCAAAAAAATCGCTTGTCATTTCCAGCAAACTCAGTAAAATGGCTGAATATCAGAAACTTACACAAGCCATTTGATTTGAGCGAATGGGATGGAATTGATTGGGTACTGGTTTTTTTGTCAGAAAAAATGACAAACCAAGACAGCATCGCCACGGCAATGAGCATACGCGACATGTGCCATGACCGTGAGATCGCTTTCATGTTTGAGCAACAACGTTCAGACCAAAACCGCCCCGCGCTGCTACGCGAACATGCGTACACCGCACTCCCCAATCGTTTCACGGAAGCCAAAGCCGCCGACGATTACTTTGAGAACCGCATCCCACAAGCCGCTTAAAATCAAAAAAAGGAATTTATGATGACAACAGCGAACCCGACTTTAGAGTTTGTACCACTCCCCAACATCCTGTTTGAAAAAATAGACCAAATTACAGGCAACGGTGTCAAAATTTACGCATTGCTACAAAAGAAAGCCATGTTATTTGACAAATTGACATTTAGCTTCGACACGCTTAGTAAGGAATTGGGTTTGGACGAAAAAACGGTCAGAACCCATGTCCACAAATTAGTAACAGAAGGCATGGTGGTTTTGAATGAAATCACTCAAGCAAATGGTATCCGTTTTTTTTATCAGTTCATCTTGCCGCACTCACCTGCCGCAGTTAACAATTTCCGTGACCATGCGCCTCCATCTGCTACCACCATACTGTCTGAAAAAAATTTGGCCAGCACGGGAAAAATTACCGAGCGGGAGATTCCAAAGGAAGTTAAACATGATGTTCAAAATCAAACAGTTGGCGAAAACGCCCGTTCGGTAAAATTTACCGAGCGACGGGAAACGGAGGCTGAAAAAGAGGTCAATAAAAATCAGCAAGTTACTGAAAATCCCCGCTCGGTAAATTTTACCGAGGAGTATAATACTGTAGGTAATATATATATAAATACAAATACAGAGGATGATGCTGCTTTTAAAAAGCAGTTGATTTTGTCGTTGCTAAAAGACAATGACCACACGGCAACCTGTGCCATCGCCATTCAAATGCAATTGGTGGTTATTTTGTCACCATGCAGTGAAGTGGTGATCCGTCGCATCATCAACAGCATTACCGCAAGAACCAAAAACGTTATTGGATTTTGCCGATGGGCCGCAAATAATCCTGAGAAAATTAACGACCCCGCTCAACACTTTGCCTCTAAACCCCAAGTGTCATCTACCAAACCCACGTCAGAACCCGCGCCGCAGACAGTAGTCAAGCCTGAGCCACAAGTTGAACCCCAAGCACAAGCAAGCAATCTTGCCAAACTCAAAAAAATGTTGTCAGGTGCTTTGGGAGGCAGTGCGCAAGCAGTCGATTCAGCCCCTCAAAAACCCGCTATGCTACGCAAGCTGTTTGAGCAAGGGGTTAATCAGCCTCAAGATGATTTAAAGCTTGTGAGCGATTCTGAGCCTCGAATGCAAAAATTGATGGCAGTTGTAGGGGTATTATTTAAAAATCAGCCTAATTACTCGGCAGCGTTAAACGCTTGCTTGAAGTCCAATCGCATTCGATTTGTCGAAAAAGCGGATCAGGTCGTGTTGATGGTGGGTTATGAGCCGTTAGTTACTGCTTTAAAAAATGTTGCGCCTGAAATCCGTAAGCGGATTGGGTTTGATTTGGTTGAATTTGAGGGTTAAGCATGAGTTCATCACCGCCGCCCACACAAGCCTACATTGCCAAGCTTGACATGTGATTATTCTTCAACATAAAAACCAACAATACCTTTGGCTTTCAGTTGCTCCACTGTGTAACGCTCAGTCGCAACAGGATCACTAAAAATATATTTATTTTCAGCCAATTGCTTCTTATAGTTTTCTTAAGCGGCTTCAGTTATATGTTGGTTTGGATAACAGTCTTGAACTGTTTTGTATCCATTGCTGCCTGTTTTAGGTTTGGTATAGTTTTGTCCTGTTTTAGTTGTCAGAATCAGAATTGGCAGAATTTTTAAATTTACGGAATGGGATTATTCTGTGAATTCTATTATTTTGATAATTCTGATTCAGAAAGGTTAGTCTTTTACCAATCAAACTGTTTAGAAAGCTCGTAGCCTTTTGCCTTGGCATCTTAAATATCAATACCTTCTGGAAGCAATGCGGTTACAACTTGGTATCCGTCAATGTAACCAGTATTCTTGATTTTCCCGGTGTCTATGTCGTAATCATTGATGCTTGGATAGTCTTGTTTGAGTTTGCTTGCAGCATCGTTTTATCTGCTTAAAAGAGTTGTACCGTAAGCACCTGAAACAAATAATCGGTACACATCGCTTGTCATCGCAACAACTTTTTTCATGTCTTAATCCATTGTGTAAAGCCTTCACGGTGGGCTACGGTGCAATATCGATAACGCAATAGTTATCTTGGGCTTAGCCCACCCTGCGGGGATATGAACGTTGTTCTTTTTCAAGATTTCAAATCTATTTTGAAGTCGCTTGGAAGCTTGATGCCGCCAGTTGGAATCCAAGCTGCCCCACCAGTTGGTAATGGTTTAAAAGTAAAATCCTTTGGGACTTTACGTTGCGCCTCAGCTTGAATCATTGAATTTTGCTCATGTTGGTTTTCATTGTTAACCTCCACAATTAACGATACAAAAAATATTCTACCATACCCGCCCAACAAAAACCTATTGCACCTCAACGCAATATCCGCAAAAATGCCGTTTTCACAAGTATAAAAAGAGGGCATGTTATGGTGGCGAAAGTCATTGTTGTAGCCAATCAAAAAGGCGGAGTTGGTAAAACAACCATGTGTTTAAACATTGGGGCGGGGCTTAAAAACAAAGGCTACCGCGTCGAACTGATTGATGCCGACAAGCAAGGTAGTTTGAAAGATTGGGTTGAGTTAGGTGGTAACTTGCCCATATCGGTTCTGACTAACAGTAAATCATTCAACACGACATTGCCAGTGCGCTGCGATGCTTCAGACTGGATTATTGTTGATGCCCCGCCTGACCGTGAGCATTTAGTTCTATTTGCTACTATCGCGGCGGCTGACCTTGTGTTGATTCCAACCAAGTCGTCTTATTTTGACGTTAAAGCAACCGAGGCGATTGAGCAAATCATATCCATGTTGGAAGCCGCCAGCAAGTCACTGCCCCAAACTTATTTTTTGCCTAACATGGTTCCAGTAAGTTCATCAATGGGTGATGATTTGGTTGAGTTGTTACGGGGCGATGATTTTAAATTCAACGCTCTCAACAGTCTTATTTGCAACCGCATTGCCTTTGCGAGAACTGCATCGGATGGCGGATCAATTTATGATGGTCAAGACAAAAAAGCCATTGCTGAAATAGATGCCTTAGTCAATGAAATCTTAGAGAAGTTCAATGTCAACACCGAAGAAAGTTAATTCCCTTGCCAAAGCACGTCGCACTTCATCGCCTGTTGAAGTGCTGCAAAAAACCGAAAATGCCGCATTGATGGATAACGTTATGCTGGCAACCATGAGCGATAAAGAGCGTTTTGTTCATTTAGAAGATGTCATTGCAGATAATTTACAAGCCTTTTTTAAGGTTGGCATGGCTTTGAAAGAAATTAGAGATAAGCATTACTACGTGATGAAAGGGTTTAAGAATTTCAATGAGTATTGCGTTTCATGTTTTGATATAACCAGAAGCTATGCGGATAAGCTTATCTGTGCTAACAATGTTGTTGAAGACTTGAAAGACGTTTTTCCCCCATCGGAATTGCCAGCTAGAGAATCTCAAACTAGACGGCTTGTGCAATTGCCGCCCAGCGAAAGAGTTGAAGTTTGGGGTAAGGTTGTTGAGGCTTCAAAACAGAAAAACAAAAAGATTACTTCGGCAATGGTTGATGAGGTGTTTGTTGAGTCTTATCCAAAAAGAGATAATACCACTGGTAAAAAGAAGTCTCACAAAGTTACTTTGCGAGAAGGCACTTACGAGAAGCTGCAACGCTTGCAGCAAGATAGTCCATCAAAAACAATTGATGAGATTATTCTTGAATTAATCGGTGATGACAATTAAAGACTAACTGTGGGCAATTTGACCACAATTGTGAGCAAATTGCCCGCAAATTGTGCGTACCTAAAACAATATTAAACTCGCCCCGAACCTCGGACACTTATCGCCTTCCTGCCAATCAGACGTATTCCCTGTTGTAATTTGATAACTCTTTAAGTTATACCCGCACACGCTGCGCTCGTGTTGAGTGGGCAAGTTGTGCGGGTTGGTATGGGCTGACGATATGAAGACCATCTTTACGCGATTGATGGGCTTCGTGCCTCAGCCTATTCTGCACTGGCTTAAATTATAAGTCGTGGTCTTCAAATGTGTTTTTCTTCTCTCGCACTCCTGATTGTTCAAGCAAATCATCCATGCCTTTAATTTCCTGCATTTTATGCTTTATTTTGGCTAATTCATTAGCCGTACAAACAAGATTTGCTGCTAATGTGAACAGTACTTGGTGCGACATCGCTTTATCGCCATTAATGAAGGGCAATATGTCATCCTCATCCGCCGTCCAATATGTCTTGGAGTCTTCTTTATCCCATGTGGATTTGACTTCTTTCCGCACTTTTCTTTCAAATCCAGCCATGTAAGCCAGTTTTTCAACTGGATTAAAAGGTGTCGCCCACTTGAATGTTTCGGCTAAAGCTGCGATGGCGGTTTTAGTTGGTGGGGTGTGATTTTCTTGCTCTAGAGCATCAGGCGTGTTACGAATAAGGGACATTCGGTCACTACCATTAATCTCTGATTTGAACACACGTAAATAAACAGAGCTTTTTGTGTAATTGGAATTTTTGGCGTGTTCAGCAAGTTTTGCTGCTTCCAATTCAAATTGGTTGATGCGCTTCCGTGCGTTAAAGTCTGTCGCCATTTTGTATAGCGTAACCCATTCTGAATAGTAATGAATAAAATTAATGCCCTCGTCTGGAATTTTATCGTTTGTCCAAGGGGTATTACCATGTCTTGTTAATAAGTCGGATAGAAAAAAGCCTAAGTTGTCACCAGAAAACTTTTTCCCTTTGAATAAATGATAATTAAGCTCTTGTTCCCAATTTTTTAAATTTGGGAGTGAACTGATGAATTCAAATACTGGTCTTGGGTAGAGTTGGATTGTCACGCAGGTTTCCTTTTTAGTTAAGTAGGATGGGCTGACCAACGGGAGAGCTTATCAATCTGGCAACGATGGACTTTGTGCCTCTTCAGTCTGTTTTAAATCCGTTGTACTTAGCCATCAATATTAAATCGACCATCAATTCTTGGTGATTGTGGTACGTTTTTACTTCTTTATGAACGTTGCCTGTGACGGGGTAAACAATATCGTTTTCAACGTGTTGTCTGATTTCCGTGTTTAACGATATTATTTTGTTGTTCCAAGCAACATATTTGCTTGTCGTAAGGTGAAAACCACGAACCCCAGTATAGTATTTCTTTTTGGCTGATGATTTTATGTGGGCATCATCAATAATCAGGAACAGAGTGCCAAAATACCCATCAGTCGAGATTGTCTCTTGTGGATTCATAATAAAATCACGGCATGTTGCCGTGCTTTCTTCTGTTTCCATGCTGTTGTACTTAGCCATCAATAACGTTAAATCCACCATTAAATCTTGGTGATTGTGGTAGGTTTTAACCTCTTTCCAAACGTCCCCTGTCACGGGGTAAACAATGTGATTTTCAACATGTTCTTTGATTTTGGGGTTTAACGAGTTTGTCCCAATCAAAAAACCTTCTTTTCCTTGGTAGTATTGTTTTTTGCCAGACTCTTTTAGTCGGTCTTTAGTAACCATTAAAAAACGACCGCCGTATATGGAAATTGTATTCAACAGCATTCTCCTTTCTTCATTTAATGTAGGGTGGGATAGGTGCGCAACCGCCTTTGATGTTGCCAATAACTGTTGTTGCACCGTATCCCACGGCTTGTAATGTTATTTATCTTCCCCGTGCTATTCAGCTACCCGCCATTCACGCATCGGCAAAACTTCCCCTTGCACATAAAAACCGCCATTGCCATTCCAGTAATTTGGTTAAACACGCCTGTGACTTGTTCACCCATATTGTCTATGATGATGCACTTTTGTCCGTGCATTGGCTTGCTTTGTTCTGTGTTGTTTTTTTGCCCCATCGGCTTACCCGCCAAATAATCTCTGTAAAAAACTCTTCTTCTCAGGCTTCACTTCTTCAGCCACGTCATCCTCCCGCTTCACATCAAAATCATTCATTTTGCTTAGGCGAGTGGTGGCGTGTTGTTCCAAATAAATCTGTGTAGTTGCTGGGTTCTTGTGTCGTAGCGCACCGACAATATCTGCTAGCGATGCGCCAGAGTCATTCATAATGACCGCAAACGTTTTTCTAAACGTATGGGTCGTTATTCTGTGTGGGTCGTGTAATTTAGCGCGATGTGCTGCATCGCGCAGAATCTCGTTCTGTGTTTTAGTCGTGACTGGCTGGCTGAGGGTTAATTTGTATCCCTCCACGCCAGGGAATAGAAAACTTTGTGGTTGTAGTTTCGCATATTCTATCCACTGCTCCAACCCTACAATCGGACAAAATTCGGGATTTTTTTGACGCTTCAAAACTGCCCTTTGATTTTGCCCACCTTTTGACGATTTGAAATTGAGTACCGCCCCGCCATCTTCAAAATGGATGTTACTCAATCTCAGGTTCAGCAACTCACCAATCCGACTGCCAGAAAACACATGCACCAAAATCCATGTTCTTGTGCGCAATGAAATTGCCTGAAACTGAATCTGCGCTAGGTTGTTGATAAAATAACCTTCATCGGTGATTTTGTCAGGTGGTGGTGTCATTATCGCATCCAGCAACCTGACCAATTCTTCTTTGGTAAGTGGGCGGGCTTTGTGTTCAGTTTTGTTTCTTTTTCTGAACGCCTGCATAGCGGTTTTTACAATCCGCGTTTTAGCAGGGTTTTCATGTTCTGGAAAATGTTGTTCATGGTAATGCCTGACCGCAGACACGATTGACTCCAGAGTAGATACTTCGGGCGGTTCGTCAGTGGTCACTGTTATCGTTTTGCCATTTTTACCACGCCGCGTTTTTTTCTTCTTGCGATCCTTTAAATATTGCGCAAGTACAAATCCTGTACACGGAAATTCTAACCCGTCATCCGTGCAAACTTTCAATGCGTTCTTATACAAATCACGAGTGCTTGGCGCAAGAGCCTGTTCTTGCAACTCGCTTAAAAACGCTTCTTCCTCCGTCTTGTCCGTGACATTTTTCCCCTCAGTAGCCATGCTGTTTCTCGTTTAGGTAAAACCTAAAATATAAACAGTGACTTGCAATAAAGTCAAGTTATAAGCGTAAATATAATCCCGTATTTATATCAATAACTTGCAAAAAAGTCATGCCCTAAATGCTACATATTAGGAGTTTAGGGTATATTCACGTCGGGGAAGTTGTGATGATTTGTTGTAAATCAGTGTGTTATAGGTTTTGCGGATAACGCCGCTTGGGACAGTGGTATCCGTTGGTGGGCGAGTCCTGTGCCGTCTAATACCGCTGTCCAAAAGTTAATGGCAATGGCGTTTCGTCCTTGTTGTAGGAAGTGTTGGTGTGGTATGGAACTTGGTGTAACCTTTATGCTGCATGTCCTGCTTGATTTCATCCCATTGCTTTTGGGACATTCGACCTGTTGGTTTGTTGTCAAATAGTAGATGTTCGTCGCTTTCGCCAAGCGGCTGCCATTTTAGTATTTTATCAGGTGCTATCCAGCCTCTGTCAATGCGGGTTATGTCGTTCTCACCTGCGGTTTTGCAAGGGTCAGTATTGATTGTTCGGAATTCGTACATGCTTAGCCTCTTTTAAATTGTTAGGCTTAAAAGTAGAAAAGATAACCTTATCATTATTCACTTCAGGTGCAATTTCATTGTGCTCTGAAATTTCATATTCAAATTTTTCTTTCCGTGTCATTTTGTGATGTTTGATATATGAAAAAGCATCGTTTTTATAAAGAAACGTGTATGTGTTTTTATTTCTTCTGTCTCCATGATAAAAAAATGCCAACAATATAATTCATCATGATTAACCTTCTTTGGTTAAATTTTGATATTTTTTATCACAATTAGCTGCTTCATTGAATGGTGTTTGGCTGACACCAGAAAAACCGCAATGTTTACACTTTCTCAAAGTAAACATAGGTCAGCCCGTATACTCGAAATCATGAAAACCAAAAAAAAATAAACGGGCTAAAAAACCAATTCTAAAAACATCAAAGCAAACGAAAAAACAGCGAAAATTATGTGCACCCATGATATGACAATAAATAAGTATTGAAAAAAAATCATTTTTTGAGCTTCCTTGGTTGTCTGTTACCAAACCAGCCTTTAACCTTATCTAACCAACCTTTCTTAGCTTTAGGTTCCAAGCTGCGCTGCATCTCTTGTGCTGCTAGCAGGATGGCGAGTGTAAACAGGTGTTCGTTGCCAACACCGCCGTTTTTTAGGCATTCTTGGTAACGGGATAAGGCTTGTTTGGCATCGTGGTTGTCTTTGATGCGTTCTGGCTCTTTAATAAGCTGTTCTATTATCTCAACTAGCTTTTCAAAGTGCCTGTCTTTAATAAAGACTACCCGTTGTCGTGACGGGTCATTTTTTATGTCGTGACGCAGACGCACAACGCCACCAAGCCCTCTTGGTGCTTGCGTTGCTGGGATGCCTTCTGCCCAGCGGGTTAGTTGTCCGAGTTTGCGGTTTGCGTCGGTCATGGTTTGTTGTTAGTCTGATTCAGACATTGATTTTAGGTTGAGAAGGGTCTTGGATTTTTTTGTGGGCAACAATCATGCAGCCGAACCTGTTGTCTTCGGGGATAATCTCCCAGTTAAAATTACTTGCAAAACCTTCGTTTGTGAGTCCGTTATCCAGTATTATTGACACATAATCATTCAGGCATGGTGGTTCATCTCCTACACGGAATCATTGTAAATGATGCAGGTATTTTGTATTTATGTGCCATAAACACCTCTCTGTTATTCAGCATAATCCCGCAAACCCATTAAAAACTCGCTTGTTATTCAGGTGTGCGCCATTCGCGCAATGTTAAAACCCGCGCAGTGTCTGTGATAAAACCGCCAGTGCCATAAAAGAAGTCTTTGTTAAATGTGGCAACAACATCTTTGTTACTGTCATCCTTAACAAGGTAAGGCTCACCATCTTTGGGCATCTCTTTAGGCATCCCAGCAGGGGTTTTATCCCAATACTTTAAATATAGGGTGCATTCAATTACTCCGGACATATGCTTAACCCGACATGGTAGCCATGAAGGCAAGTCAAAAAGCCGTAATTCTTTATCATTGTATTTGACGAACTTGCTATCTAGTCGTTTAATTATTGCGCCATGTTCAGGCGTAATTTTTGTCTGTTCCAACCAAAAAACAAAACCCGGTTTAACTTCCAGAACTGTGGTCAGAATTGGGTATGGATGTTGATACATAATACGTTCCTTTATTTCTCAAAGAATCCCAAAAACCCCCTCAAAGCCCCACGCGGCAAAACCAAGCCTAGCGGCAAAGAATTACCATTTGTACAAGTGACTTTGACGGGCTTCAAACCGCTCCACTGCGGAATGCTATGTCTTAACTTAACCCACACAGGTAATACATCGCCTGTTACTACATAATTGTCAGTGGCGTTGTCAGCTTTGAGCTTCCAATTATCCCATGCCAACTTGAAATTGGCAATAAAATCATAATCCAAATATGAGCCATTTTCTATTGCCTCTGAATGCAACAATATCTCGTCAAAAGAAAACGCCTCTATCGTCAATTCAAATGGATTTATAAAAAGCCATTTTATTTCAATCAGACCGTCGTAATCTTTATGACAAAAATTCAAGCATTTTACCAAAATCACCTGCCCATCATTCACGCCGCTTTTAATGCGCCGTAAGTGATAATGGTTTAATGGGTCATCAGTGCTGATTTTTTTGAATGAATGCAGCATAACAGCGACTATTTCACCCAGTTGGTAGCCGCCAACCTGATAAATAGGGGGTTGTGGCGGAATGTCCTTTAACCCTATGGCACGTTGTCTGTTGAAGCAGTCAACAATCTCACCAATAGTTTCTGTTGATGTATCCTTAGCATTAAGGATCAGTTGAATCAAAAGCAGAAGCCACTCATTCGTCAAGCCAACATCACTATAAGTGTCATATTGGTAATATAGCAATGCCCTATGCAAATGCTTCACTGTCGCTTCGGGGGCAAAAAACTTAATCTGCCGCGTCTTGACCACTTGCACCGTATGCAGCTTGACCGTATAACCATCCAATTTAAGCACTTTTGTGCCAACTAAGTTAATGTGTTTGGCGTTGGTGAAGTCGTGTTCCTCAGTATCCTCCGCATCGTTCGCGGATCGTGCTTCAGTGATGTGGTTGAGTAAGGCGTGTTGCGTGTCCACTGCTGCAAAGCACAGCTTTTTGAAAAAAACATTGGCTGGCGTTGTGTCATCTACGCCAAACATCGTCAACATATCGCGCAACTGCGTTTCGTATTGGATGATTTCCACCCGCGCGCTCTGAATATGTTTGGTCTTGACCTCGCCATAAGAACGTTCGCTTGTGTACAAGTTGTCAGCACTGGTCAACGCTTGCTGACAACCGTGTGTGCCTGCTGACAATTTGCGAAAGCGTTGAATCATCGCATCGTATTGCGCTAATTCCCGCATCAAGCCATCAACAATCAGCAAGCGCAATATCGGCGGTATCACACTACCCGTTCTTTCAGTTCGTCCAAAAGCCTGCATCTCTTGCGCTACATTATTAGACGTAGAAATAACGATTTGCATCCGTTGGCGTTGGTTGATGAAATGCGGCGAACTGTGCAGCGAATGTCCGGTGCTAGACGGTGAAGTAATGACAATGATCCACTTCTTGCCCGTATTGAACGCTGCCACCGCATCCGCCCCCGTTTCCTGTAGCGGCACAATACTGCCGTCGGCGTTGCGGCGGGTAGCGCGTCCTGATAGTTCGGCTAATTCATTGCTGCCAAACGCGGCGGTGATTTGGTGCATTGCCGTGAGTGGCATTACCTCCCGATACTGGGTGGCTTGATACACAGCATTGGCTGTCAGTTGTAAAATCCGTTCGCTGGCTTTGGCGCTACTTTCACTCACGCCAAAATTTAACGGGATTTTTAAAACCGCTTGAAAAAACTGCCGTAGTGGGGTGAGCCAAATCCAATCATTGAACTCAGATAAGTGTGCCGCCGCATTGTCGTGCTGGTTGTTAGGCTCGGGTAACGTTGTGATTCTCGCCATTAATGAGGTGTCATCTTGCGGGTTAGTGCTGTCGTAATGCTTAGCAACCTGAAGTACGGGTGACTGCCCATCCGTCAACGCCGCCCGTGCCATTTCAATCCCTGCCGCTGCTTTGATGGCATCCGCCATCGCATCAAAACAATCGTAACACGCCATTTTGAGCATTTGGAGGATTCTGTTGCGCAAGCGCGTGTCGCTGTCGGGGATTGCGTTGGCTATCTGGGGCATAAATGTCCCGATAATCTGCGTCATGCCGTCGTAAGCTACCATGTGCGTTTCGCTGATAGCAACGCGCTGAATGACTTTATCCACGCCCTCCAACTTTGCGCTGTAGCTCACCGCCACGCCGCGAGAAACAAGGAAATTAAACACCAACTCCGCCAACATGACGCTGCGCTGGTGGGCAATGGTGTTGAGTTCATGCAACGACTTAAACACGCCATCGGAACCTATTAAGCCAAACCGCTTGGCAAGCAAGTGGAAGTCCTTTAATTCCATCGCTGTGGTAGCTGACATGGACAACACAAAGGCGTTGGGTAGCCTGTCCAGCAGCAATGCCAAATTGCTACCGCTTTTGCTGTGAGGGTTTTTGACCCCATGCGATTCGTCTAGTATTATGCAGCAGGTTCTACTCTGCATCAATTTGTAAAGCTGTTCACGCCGCCCGTCCTGCGTCAGCATGGCGTAAGTGGTATACACAAACTTCATCTTGAGATTACCAAAGAGAACGTCGGTGTTATCCGCCTTCTCCAACGTTGGGAAAAAGTGTTCTTCAGGAATCCCAAGCCGCCGCATTTCGTCATGTAGGTTGCTATGCAAACCTTTGTTTTTGCTTAGAATAACCGCGCAATCAGCCCCGCGTTTCATAGCATGAAACACCGCCGCGAGACAGATGCGAGTCTTTCCCGTCCCTGTCCCCGCATTCAACTGAAATGCCATCCGCATTTCGCCATGCCATTGCTCCCACGCTCTCGCAATCAAGCACAGTGTCCAAAACTGTTCGGCTGACAGTGACTCGTTTTTTATCCAGTTTTGCGGGACTGTTGCCGCATATGTCGGCGGTTGGGGTAGGCTGTCGTAAACGTTTTCGCTGATTTGCAGTGGCGATGGGTGGGGTGGGAATTTGTCGTGATGGATGATTAGGGGTCGCATTTTCTACTCTTCTTCTGGAATGTAGAAATCAAGATTGCCTCCAATGCTATAAAAACGCCCATTAAAATTAGCGTTTACTTCTTCAGCGGCTTGTGTTGCTGATTCATAATCGTCAAATAAGAGTCCGTCATGCATCTCTATTAGTTATATTATTTCTTTATCTGTTTCTCTAACTATTTCTGGGTGTACTTTCAATACATCCTCAGAGTTCATTCTTCTGGCTAGAGTGTATTTGTAATTAGGCTGATTTGCTGGGACAGGCATGTTGTTCTCCTTGAAAATAATTCAAATAATCCGCTACAGCCACTACCACGTCAACACTAAACTCAGCGATGTTCACGTTCTCGTTTAAAATAATTTCTTGGTAGTCGCTTAAATGAATACGGGACAAGCTCGCCCCGATTTCCAAAATTGAAGCGGGTAAATCAGCGTCGGCGGGGATGTCAATTTTACCATCATTGTTAGCAAGTGATAGATGATGTCTTGCGCCGCGCTGGTTTGGATTTCTTTCAGTGCGGCGGCGTAGGATCTTCCAGTTTTGCTAAGTCCGATTTTTAGGAATCCTTTTAAATATGAAGTGCTTTTCTCCCTAATTGTGTTATGGAATACCCAGAAGGATTGGAAATAATTAACCCTTTATGAAGTAATCGGCTAATTAGTAAATCATCAACACCTTGAGGATTAAAGTTTTCCTGCAATGCTTCTGCTAAAGCTATTTGGGATAAAGGTGTGTATTCTTTGTCATTTAGTGCAATACCAAGAATTAAAGAAAAGTCCATAAACAATCCTTTGGTTATAAAAAGCAAAATTTTAAAGATGTTCAGTTAGTTTCCATCGCCCCTACGCTCTGCGTACTCTTAATGACGCAGAGCGTCAGGACTGCATTCACACGCGGAGCGTGGGAACGAGACAATAATCAATTTGAACGTTCATAAATGCGCTGACGATTAATCGTCAAATCCTTTTCTGATGGTTCCCAGTCTCCAAACCATTCAGATGGTATACCTTGTGTTGGTAGTTCGGGAAAGTTAACCGTTTTTCCGCGTCGTCTGCATTCTGCAATGATAAGCTTGTACCGCTTGACCAGATAACCTAGTTTTGGATAAAAAAACAAAACATGCCCTTTGCCAAGACGGTAATCAGATGGAAGCGAGGGTTAAACGCCGTTTCCCCACGCGCAACGCACTTTTAAACCAACCCAAATATTCTAGGCAGTTCTCTATACTCGGCAGCTAAGTGCTTATCACTAAGCTCTTTTTTTGGGGCACAATTAATTCTGGTCATTGACTAGCTCCATAATTGTAAAACGCCCAAGTTTTAAGGCGTTAAGTTAGTTTTGCTGCTTATTAGCAATTTTTAGCTTTTGTTGCCCGCAAAGTATTCGGCTAACTGTATTAGTTGCTTATCCGTTAGCGATGCTGACTTGTAGGGGATGCATCCATCAGTGATAAAAGATAACTCACCGTTAATCATTACAATCTCAATAAGGTAATCATCAGGCGCAAGCTCAAACTGTTCTGCTACATCAACGTCTAATACGTTGGCTTTTTCTAAGCAATGACTGTGCATTGTTGCTTTTTTTGCTGCTTCAGTAATGACAGCAATGGCTTGTTCGGTGGTGATGGGGGCGCTCACTGCATCCCCTCCAGTTCTTCAATTGCGTCTTCAAAGCAGTTATGATGAAAAGCCATCAGCATCAAAAACGCAGTCTCAATGCCTTGCTCGTAAAGGCGGTTTGTCACTTTGTCAATTAATGCCACTTTGACATCTATTTGCGCTTCGCACCGCTTTTTTTCTTCAAGCTCGGCTTCGTTGTATTGGTGCTGTGCTGATGCAATAACGGCTGCAATCTCTCTTGCCGTTGCGTTACTGCCTTTTTGTTGTTGTAATGTTTTTAGTTCTGTGATTATGTGTTGCATTAAGTTCATGTGTTTTCTCGTTTAATATTAGTCGTCATGGTGATCTGCGCCGCATCGGGTTTAGTTGGTTTGTATGACGTTGAGGCTATCTAACCCTACGGGTTTGTTAAATTGTCAATGCTTTTTCCTGCTGATTAGATTTCTTGGTTACGCATAATCCGACAAAACAAACCGATACTTAGCAAAGCCATCTTGCGCCATTAATTTGTCAGCATGGTCTAGTGAATGGTTGCCAAAGCTTTTGTTGCTAAAGGCTTGCCGCCACTTGCGACTGTTTGATGTTGGCAAATATTCCATTTGCACATGCTTATCTTTTAAATGGCTAAACATTGGGAGTAGTTCAAACCGCCATCGCTTTCCTTTTTGGATGATGACGGCGTGTACGACTTTACCTTCGAGCTTCACTGAACCGTTAGGTAAGACTTCAATGTCTTCAGGTTTGCAATAGTAAAATTTATCAGCAACCATTTGGATTAGTTGCTCCTTAGTCCCTGCTGCGCCTTGTAGTTGGTTTTGATCATCCATTATGCCCTCCTGTTTTGTCAGCTTTCAATAAAAAATCCATTGCTTTTTGCGCTTCATTGGCGGCTTTTGATAACGCGCTTGCGCCGCTTTTTAGGTGGGTTAGGTAGCTGCTTAAATACTCGGCGTGTTGCAATTTTTCGTAATCATAGCCAAGGCATCCACACATAAACGCTGCACCGAGTTCGGCGACTAGCTCTTCTTTGGCGTAAGTGGTTGTGCCTTTTGCACCAAATTTACGATTAAGGCGTTTATGATGCCCTGTCCAGTGGGTCATCTCGTGCAGTAACGTTGCCTCGTAATTTTGCAGTCTAACATCATCACTGTCGCCTTTGAATAAGTTGATGTATGGCATCCCGATAATGTCATTTAAGGGGGTATAAACCGCTCGACCGCCATTATGTTGAATCCGCATGTCTGGATGTAAGGCGATGACATTTTGTGCCGTTTCAGACAGGACGGGTTCGTTTTCAGCCTTTTCTAACTCTGAATATAGCAGGGCTTCCAGCCCGTCGCATTGCTCAATATTGTAAACCCCTTGGGAAACAGGTATGAGTCGTGAATTTTCTTCGCTGTCGTCATTGTCCGCGTCGGCATCCTCTTTCTTTTTGTTTACCATAAAGACAATGGGCGTTGCTATCTCATTAGCTTTAACTTGACCGCCAAGTTGCTTCGCCTGTTCGTAACCAACCCATACTTCAGTTTGATAGCCAAATATAGCCTGTGAAGTCCAAAGGTTGATGATGTTTTTGCCGCGATAGGCTTCATCGGTCTTGGCATTACGTGGCGTGTTTAACTTACGATTCCACGGCATTTTCCACGGGTTATTGCCTAACTCAATCGCCTCACATATTCTGTCAAGCAGAAATTGGTTAGCCTCTCTCAGCTTACCACTTGATTCGTTTTTCATTTTCTTCCTCCCAATAAAAAACGCACGAGGCGGGCTTTTGGGGTTGTGTTAAATGTAGGATGGGCTAACCATCGAGAAGCCCATCAATCGCGGAGCGATGGGCTTCCTATCGTCAGCCCATCCTACAAGATACTGCTTCGCGTCCGTCAAGCAGAGCTTGGTAACGAGCTAATCACTTACCCCTTATTTTCCAGCGTCTATTTTGTCTTCTGAGTGGTAGGCTTGGTAAAGTGCCTCAATCATTTTGTCAGTGGTGGGATACCACTCAAAATCTTGGTTTTTGTCTTTTAGGTGTTTGACAATTTGTGCGCTTGTCATTGGCGGTTGCGCCGCGAGTTCTGTAGTCATGTTGGTTTTTTCGTTGTTCTTGGGAATAAAAAAACCCGCTAGGCGGGCTTTGTGGAGTTTGGTTGTACAATGAGTGCTTGGTTTGAGGGCTGCAACTGCAAAGGTTGGTTGCCAGTATGGCACAAGCCATTATTAAGTGTATCAAGCAGCCTTAGTCCAGATGTTAGAGTCTTGATTCAAAGGCGTGTAACCATTCAACCTTAATAGATGATGTAAAAAAACTGGATATTGTGGGTATAGCAGGCTCATATATGATTCGTCATTTATAATAAAATGGCCTTGTTTATACTGAAGTTCATCAGTACACATTCTAACTATAGGAGTAGAATTATTAGTGGTTCCAGAATGCACATAGGGTGTCACCTCTGGTTTGTAATTTTTGGCCTGTTGATGGATGTTTTTAATTTCGACATTGCTAGGAATTCGACGCAGTTTACCGTCCCAGTCACGAAAAACAAAGCCATTCCCTTTAACTGGATTTTCAGACGCATTATGGAGAGTGCGCATTTTTTCGATTTCATCAAGGTATGTCCACTCTGGTGGTCGGTCGCTGGATTCCTTGAGTATGCTGCGATAATAAGCAACTTTATCATGAATTTGGGAGACTGCTTGACTGAGCAGATTGCCTTTAATGTAAGGCAATGTCGTCATGCTCTCAGTATCACCATCAACAAAACTATGAACGCTTTGTGTTTCACATTTAGGGTCTGTATGAGTGTCGTATGGGATGCATGAAAACGGGCTGCTGAATCTAAGTGGGACGCTTAAAGAGCGGCGATATGCGGTATTAAATTGAAAGTCAAAATGGAATCGACCATCTGACCAGTAGCAACTTAATTCTAATCTAAGTTCTTGGTCTTCATTTTCGACTTCAGTTGATGCTCTAACATACTGGCACAGGTCTTGGGATAATTTTTGTCCTTTTAATTCAAGTCGTTAAAAGATTTCGTATGTGGCTTTAAACCCCTCAGGGGTCGTGCCAACCCTCACGCTGTTGGGTATCTCATAATTGATGCGCTGCCGTGCGATAATTTTTTCCCACGCCTTTAGGGCATCGGACAGCTTGAGCAAATCGAATTCATCAACAAACGAGCACCCCACCTCATAGCCCACTATAAGGTCAAGTCGAGTCATTGACCTGCATATTATGGTTGCATAAAGCACTGAGCCGCAAAAAAATGTTTACATTTCTCTTGGCCTTAAGAATTTCGACAGTTAGGCCGAACCGCTTGGCCTCGCGCTCAATTGCGGGAAAAAAAATATCATCAATCATTGGGTACGTTGGCGCATAATATGCCATTGTAATGCGCGGGTGAGCCAACGCATGAATCAGTGGCGCAAGGCACAACGTCGTGGTTTTGCCACTCCCAAATCCTCCGACAAAAGCAGCGTAGGGCACGTTTAAGGATAAAAATTTACCTTGCGCCCTATTTACCTCAATCTGCAGCGCCTGAGTCAATATCAGTCAACTCTGCTTACTGACAAATAATACTTTATTGGCCTCATCCAAATAAGCATAACAACCAAATTCTGGGACGTGAATTAATTCCACTGTTTGAATATCGACTGCTTTTTCTGGTCATGGGGTTTTCGGCACTCTAAGTGATTGAGTTAAATCATAATGGCTGAAACTTCGTCGTTTGAGTGTTGCATGATTTCCATGTGAAATTGGCTTATGAATCATTCACATCCACTCCTTGACGTGAGTGAGTAATTTCCTTTGGCTTCTCTTTCACACCATGATGCAGGTATGCATTTTTAGACGCTTTTGTGCCCGCTACCCATGCGTCAATATCTTTCTCTCTGCTTCTTGTTTTTTTTTCGTATTCATGACCAATCTGCGGATGGTGTTCGGTTAGGTAATTAATCACGCTTTTGGGAGGGGATATTTTTTCAATAAGGTGTCCTAGACCATCGACAAATGCAAAGCAGAAATCATTGCCTAATTTTATTTTTTCGCCTCTTGGTGTGCTTTCGTGGAGGGTTTGAGTGTACTGTTTTCTGGCTTTGCTGATTTGTCGGGTTAGCGTTTCGTAGGCGTATGCTGCTATTTCACCTGCACCATTAGCACCAATGAAGTGGAGGTGGACTTTTTTATCTTTTGTTGTAGTGAAAACATGTACACCTAAATATGCTGAGATTAAAATCAAGAGATTTTGTTTCCATCGCGATGGTTTTTTTGATGAACTGGTTTCTACGGTGAATTCTGATGCTGTAGCCTTATTCAGTTCGTCTTCAGTAATGTCATACATAGCCATCATCTTCTTCATTTGTCTTAAGGCAGCAGCCGCTTCATGAGCATTGGAAGAGCGGCTTAATTCTTTTAGTTTTTTTATCTTTTCTATTGCTTTTGATTTATGCATTTTTTGTGTTTCCTGTGTGTTGATTTGCATTAGCTAATGTAGGATAGGCTTCCTATCGTCAGCCCATCCTACGTTGTTTAGCCTATTTATTTAGGCGCATAAATATGTGTGCCGCCGCTGCTTTCGCCGTGCCGAGCGACGGGTGCATAGTTGATGACACGGTTATAATTCCCAAGCACATCAAAATTAGGTTCAAATTGATAGTACCAATATTTGCGCCGATGTGGGTCTTTTTGAATGTAATTGCCGCAGTAATCCTTTGGCAGTTCTGCTTCAACATTAACCACGTCGCCGCTGTTTAGTTTAGCATAAAACTCTAGCTTTTGGATATGTTTGTCAACATTAATCCAGTGTTCAAATTCGCCTTTAACCACATCATTTCGTTTTGGATCATCGTAATTAAATGGGACGATGGCGGCAAACGTTCCTTGCCGATATTGCGCATTAATAACCTTAAATTTGGAAAGCAAAACCAACGCTTGTTCAATGCTTTCAGTCGCATATTTGATGATTGCAGTAGAGCCGAACAGTTCCACAACGTGAATAATCTTAAAGTTAAGGTCAGGCAATGCTTCGGTTATCCGTACCTCGACGTCGAGTTCTGCTTGCGCTTCTGCTGCTTTTTTTTGAATTTCAGCGCGTTTTTCTTCAATTGTTTTTTTCGTCATGGTTTTATCCTTTCGCGGATTGGGTGACATTTGTCATTTATCTGTAGTGTGTTGAGATAATTAGATAATGAATTGCACGATAAATGGGACTATTAGGGACGGGTTTTATTTCACCCAGTGAAATTTCGGGGGACAAAAAAACGTCCTTGAAGGACGTTTTTTCACTTGGTGAGGGGAGCAGCTTACTACACCTCTTTTGCCGTAGGGTGGTGTTGGCGTTCGTAGTCGGAGATGGTTAGGCCAACCACCTCCATCAGTTCTGCCAATGGGTGGGATTCATCATCGCTACCAACTGTGTGGCAGGTGACGGTGTAGGGGTTGGTGTTATTCATCAATCTCACGCTCCAAATCTTCAAGAGATTCAACTTCATCCCGTGTGGTCATGCAATCAAAATCAGATAGCGTTTCAACATTAACGCCTTCATCAATTTCGTCATAGGTGCAGTTTAACATTACTCCACCTTCAACTGCATACCAACGGCTTCCATCCCGCCACTATTTTTGTTCATATCTGCATGATTTTACTCAACATTGTTGTAGGATGGGCTGAGCAAAGGGAAGCCCATCCTACAGGTTTTACTTGCTCAATACCAAGTTGAGCATTTTTACCACAGTCAGATGGCGGGCTTTCATTGGTTTTGGCGAGTTCGCCCCGCCTTTTTCAATCGCTAAGGCGTACAAGCCTTTTTCTTCGAACTTGCCGCTCATTAGTTGACAAAAACCTTTCCAGATGTCGTCGGCTGCCGCTTGGTCGTAGCACATTTCTGAGGTGATGCCTTCAATTATGTTTGCGCCTTTTTCTTCTTTAAATAAAGCGCAAATGGCAGATGCCATTGCTTTGAAAATATACGGTGAGCTTTTCTCAGCCGTTACGCCGTTGGGTTGGTTAATGATGGCGGTTGGGAATAGCGGCATTGGTTTGCCTTCATGGTTTTTACGCCCAACAAAAATGTTGATTACCAACTCGGCAACGTGCTGAGTGCGCTGTTGTATTTTCTCTTGTTGCTCAGGTGTTTTCGTGGTAAATGCGGCGGCTGAATCGGTGTTAAACGCGGGTTCGCTCTCGTATTCGCTGATGCCAATTGTTAAGCAATTACTAATAAAAGTCAATAATTTGTAGTGGTCTTCCCACCGTGGGAAGTGTTCAGCGATGCGCCACCATTGTGGTGATTTGCTGAATTCGTCCAGCGTCATTTTGCGCTCGTCAGACGCGGCGGCTCGTTGGCGTGGTGTGACGGTGTAGGCGGTGTTCGCTGCTTGCCAATAGCTGACTTCTACCGCTTTTTTGTGTTCGCCACATTCGCCAGTGGTGTTGACAATAATTAATACTTTGGTTGCCAGAATGCTTTTCTGTAATGTTTTTGGCAACTCATTCCAACTTATGTCAGTTGGTAGTTTGTCAATATCTTTCGGTCTTAAATAAGGCAAGATGTATTTCGTTCTTGCACGAAAATCACCATTGATGAAGCTGTCAAACAGGACAATGCGGTGTCCACCGTTGGTGATTTTGATTGCGCCTTGTGCCTCTGTTTCCAAGCTGTCCGCGCTCAATTTATCTTCTGACACAGCACGGAAGTCGAACACCCAACCCGTGAATGGACTGTTGAACAAGATGCCTGTTGAAATGTCGTGCTTGCTGTTGTCAGGCTCGCGCTGCGACTCGTGCTGTATCAACACGCCTTTTTCTTTTAGTTTCAACACTTCACCAATGGTTGTTTCAAGCACCTGCACCGTGCTGCGTGGGTTTTTACGGCGAGCGATGTGGTCAAGCAGCTTATCTAATTCTTGCTGCTTTTGTTGGGCTTTGTTGGCGGCTTTTTTCTTCCCAACCCCCTTGCCCGCCTCCGCTTTGGCTTCTTTCTTGTCCTCTGTGGGCGGATTTGGGTCGCCCCAGTCGTCGGGAACAGCACCATTCAAGTCCCCAATGTTTGCGCCGCCGTGGGGGGCGGTGAGTGCGGGTGGAACGGTGATTGTTGGGTTTGAGTTTGGTGGGGCGTTGTAGCTGCCAATTTTGTCCAAGTCATTGCCAAGCGCAAATTGGTCGTGGTTGGTGGTCAAGGCTTGTTGTAATTGTGCTAAGTTAATGCTGTGTCCGTTCATTTAAGATACCTTCAATAAAGTTAATAATGTCTTCTACTCGGTAGATGCCGAGTATCAGGCGTTTGTCGGCAAAAAAAACGCTCCAAGTCTTTAATAAGTGGAGCGTTTGTGGCGGTAAGCCATCGGGCAGAATGGCTCTGCCGGTGGCGGTGATTTCAATGCTAGGCGGCGATGCGGCTGCGGATTTGGTCTCGGTGTGTAACATAGGCATCTCGTAACCCCGCTAAAGTCTCTTCATTGAAAAGGTAAGCGGGGATGTGCGCCGCTACCGCTTTAATTTGTTCAAGCGTCGTTGCTTCCGAAAAGCGTTTGCGCATTTGGTCAGCCGCGTATTTATTGCGCTTATCGGCGTAGCTTTTAAGCTGGTCTGCTGTCCACACGCAAGCCAAATTGGCTACGGTGTAGCTGGTTTTCTTTTTCTTGCTGGTGCGTTTGTCTACGCTTAACAGGTAGGACACTGGTTTTGCGTAATCGCCGCAAACAGCTTGAACTTGATTGAGCGTGTTTTTTATGTTTTGAACTGTTGTTTTTGCGCCTTTGGTGTAGTAGGCAAACTTAAACCCTAGTCCTTGGACTCTAAACACAAAGCGCATTTGGGGCGGATGATAGGCTTCATCCGTCCAAATCGCTTGCGATATAGGCGTGAAAAGCTGAATGGGTAATGTTTTCAGCGGGTCGCCATACAGGTTAACTAGCATTGCTTCTACCACTTTGTTTTTGCAGTTAAAGTGGTCTGCACCCATTGGCTTGCCGTTATCACCTATTTCGCCCGTCCGCAATATATAATCAGGGCGAATGAGTGCGGGATGCTTGTTGTCGCTGGATGTACTCTCGGAGTGAGACATCAACATTCTCCTTTTTCGTTTGTGCTTGGCTTTCAAAGATATTGAAAGCCGTTTCGTTGGCTAACACTTTTTCAAAGTGCGCCTTTGGTGTGCCGCGATGCTCTCTGAAGTTGATAAGCAAAGAGGTGACAAAATCCTCGCTGTACGGCTTGCCAATGGCGTTTTTTGCCTCTGACAATTTTTCCCAGTGAAAGGCTGGGTTTTTCCGCCAGTCTTTCGGGGCGAATACGCCGCAGTCGTGAATTTCAAATTCTGGGTGGTTGGCGTTGAACATTCGCCGATATAGCATGAGTTGCGCAGCGATGGATGAACGCAAACGGTCTTTGGCTTTGCCTGTTTGGTGGTCAATGCCTGTTTGGTGGATGCTGCCTGATTTGAAGTCCACTAATACGTTGTGGCGTTTGTTTTCGTTAGGCTTTGCCAGCATGTCAACAATGGCATCGGTGACGCCGCCTGCTATCGCGGTTTCGCCGTGCCACATAAACAGGGGCAGCTCGGAAGCCACTAAACGCACATCGTAGTCTTGTACCCAACGAATGAAGGCTGCTGCGTCGGACTTGAACTTTTCCCACGGCTTGCGCTCACGGGCAAGTTCAGACAGCTCTTGCCATCTTTCAAGAAAGTAGCTGATTACGCCATTGGTAACGGCTGCTTGAAATGCGTCTTCATCACCGCTGCTGATGCCAAACGCATCAGCAAATTGCGTTGGCTTCATGGTTTTATGCATGAGCCATAACATCAGTACGTTACTGCAAAAGATGTGATACATGGTGCCGTATTCGGCATGAGCATCACGGATTTTGTTGGCGTACATTCCCTCGCGCTGTTGCCAGTCGTTGAGGGGTTTGGGGGCAATGGTTGCGCTGGTGATTTCTGTCACGCTCGGCGCAAGCCAGTCCCATGATTCTGGTAGCTCTCCATCAAGAGTTTTGATGGTGTAACACCGCATCCCTGCGACATCCACACGGATGATGCGGTAGTCTGGTTGCAGTATTGCGTCGGTTGCACAGAAGTCAGGCTTGACGACTTCGTGGTTTGAAACTAATTCGTCAAGCGTGATTAATGTGCCGTCTGCGGATATGACGACTGGGGATGCGGTGCTGGGGTCGATGCTGGGTTGGACGGTCATTAGTGCATTATTATGCTTGGCATATGGCCGCCAAAATCATTGGCATCTGCGAAGCTTTTGTTTTTGTATGCGTAGGCGCAAGCTGTGCGGTCATCGCCAACAAAGTGCGATTCAATCTCTAGCAGCGGGAATCCGTGTTCTGCTGCGAGATAGCCCGTGTAGGTTGGGTCATTTTCTAAGCATTCTGCCTGCCATTCAGGATTGTTATGGTAGGGGAATGCTTCTTTTGCCAAGTCAATAAAAATTGACAATGGCGGTTCAATTTTTTCCGCTGTGCCGTTTTTTAGGGAATTTTCAATTGCTTCAAGTGCATTGTTGTCCATGATGGACTCCTTGCTTGTGGTTGTTTGACTTAGGATTGACAGGATTTTTTGATTGTCAGGGTTCAGGCAATAAAAAACCCGCACTAGGGCGGGTTTTGGGTTTGATTTTGTCAATTGGCGTCTGACCAACGGGAATCCCATCGTTACGCGATTGATGGGCATCCCGTTGGTCAGCCCATCCTACGCTTGCTGGGGTGGTTGCGCACCTAGCCCACCCTACAGGTAATTAGGTTCTGGTTAATTGCCACGCCGTACAAGCGCACGGTGGGCAAATTGGTAGGGTGATGGGCTTCCCGTTGGTTAGCCATCCTACGCTCGCTTAAAAATGCCCCTTCGTGTATTTACCAAAGAAGCTGAAAATTTGGTTTTCAACCTGTAGCTTTAACAGCCAAGGCTTGCACTGCTGCCAGTGCCAAGTTCGGGCTTTGCCCGAAATTTTCGCGTACTGGAGGTTGAGTGCCGCCTCGGAACAGGTTTTGCCTGTTCCGGCGGAGTATGTTGTGAACTGCACTTCTTTTAGAAGGCGCAAGACATTTGATGTCTCTTTGCCTTCTACCGTTAATAGTACGCTGTCGCCAGCGCATATTACGGTTTGCGCATTGAATTGTTGTTGCGCTTTCGCGGAAAACTCACGCATTTCTTGCGCAACACCGTCGGCGAGGTGGGCAATCATTTTGTCAGGTTCGTCCCGACGGACTAATTCCGACAATTTTGACCCAACATTGTCGCCGCCCACGGCGATATATATCTTCATAAAATCCCTCCTCGCCGCCTTTAGGCGGTAGCGTTGCTTTTTATTCTGCCGTGATTAGGTGCGTCACGTAACGCACCAACCCTGCCATCTTGAGGTTTTCCTCTTTCGTCCAACGGACGGCGGTATCCCCGCTATCCCCCATTACCACGTCCTTGCGCCCTGCCGCTACTGCGGCTTTGAACGCTAATCCGTTGCAGTAATACAAAACACCTTCCTTTGGCTCTGGGAGTCCAGTTAGTTCTCCCAGTTCTTTTTTTACAGCTGGTAAACCACAAACATTTTCGCCAGTGGCGACGGTTTTCTCAGTACATGTGGCTACATCGCCACATGGGTGCAGCGATACTACTTCGCCGCTTGGGAGTAGGAGGTCGGCACGGTGTTTCATTACATTAACGATCTTCATGGTGTTTCTCCACGTCTAAAAAAAATTAAACCCCAACCATACAGGCGTAACTATGGCGGGTTATCCATTGATAGCAGTATTCTACGCTATTACTTCACAGCGTAAAATTTTACCCTAAAACCATCTACGGATAAATGGTTTTGGTGGCGTAATTTTGTCAGAATCAGGATGGGCAGGATTTTAGGATTGTCAGGATGGGTTTTTTCTCAAGTGCCACACCGTACAAGGGCAAGGCGGGCGGATTTCAAAGGTTATTTGCTGCGCTTCTATGCAGCAAGGGAAAGGGGTTGCAGATGATTTTAGGCACGTCACGCGGTAATCGTGAGGTGAAACCATGCGCAACCAGACAGGCAAGGGCATTGCCATGCCTGATACTTCAATTTGTAATTGTATTACCATAGCGCAACACTCCACATATTGCGGTTTTGTCAATTGACATGGGTAAGCATAGCCTAGTTAGCGGGGTGATGGGCTTCGTACTTCAGCCCATCCCACATGCGGGGCTTAGATGGTTGCAACGATGGCAGCGTATAAAGCTTTGTTGCGTTTCATAAATCCTTCTGCATTGGTTGGCTTGATGTCGCTACCATCCACAAACAAAATTGACTCTTTAAAGCTTTCATCTTTTTTCAAGGTGTTGATGGCTTCACGGATTGCTTCTGGTGTAAATGTCACCGCCTCGTCACTTTCTGATACGATGCGGGTTAATATGCCAAGTAACGATGCAGCAAGAGGCTTGTTGAAGGCTTCGACCTCTTTGCCTTGTCTATTGGTTGCTTTGACGGTAAAGGCAGTTTTACCCAGTGCGTAAGCAACGGGTAAGATGCTTGACATTATCTCGTATTGCTCCTGACATTGTTCTTCGCTGTCAGAGTCACACACGGAATCTGTGATGTAGGGTTCAAGGGTTTTGTAGTTTCCCCATTCACCAAAGGCGGTAGCTTGGGCGAATGCCCACACCTCCCGCCATTGGTTGCGGTCGTTTTTCAAGCCAGTTAAACACCCTGCTAAATCTGGCGTGGTTACGCCTGCCGCTGCGCAACTTGCCCAGTATAAGCCGAGCATGGAGGGTAAGCGTTCACCTAGCGACAATTTGTTACTTTTCTGCATGTTGCAGAAAATCGCTTGTTGTTTCTTGATGGGCAATGGGTTGTCTTCGTGGTCACTTAGCAAGGTGAGCGTGACTTGGTAGTTACCAAGCAAGGCAACCTCTTCGGTCGTCATCCATTTGGGCGGGTTCTTCCATGCGTTAACCAGTGTGGTCATTCGTTGTTGCCCGTCGCCTACCATGAGACAGTTTTTGTCTTTGAATAAAGTGGGTAGCCCGATTGGACTGCCTGATATTGCGCTTTGTATCAGGTCTTTTTGCCAGCTGTCGCTGACAATAAACTTGCGCTGATACAGTGGCACTTGTATCCCGCTTTGCCACAGTTCCGCCAATTGCTTGACGGTATAAATTTGCACCAACATTTTGTTTTGTTGTGGTGCGGCATCAGAAGTGTAAGCCTCGGTTTTTTTCATGGCGTCTGTTAACGCCTTCTTAATGACGTTAGCGTAGGTTTTCTTGTCGTACTTGCCGTACTTGATGCGTGACAGGGCAATGGCATCAGCCCACAACGTGCCGGGTTCGGAGTCTTTAGGGCGTAATTCAAATTCTAATTCAGGGGCGTGCTTAATCGCCTTGTTACAGGCGATTTTAGCAATGCGTTTTGCCTCTTGTATTTCAGCCAAGAGTTCTTGCGCAGATGATAGAAGGTTTGTTTGTGGCTTACCTTCTATTTCAAGCGCACGATGTACGGCATCGTGCATTTTTTGAATTGTATCCTTCCACTGCTTGACGGCAGCACGGGCGATTGTTTCGTCAGACATTGTTCTCTCCTGACAAATTTCAGACATAAAAAAAGCCCGCTATTTCTAGCAGGCTCGTGACGTAAACCATTGCAAGCTTTAGTAAACTTGCAATGGTTTAGCGTTTTATGCTTTGATGGGCTTCCTAGCGTCAGCCCATCCTACTGCGCTCATCTTAGGCTTTTGGATGCAATACAGGCCAAACCGAATCGGGGTCTAAAGTTACCCAAAATTCCTCCGTGTGGGAAATAATGCCCACGTTTAACGCACTATTGTCGATATTTTCAATAGGCTTTAGCAGTTCAGATTTTATAAAAAAACCGTGTCGGCAATCCTTGAGCCAGTTTTGCTCTGTTTTATGCTCTTTTACCAGTTCAAAAAACACCTCTCCTCCGCGATACCCTTCACAATTGGCAGCCCCATTAAACGTCGATGGCGTGTCAGAAAACATGCCCAACCCAACTAATGACGGAGTTACAGTGCTCATAATATTTCCCCATTTCTTTAGACACAAAAAAAGCCCGTTGTTTAGGTGGGCTGATGAAAGATTGATTAATTGACAGTAAAGCAAACTGCTAGAATTTGCTTTAGTGTCAATGCTGCCCCATTGCAGCATTGCTGTTCACTTGACAAGTCTTTGCTATTGAGTAGCACTAGGTATTACCGTGCGCAGCTATCTTGCGGTTTCTATTGCTGCTTACCTATCGACTGTGACTGTGCTTGTTGACTTGACTTAGGTGCAAGAATGCCTTACGCTTGCGATGTTAGTTGTTAAGCGTTTAAGGGAGTCAACATGTCACCAACAAAATGCTTCCCTTTCCTTTGGGTAAAGGGCTGGCTATAGACGGTACGTTGCATGTCACCATGCAAACTTCCATGGGCGTTCTCTATGGCATGAGTCGCGTCCCAGTATCAAAAGGCTGTATCTTTGCATTGATGTTTGGCAAATATTGATGGCAAGCTACGCTTTGGGCGCAACTTGGGTATCCATCGCTAAGGCTTGACGATGCCGCCATGTTCAATGCAGATTGAACAATATTAAACCAAGTAACACTTTCATTATGCTATCTACTGGCAAGCATGAAGGCAGTTTTAGCTAATTTTGGGTACACTTTTGCACATACTCTACTGGTAAGCATGGAGGGAGTGTTAGCTAAATTTTGAGCCACTTTTGCACATGCTCTACTGGCAAGCATGGAGGGAGTGTTAGCTATTTTTTGAGCGCACTTTTGCACATGCTATCTACTGGCAAGCATGGAG